AAATAGAATAGTAGTAGAACACAACAGGACTTGTTTTAAGACATTTTTATATAATAAAGGTATAAATATATGTCTATAAATATTTGCAGCTTTAAAACTAAAAATATTAAGCCTTAAAATCGTTTCTAAGCATTTTTACATTTTAGACATATAATTACACTACGAATATATAAAAATTAAAATTTACCCTATTTCTGTCGCTCCTATGGGCATTTAAAAAGTATATCAAAAATAGGGCAAAAATATAGAGAACAAAATTTCTATAAAACACAGGTTCTAGTTGAAAAATATAATAAGAAAAGACAGAATGTAACATAAAAAATAAAAAATCACCAGGCTATGTAACATAAAAAATGAAAAATCACGAGAGCTATGTAACAAGAAACTCAAAAAATACCCATGAAAACGGTTAAAAATGCACAATATTAAAAAAATGTATATCAAAACTCTTAAAAAATGTATATTATTTTTAAAAAAACTATTGACAAATTTAACACAATATGATAAAATGTGTTAAAATAAGAAAGGAGAAAAGAAAAATGAAATTTATTAAAGATAAATTAGAAGAAATGGAGAATAATTTAGACAAAAGGAAATTTATTACTCAAGAAATGAGAATAAAAACATACTATAAAGAGGTTTTTAATGTAGAAATCAAAGAAGTTTTTTACAAAGCTGGGCTTGAAAAAGCTTCTGACAAATCAATTAAATCTAAAAATTATTTGTCTAATTTAAGAATATTATGTTTTCCAATTGTTATATGGATAAAGGATAATAATAAAAAAATTTTTAAACATAAATTTATAAAAGGTAATTATAATGGAGCTTTATATAGGAAAGAAAATAATAAAAATTTAAGTTTCAGACAACAAATTTATTGTTTTGTGGACACAATATTATGTGAATATTGTCAAAAAGAATATTTAAATAAAATGAACAATGAAACAATTGAAATGATAATCAAGAAGAATGACCAGATAAATGTAGATTATTACAATTGGATAGAACAGAATTATAAAGAAAAACAATAAAATGAAAATAAAAGTAATTTTAACAAAAGTAAAAGTAGTTTTTGGAATTACAAAATGGGGTCGAAAAATACCCCCATTAAATTGAAAAATGGAGGAGGTTATATGATGGATAGTAAACTAGTAGAGAATATGAATTTAGAAGAAGATGTCTCAGTTCTAGTTTCAAATTTAAAGAATATAGAAGGAGAATATAAAAAGATATTAAATAAATACTCTGAAGATTTTAGCGAACAAGATAAAAAACAGCAAGATATTTTACATTATTTGGAATTTAATAATTTAAATAGTGTTGCAGCATATAGATTAATGAAAGAGTTAAAAGAAGTTAGACTTAAAAGGAGAACAGCGGAAGATACTGTCAACTTATTAAATAATATAGCCCTACAATTAAAATTTAATAGCAAAAGTATGGATACAGATAAAATTTTAAAAGATAGAAAGAAACAATTAGATAATAGAAAATATAAAATGAGATGTTATACTGAAAGACAATTAAAAAATATTGCAAACTTGCCTATCTATAAAGGAGGAGAAGAGAATGCTTGATTTTCCAGAAGATAATACAATGGATATAAATACTAAAATAGGCTCAAAAGTAAGATTTTCATTTCCAGAAAATGGAACGACCTATGATAAAGAAACAGCAAGAAAATATTTAAAAATAAATGAAACTTATACAATAAAGAACGTATATATAGGTGGTTGGAGAACTGATATTATTCTTGAAGAGTTTCCAACAATAGAATTTAATAGTGTTCAATTTGAAAATATATAAAAGGAGAAAAATAGAAATGAAAGAATATTTTATAATTGCTACAATATCTAGTATTTGTACAACAATAATAAATATATATACAGATTTTAGATTGATAGAAGAATATGATTTAGAAGGATTTACACTTGATATGTTTTTAAATGATATATGCGAAGGATTGATTTTAGGATTAAGTTGGGTTATTAGTCTTCCTTTACTATGTATAAAGAATATAATATTAAACATAATTTATTTAATAGTAAATATAAGAAACAGAAAGGAAAAAGAAAATGGATAAGAGAATAGAAAAATGCGAATATTGTGTTGAATACAATGGCGATTGTGTAGAAGAAGCTGATGGTTTTGATTACTATTCTTGTGAATTAAAAAACAAAGAAGATTTGGAGAAATATGGAAAGTATTGGTCATTTGATAATAGAGTAGATGAAGATGAATGTACTCATTATCTATGTAAAAATTGTTTATTTAGAAAGGAAAGATAGAAATGAATTTAGGAGAAAGAATGAAAAGATATGAGTTTGTTACAAGAAATTATCTAACTTGTAAAACTCCAGTTATAGTTAGAATAGACGGAAAAGCTTTCCATACTTTTACAAAAGGACTTGAAAAACCTTATGATAAGCAACTAATGAGGCTAATGCAAGATACAACTTTAAAATTATGCAAAGAAGTTGATGGCTGCAAAATGGGATATACTCAGTCAGATGAAATATCTTTATTGATTACAGATTGGGAAAATATAGATACACAAGCTTGGTTTCAAAACAATTTATCTAAAATAATATCGGTCACAGCTAGTATTGCCACATTAGAATTTAATAAAAATCTTTTATTGTTAGCATTATGTGGGGAAGATACCATTTGGGAAGGAAAAACTATGAAAGCATTATTTGATAGTAGAGCTTTCAATTTACCCAAAGAAGAAGTATGCAATTATTTTATTTGGAGACAACAAGATGCTACTAGAAATGCTATTCAATTAGTAGGACAATCAAATTTTTCACACAATCAATTACAAGGAAAAACTTGTAATCAAATACAAGAAATGTTATTTCAGGAAAAAGAAATTAATTTTAATGATTTTCCTACTACATTTAAAAGAGGAACATGTGTAATAAAAGAAAATGGGAAATGGATTATAGATAAAGAAATACCAATATTTACACAAGAAAGAGAATATATAGAAAGATTTTTATAAAAAGTATTGACAAATAATAATAAAAGTGTTATAATATAAATATAATAAAGGAGGAATAAATAAAATGGCTGTAAATAATGATGATTTTAGTTGTAAAAATTGTGGAAGCTCATTGGAATGGATAGATACCATTGATACTGAAGGAGGAATTCAAGAAGGTTACATAATTGAAAATCAAGTATGGCATTGTCTTGGTTGTCATAAAGATTATGTAATAGAACAAAAAGCTTATCTTACTGAAAATGATGTTGATATAATAAGTATTACAGAGACTTAAACAATAAAAGAGGTGTTAAAAATGATGATATTTATTTTAGGTATGTTAGTAATGTATTTAATTGTAGGAGTGATAGTTGCTCTTGATGAAATATTTGGAGAAGGTTTCCCTGATGAGTGGTTTATTTATTTATTTTGTTGGTGGCAATGCCCAATACTTGCACTAATAGTCTTAATAAAAAAAATATATAGAAAAAAGAAAAAATAATAAAAAAACTATTGATAAAATTTTAAATTTGTGATATAATATTGTTAAGTTAAGAGAAGGGAGAAGTATTATGGGAATGTTTGTTTGTTATAATAAGGGCACAGAAGAAGGAAGCAAAAAAGGTTGTCAATATTATACAGATTATCCAAATAATGAAAAGATATATTTAAATCTTACTAACGGAATTGAATTTTTAGAAAGATTAGATTTAGACATTAGTCAAGTTAAATTTGTAAGAATACAAAGTTGCACATGTGAAAGACATTTATGGGATAAATTAATTAGTGATTTAGATTATAATTTTTTATTAGATTTAGCTCTAGGATATAATGTTAAAGTTTTTGATACTAGTGCAAGAAAGAAAGAGAGTAGAGCTATGTATCAAGGATTAAAATTTGTGGAATATGTTCTAAATAGAGTATGGTTTAACAAAATAATAAAGGTTGAATGTAGGGGTAAAGATTGTAACAAGTATTTTGCAGAAGTATATAAAACAGTCCCAGATAATATTATGAAAAAAGTCAAATACTTGAGGAAGTTTTTAAATACAGATAAAATACATTTAAGCTCATATTGTATTACTACCAAACATGATGGAGATTATGAATATTATAGAAAAACTTTATTAAAAAGTATTGACAAATGATAAAATTTATATTATAATATTAAAAAAGAAAGGAGATTATAAATGGTTAATAAAGATATTACAGACAAAGAATTTTATTTAAAACATATAGAACAATTAGAAGATGAAATCAGAAGATTAAAAAGAGAAAATAAAAACACTTACAAAATGAAAGTAAGTATAGGAACAAAAGAACCGTATGAAGTAGATACCCAATTAGTAATTCCAAAAGAAATTGGTAAATATTATTATCTTCCTACAGATTATAAAAATCCACAAAAGGTATATCTAGTTGAATATAATAATTTTCAAAGTGTAAAAAATATAATAATGATACTTGCAGCTATTTCTGTAAATGGGAAAATAATAAATACAAATCCATATTTATTGTTTAATAGTCCAGACAAAGCAGGAGATTATTACTTACAACATAAAAAAGAATTAGATTTTAGTTTTCTATATAAAGAAGAGTAATATGAAAGGAAAATAAATATGTTTAAAGATAAAAAAGATTTGATAAAATTAAAAGGCTTTAATAGTAGACCTGAAAGATTTGAAAATTTAAAAGTAAAAGCTGAATTAATAAATTGCAACAAAAAACTTAGAACTGTAAACTTTAATATAAATGCTACTGCTACGCTTAATATAGAAGACATTGAAGATATAATTAATAATGAACTATGGATAATGGAAAATAGTAAAAATGGTTTTGAACAAGAATGGTTATGCAATAGGATTTTGCATATTGAGACAGATATAGAATATGATTAAAGGAGAACTTTATGGAAAAAGAAAAGTTAGAAAAAATAATTAAAGCTTTTAAAAGAAAAAGAGAAAATGTAAGAAGTATTTTAGAAGAACAAGGATTAACTCTTTTTAATAGTAGAGATTACTATGAAGGAGAATTAGAGGAATTAAATTTTATAATAAGAGTTTTAGAAGCATCTGAAGATAGTAAATTCTTAGAATATTTTTTAAATAGTTATTCAAATTATAAAGTGGAGGAATAGATATTATGAATAAAAAAAATTTTGAAGTTGGGAAAGAAACTGAAATTAAAATATTTTGGCATGATGAAGATGGAAATAAATTTTCTAAAATTATTAAAGGAAAAGTAAAACAAATAACAAATGATTTCATTGTAATAAATAATGGAATTTATAATGAAAGTTTTAAATATAGTGAATTAATAGAAGATAATGAAGTTCAACCTTATGTTGATACTTATGATTTAAGTATAGAAAGTTATGAAAAAGATATTATAGAAAAATGTATAGACAATATAAAAAATGATATTACAGGTTATGTTTTTAATAATCAACAAGCAAGAGAAATATTAGATTTTTTAAATCAAAATCAATACAAGTATAAGAGCGAAATTAAAAATGGAATATATTTTTTTAAAAAAATTTAGAAAATTACTTGACATTTAATCGGAAATATGTTATAATATAATGTATAAAACAATAAGGTGGTGAGAAAATGATTGAAGCAAAGGATAGAGGAGGTGGCTAAAAGTGATTTATTTTATATCAGATACTCATTTTTATCATACTGCTATTATTCCATATTGTCAAAGACCATTTTTATCTGTTGATGATATGAATGAAAAGTTAATAGAGAATTGGAATAAAGTTGTTACAAATGAAGATACAGTTTATTTCTTAGGAGATTTTGGTTTTTCTTCAGCTCCAAAATTAAAAGATATAACTTCAAGATTAAATGGGTATAAGATTATTATAAGAGGAAATCATGACAGAGACAGGGGAGAAATCTCTTGGAAAAATATTGGTTTTGATGAAGTATTAGATGGCAGAATTGAATTTATTTATGCAGACAAAAATAACGAACTAAGAAAAATATATTTATCTCACGAACCATTATATATTAACAATGAAGATTTTAACATTCATGGACATATACATGATACTCCACTTAATAGTGAATTTCCAGATATGAACCCTAATAATCATTTATGTGTGAGTGTAGAAAGAATTAATTACACTCCAATTAGTTTAAAAGAAATTAAAGAAAAATATTTAGATAGCTTTTTTGAAAGCAAGAAAGGAAGATAATTATGATAAATACAAATATTACAGGAGAAACAATGATTTTTAAAAATGACAAAGGATTTTATAGCACAAGTATGTCAAAGAAAATGGTAGATGGAACATATCAAAGTACTTATATTCCAGTTCAATTCAAGAAAGGTGTTGAAGTAGATAATAAAACTACAATCAATATTACAAAAGGATTTTTATCTTTTGATAAATATACACCAAAGGGTGCTACAAAAGAAACAACTTCATGGAAAATTATAGTTACAGAATTTACAACAGCTGGAGCTTCTGGTTCAACAACAAAAGGTAGTGAATTTGAAATTACCTCAGATAATTTACTTCCATTTTAGAAAGGATGAAAATGGAAACTTTTGATAATGAAATATGGAAAGATATTCCTGGATATAATGGTTATCAAGCTTCAAACTTAGGAAGAATACGCTCTCATAATAAAATAACTTATACAGAAAGACATGGCTATAGACATTGGAAAGATAGAATATTATCTTTTAAACCATTTACCAATTCAAAACAAAAAAGTTCCCAAGGAATGGGATATAGGGTAGACCTGTGGAAAAATGGTAAACCTAATTCTTTACTAGTAGCTAGATTAATAGCCACAACATTTTTAGAAAACTTAATAGATACAAACATGACAGTAAATCATAAAAATGGAAATAGATTAGATAATAGAATAGAAAACTTAGAATGGCTTTCAAGAGAAGATAATATAAGATACGGTTTTGAAAATGGTCAGTATAAACAGATTTCTTGTACTTTAATAAGTACTTTAAACAATAAAGAATATACTTTTAGGTCTTTGTCCCAGACTTCCAAATTCATAGGAAGAAGTACTGATTATATAAAGAGATGTAAAAAAGAAAATAAACCAATTATAAGTCAGAGTAAAGAAGAATATATCATAAAAAGATATAATTAAATAATATTGTAGTGGCGGAATAGACAATGCTAATTGGTAAAATTAAGTACCGAGCTAAAGGGAAAAATAATAGTAGACGCTAGATTTAATAATACATCAACTTTCTGCAGGAAGTATGTAGTCGAGCAAAGATACGTGCATGTTGGGTGCAAATCCCAACCTACAATTTATAGAAAGTAGGAATAGTATGGTTAATAATCCAAAAGATATACAAAAAACTTTAAAAGAAATGAAGGGAATAAAAAAAGAAGAATTAGACCAAGCATTAAAAGAATTAGATAGAGCATTTGAAGAACTAAAAACAAAGGAAAAGATTATTGAAAGGAGAGATTATAGAATGAAATTAAAAATGGTTTTAGTAATGCTAATAACATTGGTAAGTGTATTTGCTGCTATATTTGTATCAACTATATATACAGGTTTTGTAGCTCCATATTTAATAGGCATATTTACCCCAATAATATTAAGTGTAATATATAATTTTGAGCCTAAAAATAAAACTGGTAAAAGTAGGTGAGCAATATGGAATTAAAATATTTTGAATTTATGACTGTAGATGGAACTTGTTATAGAATAAATAAAGAGAATATAGTTGAATTTGATATGGCAATAAAGCAAGATTTTGTAGATTTTAGTTTATTTGGAGAAAATAATTCACAAAAATTAACACCTTTATTAGAAAGTCTATTACTTGTTATTGATGATTATCATAATATCAAAAGCATTGGAATGGATAAAATAGAAGAATACGAACCAGATGATACTAGCATATCTTATATTAATTTAATCTATGAAAATGGCGAAAGTAAAAGCTGTTTTGTAGATATGTCAGATGAAGATTATAATAGAAATCAATTAAATTCTTTAAAAGATAATATGTTATTTATAAGTATAGAAGATAACAAAGATAAAATTTTTTAATTTTTTTAATAAAAACACTTGACTTTTTATAAGAAGTGTGCTATAATAAGTACATAATAGAAAAAGGAGAGGTTATTATGAAAGAATTAGATTTATTTATTAACTCTTTAAGTTCAGAGAAAACAAAGAAAAATTATAGAACTTGGATAGAAGATTTTTTAACTTATTCACATATAGAAAATGTAAATAAATTAGGAGAATTAGGAATTAGTGATATTATTGATTGGGTAAATTATTTAAGAAATGAAAAAAATAATCTTGATAACTCAATTAAACCAAAATGTCAAGCATTAAATAGTTTTTATATTTATTTAATGGAAGATAGAAAATATAATATTAATAATAATCCAGCTATGTATGTATTAAAAAAATTAAAACCACAAAAAAATCCATCAAAGAGAACATTTTTAACACCAGAAGAACAAAGAATATTCTTGGATAATTGTAAATCAAAAAGAGAAATAGCAATGTTTACTTTATTTCTTAATACAGGTCTTAGAATTAGCGAAGTTATAAGTTTACAATTGTCAGATTGTTATAAAGTAGTAATTCCTGAAACAAATAAGGAAGCATATTTTATAAATGTTAGAAGAAAAGGTAATAAAATACAAAAGATGGTATTAAATAAAGAAACTTTTGAAGCTATAAAAGATTATATAGATAATGCTAGAAAACAATCTATTTATAATAATATATTTATATCAGACAAAGGTACACCAATGATGCCTGAAAGTATTCATAGAACAGTAAAAAAAATTACTAAAAGAGCTGGAATAAATAAAAATATTTCTGCCCATAGTCTTAGAAGAAGTATAGCTACAGCATTATATAATCAAGGTGTAGATATAAATGGAATAAAAGATGTATTAGGTCATGCTAGTATTTCTACTACTCAAATATATATTAGAGATGAAGAAGAAAGAGCAAACAAAATATTAGACAGTTATTCTGTTTCTAAATTAAATTAAGGAGAAATTTATGAAAAATAAAATAATAAGAATACTACAAATCTTGATATTGATTTTTGTAATTTGTATTATGCCTAGATTTTTAAGATTTATGGAAACTCAAAAAGATATATTAAAAATACAAAATAATATTGAAGTTGTAAATGACATAAAAGAAGAAAATATCATTGAAAATTCTCTACCTACACAGCCTAATAAAGAAGAAATAAAAAAAGAAGAGATTACAACAAGAAGCAAAGATACTGTAAAAAAATCTACTCCTAAAAATAAAACCACTTCAAATAAAAATACTTCTACAAAGGGATATATCAAATTTGTTGCAACTGCTTATTGTCCTTGTAAACAATGTTGTGGAAAAACAAATGGAATTACAGCAAGTGGAGCTAAAGCTAAAGCAGGAACTACTGTTGCAATGTCTAGTAGGTATAAATTTGGAACAAAAATAGAAATTAAAGGAATGGGAACTTATATAGTTCAAGATAGAGGTGGAGCAATTACAGAAAATAGAATAGATATTTTCTTTAATACACATCAAGAAGCACTTAAATTTGGTAGAAGAACTGTATATCTAAAGATTTTAGAATAAGGAGAATTTATATGAATGATATGAATATTTTTTATAAAAACAAAAAGGGAGAGATTTGCTATAATGATAAATGCATAGAATGTTCTAATAATTGTAAACAAAGTTATAGAGCAACAATAGTATCTTGCCCTTTAACTCAAAAGAATAAGAAAAGGAGATAATATTATGGAATATTTTGATTATGCTGGGACTTCTCCATTAAACATGAAAATATTCAAAGAAATTTATGAGACAAATGATTTTTATGATATATTTGGAAATCCTTCTTCTGTTCATAATTTTGGAATTAGAGCTAAAAAAATATTAAATTCAGCCAGAGAAATGGTTTCAAATGTATTAAAATGTGCACCAGAAGAAATAATATTTACAAGTGGTGGTTCAGAGAGTGATAATATGGCATTGTTTGGAATTATGTACTCTAGGGATAAGAAATATGAAGGCAAAAATGAGCTTATTGTGAGTAAAATAGAACACCCTGCTATATTAAATGCAGCAAAAGAACTTCAAGAAAGAGGATTTATAGTTAAATATATTGATGTAGATGAAGATGGAGTTGTTAAATTAGAACAATTAAAAAATGCTATTACTCCCCAAACAAGATTAATATCTATTATGTCTGTAAATAATGAAACAGGTATAATTCAACCAATAAATGAAATTAGTAAGTTAGCTAAGACAAATAATGTTGTATTTCATACTGATGGTGTTCAATCAGTTGGAGTTAATCCTATAAATGTTAAGAAATATGATTTGTTATCCTTATCAGGACATAAATTTGGTGCTTTTAAAGGAACAGGAATTCTATATAAAAAGAAAAATATTCCTATTTCTCCATTGATTTATGGCGGAGGACAGGAGAATTCTTATAGGTCAGGCACAGAAAATGTATTTGGAAATCTTATGTTGGCTTTATGTTTAAATGATTTTGTTGAAGAATGGGAAGAAAAAGGCAATAATATTAAAGTTCTAAGAGATAAAATAACGGACAGCTTGAAAAAAGAGTTTGGAGATTTAGTAAGATTTAATGGAGATATTAAGAAAAAAGTATGTAATAATATAAATGTATCTTTTAAATACTTAGATGCTCAAACTATACAATTGTTTTTAATAGATAATGGAATAGATGTTTCGATTGGTTCAGCTTGTCATGCTTCTCAATCAGAACCTTCTTATGTTCTACAAGCTATGAATGTACCAGAAGATTTTATTAATGGAACATTGAGAATAACTTTAGGATATAACACCGACTGGGCAAGTGTTCAAAAGTTATTAAATTGTTTAATTGCCAATGTTTCTTATTTATATAAATTAAAAGGAGGAAATTAAAATGCCAGATGTTAAATTTACAGAAGTAGACAATTCTACAGAAAAAACAAAAAAGACAAAAAAGTTATTTATGACGAAATGTTTACATTGCAAAGAAAAAGAAAAAATGACATTAGACAATGGAATGGAATATGAATTGCCATATGCTTTTGTTGAAATTCCAAAAGACAAAGAATTATTAAAAGAGTGTAAGCACTATGCAGAAGAAAGCAAAGAAAAATATGGAAATGACAGAGTTATTAAAAGAGCTTTAATCAATTCTTGCCCTAAATGTGGTCGTACTATTACTGTATGTTGCAAAGATTATGTGGATTTTTATACACCTAAAAAAGAAAAAAGTGAATAAGAACTCTTGACATTCAAAAGGAAATATGATATAATTATAATATAAAATATAAAAAGGAGATATTAAAATGGGAGAATTTGAAATAAAAGAAATTGATGATTTAGAATTTTTTAAAAAACAAAAAAAGAGAATGTATGAGGCTATTGATAAATTAGACCCAGCAAAACAAACACAAAAATATGTTAATTTAAATGGTTGTGCAACTAATATGTTAGGATTTATTGCTCAATTAGAAGGGTTAATAAAAGCAAAACAAGAAACTGCAAAAAGAGAAGAAGAAAATAGAAAAGCAGCAGAAGAAGCAATGGAAGAAATGGCTGAAAAAAACAAATAATATGGAAATAAAATTATAGAAAGGGAATTTATATGAATACATTTGAATTTATTGGAAATATTATAAAACCTAAAGAAGGTCAATTTATTAAGAAACTACCTACTGGAAATAAAATAATGAAACTAATTGTAAGACAAAATGAAACAAACTCAGCATATGTTCAATTAACTGGAAATAATATATATAGTGGAAGTATCCCAGTTATGTTGCATAACAAAGGTGGCAGACAATATGTTCCATATGAAGAAAGATTTAATCCAAATATATTGTCAAGTGTTTCATATGTTTCAAAAGTAGTTACAAACTTAAATACTCTTAATGGAGAAAATAAGGAATTTATATATAATCAAGATTTTATGGAATATATCGATACAGCTTTAGATATGTATGATAAAAATACTTTATTTAAAGTAGAAGGAGATTTTACTATTACAGAATATAATGGCAAATTCTATAATAATTTCAACATAAGAAGCATTAAAACTACAAATGAAACAATTCCTGAATTTAAAATGCATTTAGATTTATTCTATAATCATGAAGGATTGGATGAAAGCGACAAAAGAAATAGATTTATACTTAATGCTTATATAGAGCAATATATTTATAGTCTTAAATCTAATAAATATATTCCTATTCAAGTAGAGTTTAATACTAATAGATTTGACTTTAAAAATCCAACAGATGTAGAAATAATAAGACACAGAAAAGAAAATATGTTGCCACCAAAAGAGTTGGGTTTTGTAAAGGCAAAATGGGATGCTCAATATGTTAGAGGTGCACAATTGATATTACCACCTTTAGAAACATTACCAAAAGATATACAATTTGAAATAAAAAATGCAGGAAGAGATATAAAAGAATATATGCAAAATATTGTATCAGAAGCAAAAGAAATTATTTGCCTTACAAGACCTGACAATACATTGTCTAAAGATGGCTCTGTATATACAAAATTAAATTGTACAGAAAATGAATTTAAAAGTAATATTTATCAAACAGATATTATAGGAGAAGAAACAATTGACAAATTGGCAAATGATGATGCCAAACAAAACCCATTTAATTAAAAGGAGACTGTTATTATGGATAAAATAGATGAAATTACAATGCTTAGAAATATGAATATTTATCAAAAAATACAAGCAGTAAAAAAAGAATTGTCTGAAAGAGAATTAAAAAAATCTGGGGAAAACAAATTCTCAGGATTTAAATATTATGAATTAGGAGATTTTTTACCTTCTATTATTGAATTATGTGCAAAATATGGACTATTTACACAAATTACTTTTACAGAGGATAAAGGAATATTAAATATTGTAGATTGCAATGCAGAAGTAATTCAAGAAGGAAATCCAAATGAATACCGTATTGTTCAATATGAAAGCCCATTAAAAGAATTAGAATTAAAAGGAGCTAATGCAATTCAAGCTTTAGGCGGTGCTGAAACTTATCTAAGAAGATATTTATATATGAATGCCTTTGATATAGTTGAAGCTGACATGTTTGATAGTGCAGAATTTGAAAAGAAAAAGAAAGCTAAAACTGAAAAAACAGTCTTAGAAAAAATCATAAATGATTGCAAAGAAGCTTTTAAAAAGTCAGATGATGACATAAAGAAAGAAACAGGAACACTTATGAAATCTCTAGGATATGCAACATTTGCTGATATTACAAAAGCACAAAACAAACAAGATATATTATCTTTAGCTGAATTATTAAAAGTAGAAATTCCTGCTGAATTACAAGAAGAAAATAACACACAAAAATAGGGAATTTCTCCCTATTTTTTATTAAGGAGACTTCAAAATGGAAGAAGAATTAAAAAATAATGTAAAAGAAATGTTAGAAAATGGAAAGAAAAGAAAAGATATTGCTAAGAAATTGAATATTACATTATATATGTTTGACAAAATAAAGAAAGAATTAATAGCTAACAATGAATTAGATTTAAAGCAAATGGAAAAAGTTACCAATTCACAAAAAAAGGTTACTAAAAACATAGAAGAAATAAACTTCTCTTCTCCTGAAAATAAAGCTCGTTTTGAAGTTATAGATTTATTAAGTAAGAGATATTTAAATTATAGTCCAGGTCAAAAATTTAATACATTTCTATGTAAAAAAATTGAAGCTATGAGTTATGCATATAGTTATAGTATAATATTAGCTACAGCAAAGAAATGTTTAAATAATATGGATTATGCAAACTCTAATAAAGAATTTAATAATGAAGTACAAAAAATATCTTATTTATGTGCTATAATAAAAAATAATTTAAACAATACTCTTAAAGAAAGAGAAAAAAGAGAACAAAGAAATAAAGGACTAGAAAAAAGAGAAATAAACTATGAAGAAGCAAACAAAGTAATAGTTACTACTAAAACTAAAAGAAGAGATTTTAGTATATATTTAGATGACGATGAATATTAGAAAGGTGATAATGAAATGGGAAGAAATGAAACTAACTTATTGAAAAACCGTATTCCACTTGAAGGTAATTTTGTTTTATCATTATATACTAATCCATTAGAGCTTTTTGATGACTTCCCTATAGACCCAGATAAGGATTTATTTTCTTCAGATGGAAAATTTTATTACAATCTAGGTTATAATATGGCAAAAAAAGGTTTTAAGAACTTTGATGAAATATCAATTAGTACCTTTTTAGAAGATTTTCCAAACTTAAAAGCAGAATATGAAAATCGTGGTGGATGGAAATCAATAGAAGAAGCAATAAGTCTATTAGAACCAGAAAATACAGAAGCTTATTATAATGCTCTATTAAAAAACAACTTACTAATTAAACTAAAAGATAAAGGATTTGATGTAGATAGTAATATTAAAAAATTAAATGATTTAAATACACCAGATGAAGTTATTGATTTTTTCGATTTTCAACTTAATACATTAGCATTAAATCTTACACATGATAAGCAATTGCAATCTTTAAATATGACAGACAAAGATATTGAATTTAAAAAGACTGGTCAAGGTATAGGTTTGCAATTTGGTAAGTATAGTCCTTTACTTAATTATTCTTCAAATGGAATACCTAGAAAAGGATTGACAATGTTTGCTAGTTATACAAATGGTGGTAAAACCAGTTTTGTATTTGAAAATATAGTTATACCACTTGCAGAACAAGGCACAAAAATTTGTATCATAAGCAATGAACAAGATGCTATCATATTCAAAGATTTACTTTATATACATGTATTAACCAGTAGGTTAGATTATTGGAATATAGATAGAAGAAAATTAAAGAATTTAAATTTTACTAAACAAGATGAAGAAGCTTTTAAAAAAGCAGATAAAATTGTTAAAGAAGATTATCTTGAAAATATTCTCTTTCAAAGAGTTTATGACTATGGAATGAAAAATATTAAAAGAACAATAAAAAAACTTGCAAAACAAGATTTTGATTTATTTGTATATGATACATTTAAAGTTGATGCTACCACGGATACAGTATGGCAATCATTTTTAAATGATAGTAAAGAACTATTTCAAATAGCTTCAAAAGAAAATGTAGCAGTTATTACTCCTGTACAATTATCATTATCTACTAAAGGCAAAGTTAGATGGCTAAATGAAAGTGTACTTTCTAACAGTAAACAAATCTCAGAGATATATGAAGAAATTTTTATGTTTAGAGATATTTGGAGTGATGAATATACTTCATGTGAAAAAGATTTGGAAGCTACTTCAAATACAGTAGATGGTCAAGGTAGAAGCTCAGAAAAAGTTCCTTTCCCAATAGTATGGCAAGAAGGGAAATTTTATAAAATTTTCTTTCATGTCAAAAGTAGAAATGGAGAAAATGGGCAAACTATATTATATGAATTTATTCCAAATGTAAATAAATGGAAAGAGATTGGAAATTGTAAAGTAGGAGAAGAAAATAAAATATAGAAGGAGATAGGGGAATGTCAGTTGAAATATTAAATGAATATCTTAGAAACAGACCAGAAGATATAATTAAAATATTAGAATTAACTGATTTTCACTCTATCTCTTTTTCTAATGGAAAGAATGAAATCAGATGTGCATATTATGAAGGTGGAAATCCAACTTCTGTATGGATAAATTGTGATACTTTACAAGCATATGTATTCAGTAAAGGTATTGGGGGAACACTAATTAATTTAATAGCCATTCATAATAATTGGAGTTTATGTCAAACCATAAATACTATTATGAGTATTTTGAATATTAAAGATTTAAAAAATCTTTCTTTACCAATTATTTTTAATGGATTATATAAAAAATGTAGAAGCAAAAAGAAAAATGAAAATTATATATATCCTAAAGAAACATTAGACAAATACATTGACTATCCTAATACAAGATTTTTGAAAGATAATATTTCTTTAGAAACTCAATTCAAATTTAATATTAAATATGACCCTATGACTAATCGAATAATTGTTCCTTGGTTTGACAAAAAAGGTAATTTAGTAGGAATTACTGGTAGATATAATTTTAATGATTTAGGGAACAATCCAAAATGGAAAGCTATAGAAAATTTTTCTAAAGGAAATTTCCTTTATGGAATATATGAAAATAAAAAAGGAATTGAAGAGAGTGATTGTGTTATAATTGGAGAAAGTGAAAAATTTGTGATGCAGCTTGATAGTTATGGTTATCATAATGCTTTAGCTCTTGGAAACTGTAATATTACTGATACTCAAGCTAGAATAATAAAATCATTGCCTGTAAATAAAGTTATACTTGCATTAGATGAAGGAATAAATATAGAACATTTATTAACACAATGCGATAAATTAAAGGGTGGAATATTTAATAATAGTAAGGAAATATATTGCCTATTTGACAATGAAAACAAAGTAATTCCAAAGGGAAGTAAAGGTTCTCCTAGTGATTATGGTAAAGAAAATTTTGAATTATTATTAGATAAATATTGTTTTAGAAAGGAAAAATAAATGAAAAAAGAAACAACTGAAATTAAACGATTTTTCACTAGAGTTTGGAATAGCGATAATACAGTGCCTTTTGCATGGATAAATACAGAATATAAAAAACTAAGTGAACAAGGTAGGAAAGACTTACAAGAATATATAGAAGATAAAGGTTTTATAAGAATGTTAATTATAGTAGACAATATAGAAATTACTAGACCACAAAGAACATGTGGAGATATGCCTGAATGGTTTAGACCAGCAAGTGCACAGCATTCTTTTAATGATTATGATATTGATAATACTTTTATTTTTGCTATATACAAATCTGATTATGGAAATGATATAAAAAATGAAGAAATAGATTATGCATTAAATTCTTTACCAGAGAAGTCAACTATTTATTTCTTAAAATAAAAATTATAAATTTATAAAGTATTATTAAGGAGATAATAAGATATGAGTAATGAAGAAAAAATTAACGAAATAGAGAGAATACAAGATAAATTATGGGATGAAGATAATGAACTTTTTGAAAAAATAATGAAGTTAGAGGATTTTATAAATTCAATTAGAATAACAAAAATTTCAAAACAACAAGCAAATTTATTGGAAGTTCAATTTCAAGCTATGAGAACATATCATCAAGTTTTAAGAGCTAGAATAAATGACTTGCAAAATGAAATATTGGAAAGGAGTAAATAAGATATGGGAAGATATACAGATAAAAAAGTGAATAATACACCTAAAGCTAAAAAATTAAAAAAAGAGCTAGAAAAATTAGGACATAAAAATGTAGAAGTGTGGTATGAGACTATAAGGTCTGGTGGTGAAATGAGTGGGTACGAAGGTGGTTGGAATTTTTGTAGTGGTGATGAAGATGAAGATTATTTTGACCCTTGTTTAGGATATAATTTTGAGGAAGCTTTAGAAAATATAGAACAATACGATTTAAGGGAGAAGTAAATAAGATATGGAACAATGGTTGAGAGACGCATTAGCAGAAGAACAAGGATATATAATATGTCCACTAGCTCCAGAAACATATACTATTTGTAATGAAAAGTGTGAAGAATGTGAATATATGATAGATTTTATAGAAGCATTAAAGGAAAGGGGAGAGTTAAATGAAAGAGAATAATATAGCATTAAGACCAATACATTATGCTAGTGTATCGGGGGGAAAGGATAGTCTATATATGCTTTTTATAATATTAAAAAATCCTGAGAAATATCCACTAGATATGGTTATACATTTTGAACTTGAAACTGATTGGGAATGGTCAAGAAAAGTTGTAGATGAAATGGAGAGAATGTGCAAACAAATAAACATTCCATTTATTAAAATAAGACCTAGAAAGAGTTGGGAAGAATTGTTTAACAAATATGGATTTCCTAATGGAAGAGCTAGATGGTGCAATAATCTTTACAAATTAGATTGTAAGAAACAACTTGAAGAATGGATAAAATCTCAAAATTGTAGACCAGTTGCATATATAGGATTTTGCGTTGATGAAACACATAGATTTAAGTATGAAATAGGAAATTGGGAGAAACAAGATTGTTGTTATCCATTAGCAGAAGAAAACATTGAAGAAAAAGATGTCTTAGAATGGGCTAAACATCAAGAATTATTAAAAGATTATTATTTATATTTTGATAGACAAGGTTGTATGGCATGTCCTATGGCAAGAATGAAAGAATGGGCATTTTTATTGCAGCAATATCCAGACAAATTTGATTACTTTATGAAAAAAATAAAGGAAACTGAAATAATGTTAGAAAAAAAAGGTAAGAAATATAAATTTATGAAAATGGGGCAAGAAGAATTTGAAAATAGAATTAGAAATAAATGGTTGAAAAAGTTAGAGAAGGAGCAAGAAGAAAAATTAGGAGGTGTTTTAAGTGAATATAAATAGAATTAAGAAAAATATAAAAAAAGTTGAAGAAATAGTAGAAAACATAGACGCACAAGACATAATAAACAGAATGGAAATAGATAAAGAAAATAGTATAGAAGAATTAGAACAAAGATTAGAAGAACTATATCGAACACAGCAGGCTAGATTAGATGCAGGAGCAGATGATTTAGATATAAGAGAAGAAATAGCAGAAGTTGAAGAAGAAATTAAAGAACTACAAGATGAAATAATGGAAGAAAATAGTATTAAGAATGAACGAAGTTCTATAAAAGAAGATATAGAAAGATTAAAATTATGTTCTACTAATCAATGTAATATATGTGGCAGATACGAAAAAGAAGAATGTATGTTAGAAAGAAACAGATGTGAACAGCATATTTTATCAGAATATAAAAGAGTATTAAAAGAGAATGAAGAATTAAAAATAATAAAATCTGCAATACAAACATTGCAAATAAATTCGCTTGAAGAAGAAAAGTATATTGTAATATCAAAGGATAGTTTTTTAGACGGAAGTTACAAGCATTTATTAGATGATTATATTCCAAAGCAAAAAGTAAAAGATATAATAGACAGAATTGATTATGATATAAAAAAGACTAAAGAAATAATATCAAAAAATACAAATATTTATGCAAGTTATCGAAAAAATGATTATCAAATAACAAGATTAAAAGCAATGAACACAAAATCTTTAGATATAAAAAAGAGATTACAAGAATTGCTGGAAAGTGAGGAATAAATTATGAGTGAAGAAGAAAAAGAAGCAATTGAAAATATAAAAGCACTAAAAATTTTATTTAAGATAGACGATAAGAAAGATTTTGAAGCTACTCCTTCGGTTCAAAAAGAAATGGCTAAAGATTTGAGAACATTATTAAATCTAATAGAAAAACTATTAAAAGAGAATGAAAAATATCGCAATAGTGACTATGAAACAATATGTCTGGAAAATAATGAGTTAAGAGAAATAACAGACAGAATACAAAGTGAATACAACGATTTACTGAAAAATAATTTTAAATTAAAATATGAATTGGAAACAAAACGAAAAGAATATCAAGAAACATACAAAGACGTTAGAGAAGAGCTTAAAGAATTAAGAAAAGAGAATGAACAATTAAAAAAACAAGTACAAAGACAAATTAATAAGTGGAATAAAGATATAAAATCAAATTATATATCTAAACATGAAGTAAAAGACAAAAATATGAGTGAGGAAGAAAAGGAAGCCATTGAATATTTGAAAACAAGATTGTATGGAAATGAAGGCTGTAAATATATAGATGTAGCTCAAGAAGATTTAAGAATTTTTATAAACCTAATTGATAGATTACAAAATTTGATGGAAAAACTACAAAAAGAAAATAAACAATTAAAAAAATAACAATAAATGTTTAGAAAAACAATATAATGAAAAATATCCATATGATAAAATGAAAATATATAAAAGATGGATATGATTTAAAATTAAAGCAAAGGAGAATTAGCTTATGACCAAGGAAGAAAATGAACAATTTTTACAAATAAAAAATAAATATAAACAAAGTTGGCTAGATGACCTGGATGTAGATTTTTTAATTAATTCAATAGAAAAATTACAATGTGAAAACAGAGCTTTAAAAGAAGGAAATGCAGAAGCTTGGGAAGAATGGAATAATTTAGAACAAGGAAGTTATCAAACAGAACAAAATCTAAAAAAACAGTTAGAAAAATTAAGAATTGAAAATGATAAATTAAGAGTAATAAGACATGAAACTAAATATGGAATGGAAACCACATATTTGATACCAAAAGAGAGATTGATAGAAATAAATACAAATAAATATATAATAGAAATAGAGAATGGAAAATTTGTAGATTTAAAAGAAGTATATCAAGAGAATGAAGAATTAAAAAGAAAAAATAAAACATTAGAAGAATTGTTACAGGGTAATTTATATGAATTATATAAATACTACAAAGAATTAGCAGACACATATCAAGGGAATTGTATTCCAGTTCAAGAAGTAAAAGATAAGATAGAAGAATTAGAGGAAGAAAAAAAATATTATTATTCTCAATGTAAAATAGAAAAGTTGAATGATAAAATAGAAGTTTTACAAGAACTGCTAGAAGAAGGAGAGAAGAATGGTTAAGATAAGAGATAATGTTAATAAGATAGAATTAGAAAGTTTCTTATTAGAAAAAGGATTTTATCAAATGAATGGACAATGGAGAAAATATGGACATTTTAAAATATCTAAAAATGGGCACATAATACCTTTAAATGGAAGTGGAAATAGACGATTTGATATTATATATGAAATGACAGAAAAAGGATTTATAGAAAGGATTGAAGAAAATGAAAAATAAATTAAGTGTTATAAGATGGAATGATGATAATCATGCTGAAAGAGTGTGGATAAATGGAAAATATGTAGGAGATATGAGTGACCCAGACAGAATATTTAAAGCTCTTATGGATATTATAAACGATGAGCATTATCCTTTTACTGACTATGAAGGAACTTGCGTATGGGGCTGCGATGCATTTGATGAATATTTTGATTTATTTGCAAATGAAGATGAATTTGAAGACTGGGTAGAAGAAATGTGGGATTGGTTTAATACGGTTGAAGAAATGACACCAGAACAAGTAGAGTTGATAGAACAACTTAAATTAGATAGATTATATAAAGAAACAATAATGTAGGAGGAATAGAAAAATGGCTAAAACCTTTGTGGCTGTAGAGAGAGAGAGAGAGAGAGCATATCTATATTGGAATTGTTTGGAGGAATTGGAGCATGCACTAAAGCTCTCAAAAATATAGGAATGAATGTTGATGTAGTTGACTATGTTGAAATTGACAAATATGCTGTCAAGAGTTACAATGCAATAAATGACACAAATTTTGAACCTCAAGATATAACAAAATGGAACAAGGACATAAAAGTTGATTTGATAATGCATGGAAGTCCTTGTCAAGATGTATCAAGTGCTGGCAAACAAGCAGGTGCAATTAAAGGTAGTGGAACACGTTCAAGTTTAATATATGAAACAATTAGAATAATAAAAAAAATAAAACCAAAATATGTCGTTTGGGAAAATGTAAAGAATATTTTGTCAAAACCTCATATAGATGTTGTGAACGATTATATTAACCAATTACAAGAACTTGGATATAATAGCAAAATCCAATTAACAAATGCAAGTTATTATGGAATACCACAAGAAAGGCAAAGAGTGATTTGTGTTTCTATGTTAGGTCAAAATAATTTTGAATTTCCTATAGAGAAAATAAAATCCAATAATTTACAAGATTTCTTAGACTTTAGAGAGCAAGATGATATAACTTATAATTTTTACAATAGATATAAGTTAATAAAAAATAAAAATGCAACATTAGAAGAATTTATTGATTATATCAATTCTTTGCCTGAAAGACAAGGTATTGGAACAAAGAGAATGAAACTTTATGATTTTTCAGAAATGGATACCATAACTACTTCAACAAATACAACTGGTACTTTAACATGTAGAAATGTTCAGAATTATAATAAAAAATATTGGTATAATAATAAATTATATAAGCCAAGCCCTAGAATGTGTTGGAGACTAATGGGATTTTCAGATAGCGATTTTGAAAAAGCTTCTAAAGTGAACAATGATATTCATTTATATAATCAAGCAGGAAACAGTATAGTTGTCAAGGTTTTAGAGAAAATATTTTTAAATTTATTAAAGGAGAACTAAATGGAAGTCAAAGAAAAAATTAAAGAATTAAGAGATAATGGTATTCCTATTTATTCTATAAGTAGGTTAAATACTGTAGATAACTGTGGTTGGGAATATTGGCAAACATATATGGAACACTTAGCTCAAAAAGACAATATATATAGCTTCACTGGTACAAGAATTCATAAATGCTTAGAAGAAATTCAAAATGGAAAACAAATTAACTTTTCTCAAGAAATAGATAATATGTTAGAAGAAGCTAAAATGTTAGACATTATATTTCCAAATGAAAATATAGAAAATAAATGGAAGAAAGATATAATTCAGTTTGCTTCTACTTATAAAAAACCAAATTATAATAAAGTGGAAACAGAAAAATTGTTTTTATTTCAATTAGGAGAAAGCTATTTACAGGGAATTATAGATTTAGTTATATATAATGAAGATGGAACAATTTCAATTAGAGATTATAAAACAAGCAGCAAATATAGTAATTTAGAATTACAAGAAAAGGGTAGACAATTAATTTTATATGGTTTGGCTATGGAACAAATGGGATATGAAGTAAAAGATTTAGCTTGGGAAATGCTTAAATATGTAGAAATAAGTTATAAGTTAAAAAATGGAAATGTACGAACTACTATAGCAGAGAGAGGTTTTATTTTAGAAAAATTAAAAGCTGATATAACAAAAGAACTTAAAGCATTAAAGCAATACAGCGAATTAGATATAGAAATGATGGTAGATGAAGCTGCAGAAAACAATTCTTTTGACAACTTGCCTTCTTCTATTAAAGAAAAATATACAATAGTTCCTTATATTTGTTATTATGATTTTTCTCCAGAAAGAAAAATTGAAACACAATTATTTATAGAAGCTAAAATTAATGAGATAGAACAATTTGAAAAAGATAAATCTTGGTGGGAACCTAAAGAGATAACTCCTTATACTTCATTTTATTGTGCTAATTTATGTGGTTTTCGTGATGTTTGCCAATATTATCAAGATTACCTAGAAATGCAAAAAATGTTTGAAGAAGAACAAGAAGATAAAAAAATAGAAGATGATTTATCAAATTTTATTTAAAAAATACTTGACATTTTAATTTATATATGTTATAATATATTTATAGAAAGGAGATATATTATGGAATTTATAACATTTAAACAATTTGTTTATACTATTAATATAAGAGAGAGTTACAAATCTATTATTTCTGGAAAAGAAGTTGAAGATGGTCGTGCTATTAGAATTCATTATGGGAAAGAATATAAAAAAGATGATTATATAGATATAAGTTGGTATGATTTTTTTAATAAAGGGACTGTATGGAAAATATTAGGAAGTTATTTAAAAGAAGAAATATTAGAAAGCATTGTCACTGATTTTTCTTTTAATGAAGATTTTGGACTTATAGAAATCTATACTTGTTCTAAGGAAGATTTGAGAGAAAGCTTAGAAGAATGTAGGGATTAATATGGAGGAAATAAAATGAAAGTTGTTGATTTAAAAGGTTATATGTGTGATAAATGTGGCAAAATATATACAGATAAATATGTAGCTGAAATATGTTGTAAACAATATTATTGTGAAGAGTGTGGAAAACCTACCCCTAAATATATAATGCGTTGTGATGAATGTCAAGAAAAATATATTTATAATAGAGCTACAAAAATGACATATGAAGAATATATTAAAAAATATCCAGATTATCCTGTTTGGGGTATAGAAGACCCAGGAGAATGTTATTGGGAATTAGAGGATTATATAGAACATATTGTCAATGAAACAGAGCCACCTTATCCAATATATTGTTTTGGAAGTACTAAAGAAAGATTAGAAATCGACATAGAAAATGTAATAGAAGACATTAATATAGATATGGAAGATGGTTGTGGTATTGAACCAGATAAAGAATTAAGAGATTTTATTAATAAATGGAATGAGAAAAACGGAAGAGATATTTATTATTGTGATACTAATACAATTATTTTAATTGATTTGGAGGATTTTAAAAATGTTGAGAAAAATTAATAATATGTCTGAATTAGAAGAGATTTTTAATGAAGCTTTAAGAGAACATGCACAAACTGTTGCTGTAGAACTTACTATTCCTAAACAAAAAGATACTGAATTTGTTATCAACAGATATAGGAGTATAAAAACTAAGTTGGGATATTATAAAAGAACCTTTGGAGAAAATTTAGTTCATAATAAGGTAGAAGATATTAGAATAGTGTCGGCTGGCTGGGGAGATGCAGATTTGTTTGAAGGAGAAAAATAAATATGAAATTGATATTTTTGGATGTGGACGGAGTTTTAAATAGCGAAGAATATATAGTTAAAGAACATGATAGATTAGGGCATGAAATTTATGTTAATACTTATTTACAACAAGGAGGAATTCCATTTGACCCAAAGTGTTTGAAGTTTCTAAAATATATTATAGATAAAACAAATGCTCTTATCTGTGTTTCTAGTACTTGGAGATTATCTAAAGACAAAAGAGAAAGATTAAATTTGATTTTAGGAAGTTATGCAGACAGAATAATAGGATATATTCCATATTTTGGATTTGAAAAAGCAAGAGGATTTGAAATAGAACAATTCTTAAATAACTTAAAAGAAATAAAATGTCCTTTAGAGAATTATATAATAATAGATGATGATAATGATATGAAAGAAGAACAAATGGAACATTTAATTTTAACAAATTATAAAACTGGACTTACAATGGAAGATGCAATTAAAAGCGTAGAAAAATTAAATAAAAAGGAGAAATAATGAGAGGTCAAATTCCAAATGGTTTTCCATTTTTATTAAAAGATGATGAAGAAATTAAACAAATAAAAGAGTTTCCAGATTATTGGATTAGTAATTATGGGAGAGTTTTTAGCCATAAAAATAATAGAAAAGAAAATAATGGTTGGTATATTATGAAAAACAGAAATAAGCATGAAAGATATGAATACATTTTTTTGAGTAAAAATAATATACAATATGAGTTTTCTATACATCATTTGGTTGCTACACATTTTTGTGAAGGATATAAAAAAGGATTAGTAGTTGACCATAAAGATACAAATGGATTTAATAATTATTTTAAAAATTTACAATGGATTACTCAAAGAGAAAATGTGATAAAGTCTTATGAAACAAGTGGAATGAACCAGTTTAGGAATTATAAAGTCTACAATATCATATATCCAGATGGAAGTAAAAGTAAAGATTTAATTGGACAAAGTGGCATTAAAAACTATATAAAAAGCAATGACTTGAAGTGTTCAGCATTGTCTCTACAAAAATATGGATATAGCAAAAATTATAAAATAGAAAGGAGAAATAAAGGTGAGATATGAAAATTATCATAAACATTCTCATTATTCTAATATAACTACTTTAGATGTTGTAGTAAAACCAGAAGACTATATGAAAAGAGCTCAGGAGTTAGGACATAAAATATATTTTACAACAGAACATGGTTATAATGGGAATATCTATGAAGCTTTAACATTAGCTGAAAAATATGGTTTAAAAGTTGTCTCTGGAATGGAAGCATATTATGTTCCAAATAGAAAAGAAAAAGATAAATCAAATTATCATATTGTTTTAATTGCTTTAAATACAGATGGATATAAAGATTTAAATAGGTTATTATCTGAAAGCAATATTTCTGGATTTTATTATAAACCAAGAATAGACGATGAACTTTTATTTTCTGTAAATCCTAAAAATATAGTTGTAACAACTGCTTGTGTGGCTGGAAGATTAAGGGAAGAACAAAATAGAGATGAATGGATTATTAAAATGAAAAATTATTTTAAAGATAATTTCTATTTAGAGGTTCAGGCTCATCCTTGTAAGGTTCAGGCAGATTATAACAAAATGATATTAAAATATAGTCAAAAATATAATATCCCTATTATACACGCAAATGATAGTCATTATATTTTTCCAGAAGATAGTAAATATAGAAATATGTTTCTAAAAGCAAAAGGAATTAATTATCCAGAAGAAGATAATTTTATATTAGATTATCCTGATAGTGATACTATAATAAAAAGATATAAAGAACAAGGAATTTTAAATGATAATCAAATACAAGAAGCATTAAATAATACTTTGATATTCGATAAGGCAGAAAATTTAAACATAAACAAAGAAATAAAAATGCCTATAATTTCAGATAGTCCTTTAAAAGAATTAAAATTAATACTAAATAATGCATGGTTAGAAGAAAGAAAAAATATTCCTCAATCTGAATGGAAAAAATATTTAAAAGAAATTAGAGAAGAAACACAAATAGTCGAAGATACTAATATGGCAGAATATTTTTTATTAAACTATTATATAATTAAAAATTCTGTAGAAAAATATAATGGAGTTATAACTAAAACAGGCAGAGGTTCTGCTCCAAGTTTTTACATCAATAAATTATTAGGCTTTACAAACATAGACAGAATTTCAGCTCCTATTACTTTATTTCCAAGTAGATTTATGAGTAAAACAAGGATACTTGAAAGCCATTCTCTTCCAGATATAGATTTCAATTGTGCTAATACTCAGCCATTCTATGATGCTTCTAAAGAATTATTAGGAGAAGATGGATGTTGGTGGATGTTAGCATATAAGCCTTTGCAAATATCTAGCGGATTTAGACTATGGTGTAAAGCAAATGGATTAAATATAAACGAATATAATGACATAGCAATTGATTTAGCTGAACTCTCTAAAGTAAAAAAATCTTATACTGAAAGCAAATATTATGAAAATGAAAAATGGAAAAATTTGATAGACGATAGTCAACATTTTGTCGGAGTTATAGAAAGTATTGCACAGCATCCCTGCAGCACACTTTTGATGGATAAAAAAATTAGTGAAGAAGTAGGATTAGTTAAAGCTGGAGATGTAATTTGTGCAAATATCACAAGTTATGAGAGTGATAATTATAAATATTTAAAAAATGATTTATTAACTGTTTCAGTATGGGCATTAATCAATGATACATGTAAATTAGCAGGAATAAAAACTCCAAGTATAGCAGAATTAACAGAAAAGCTAGATGATAAAACTTGGGATATTTATGCAAATGGATTAACAGCTACAATAAATCAGGTGGATAGTGATTATGCAACTGGACTTGTTAAAAGATATAAACCAAGGTCTGTAGCAGAAATGTCAGCTTTTGTGGCGATTTTAAGACCAGGATGTGCTAGTCTATTGCAAGATTTTATTGATAGAAAACCTTATACTACAGGAATAGAGAAGTTAGATGAACTGTTGATAGATGGCTCGCACAGAATGATATATCAAGAATTAATTATGAAATATTTGATATGGCTTGGAGTTCCAGAAGATAATTCTTATGGCATTATTAAAAAAATTGCTAAGAAAAAATTTAAAGAAAAGGAACTAGTAGAATTAAAAAACAATTTATTAGAAGGTTGGAAAAAGCAAGTTGGAACAGAAAATCATTTTGAAGAAAGTTGGCAAATAGTAGAAGATGCTGCAAGATATTCTTTCAATTGTTTAGCTGGAGATACTAAAATTCAAAGATTGGGGCAAAAAAGGAATGTTTTTTATCCAACTTTGGAAGAAATGTATCTAATAAAAAATGACTATGAATATGCAAAAAGAACAAATCATCTTTCTTTATATAAAAAATATAATTCTCAAGGATACGGGAATGCATTATCTATGTTTGACGATAATAGAATTCATAAAAATAAAATAGTGAATATATATTTTACTGGCAAACAAAAAATCTATAGAGTAAAAACTTCTTCAGGATGTTATGTCGATTGTACTTTAAACCATAGTTTTCCTACTCCCTTAGGCAAGAAAAAATTACAAGAATTAGCTATAGGAGATGAATTATATATTAAAGGATTATACGAAAAACATCCAGATACTTATAGGTTTACAGATGGTAACTTTGAAAAGAATATCCCAAAGAAAGGAGAAAAAGGTTTTCAAGTTAAAGAAAATGGAGAATATCATAAATTTAAAGTTATATATATGAAAAATATCCAAAATAAAAATTCATGTGTTATATGCAATAAAACTTTTGATGGGTCAAAATTTGAATTGCACCATAAAGACCATGACAGGACAAATAATGATGAAACCAATTTAATGTGGTTATGTAATAATTGCCATAAGAAAATACATTATAAAAATGGTAGAAAAAAAGTTATGGAAAAAGGAATTCCAACGAAAATTGAAAAAATTGTATCAATAGAATATCTGAGAGAGGATAGGGTGTATGATATTGAAATGGAAAATCCTGCTCATAATTTTATAAGTGAAAGTGGATTGGTTGTTTCTAACTGCTCCCACTCTTTAGCTTATGCCTATGATAGTCTATATGGAGCTTATTTAAAATCTCATTATCCTTTAGAATATTATACGGTTACTTTAAATTCATATGAAGGAGATTTTGCTAGAACAAATAACTTAACTCAAGAATTAAATTATTTTAAAATTAAATTATCTTCTCCAAAATTTAGATATTCATTTGGAAAATATACTTGTGATAAAAGAACCAACACTATTTATAAAAGTATATCTAGTATAAAAGGCTTATCAAAGACAGTTGGAGATAAATTATATCTTCTTAAAGATAAACAGTATCCTACCTTTTTAGACTTACTAATTGATTGTAAAGAAAATAGTATTGGAATAGCTGATATAACAACATTGATTAAATTGGATTATTTTGCAGAGTTTGGGAATATAGGTAAATTGTTACATTTTATGGATATTTATAATGAACTATATGGCAAAAAAACATTAAAGAAAGATAAAGAATATTCTGTAAAAAAATTATACTTAAAAGAATATTGTAGTAAAGAAACAGATAAACAATATTCTGGATTTGATAGTTATAAATGCTTGAGCGATTTAATTAATAAATTACCAAATGAAGATATTTCATTAAAAGATAAAATACAATATCAATTACAATATTTTGGATATATAGATATTAAAGATAGCAAAGAAAATAATCTAATGTGGTATGTTGTAGATATAAATGATAAAGGCAAAAGCAAATGGATAGACTTATATAGAATAAACAATGGAGAAAATAAAAAAGTAAAAATTAAAAACTCTATATTTGATAACAAACCTTTTGAAATAGGTAGAATATTAAATATTCCTTCATTTGAAAGAGAAGGAAAATGGACATTAGATAGAGAAACAGAAAAATGGGAAAGGTCTACTACCCAATTTGATGATTTTATAGTTAATTATATCGTAATGGGAGAAGATTATGGTTCATCATAATTTTAGAAAAGGTCAAAAAGTTTATTGTATCTTAAAAAATGGTGCAATTATAATAGGAAAATACATTAAATCAACTGGACATTATCTTGAATTAGATAACTATAAAATTTTATGGAAAGATATTAGAAGTAGTACAATTTATAAAAATATTTCAAAAAATACTTGACATTTAATTATAAATATGGTATAATTAGATAAAGAAAGGAGATTATGAAAATTGGAAAATAATGAAAGAATAATCAATTACAAAGGGAAAACCTTATCTACTAAACATATATATAATATAAGTGAAAAAGAATTTGAAGAAATTAGAAAAGCATATTACACAAAACCTAATTTTGAAGAAGTAAAAAAGGAATTTATAAACTTAGAAAATGGTGGAGTAAAAAACTCAGCTATCACTAATTATTATGTCAAAGATTTGATGGCTAAGACTAGAATTTATTATAATAAATGGAGCATTGAAGAAGTTTTAGAATGCAAAGAACTAGTAGAATTTTTTATTAGTAAAACATTAGAAAATAAAAAAATTTATCCCGACACAGATAGTACAATAAAAAAAATAGAAACTTGTTTTAGATTAGGTGGGAAAGGTGTTTGTAGTAAACCTGCGAACTTCCCTATTAAAACAGTAGATGAAATACTTAAAGAATATAATGTTAATAATAATTATTATGATTTTAGTTGTGGATGGGGGGGAGAATATGTGGTGCTCTTAAAAATCATGTCAACTATTTTGGCACTGACCCTAATTATCTACTTACAGAAAGACTAAATCAATTAGCTATAGATTATAAAAACACAACAAACAATACTACAAATGTAGACATAAGAACTCAAGGTAGCGAGATATTAGTTCCTGAATGGAAGAATAAGATAGGAGTGGCTTTTAGTTCACCACCATACTTTTATTTAGAAGACTATAAAATAGGAAATCAATCATATACAGAAGGTACAACATATGAAGAATGGAAAAACAATTATTTAAAACCTACATTTTTAAATATAAAAGAATACTTAGTAGACAATGGATATTTTATATTGAATATAAATAATTTTTTAGAATATAAACTTGTAGAAGATAGTATAGAAATAGCTAAAGAAATAGGTTTTAATCTTGTTAAAGAACATATTCTTTCAAATATTAAGAGAACTAATTCAAAGGGTGGTTTTAACGATAATTCAGAAAGAATATTAGTATTTATGAAAAATCAAAATTATATAGAAAAAGATGAAGGAGAAGAAAGTATGGACTTTATTGCACGAATTAAGAATATTAGTTCCCAATTCTCAAATCAATTAAATATTACTTTAGAAACAACAAATATGAATATTGTAGATACTTTAAATAACTATATAAAATCAAATAGAGACTTAGCTGTAGAAATTAAAAAGAAATCTGAAAAAAGAAGCAAAGATGCTAATTCATATGCTTGGCACTTAATGCAACAGATGGGTAAATATCTTAATAAAAGTAAAGATGAGGTATATATTGATATGTTAGGAAGATATGGAGTATTTACTCATATTATTGTAAAGCCAAATGTTGTTAGTAGAATAGAAGAAGAATGGAGATTAGTTAGAAATTTAGGAGAAGTTACAATTAATGGAAAATCTGGAATACAACTTCAATGCTATTTTGGTTCTTCTACCTATACTACAGAAGAAATGGCTGTATTCATAGATGGAATTGTTTCTGAATGTAAAGAAATGGGAATTGACACGCTTTCCGATGAAGAGATTGATACTATGAAAAATGAATGGGGAGTTAAAAATGAGTTGTAAATATCAAAGAATAAGGTCTAAAAAATACCAAAAGTATTTTTACTGTAATCATCCTGATATTAAATCTGAGATAGATAAAGATGATTGTGACAAATGTAAATTGAAAGGATATAAAGAAATCAAACCTATTAAAGGAAAGAAAAAAGATAGAACTAAGGCTACTGATATTCAACAAGGAGTAAAACAAATAGTTTGGGAAAGAGACAATCACCAATGTATATTTTGTCATAAGAATGTACCAATGGATAATGCAAATGCTCATTTTATAAAAAGAAGTCAAGGTGGCTTAGGCATACCAATGAATATATTTACAGCTTGTGACACTTGCCATTATGAAGAAGACCACGGATTAGAATGTTTAAGATATGAAGATTTTGCAGAACAATATCTTAAAAATTATTATGGAGAAGAGTGGAGCAAAGATAAATTAATATATAATAAATGGGAAAGGAGTAATTATGAAAAAGATTTTTAAAGTAACTTTGAAAACTACAAATGCTTTAAAAGATACTGCACAAGACAAAATAGAAGAAGGAAAATATTTAGAATTAGAAAATGGTGCTATATTTGTACAAGAAAGAGATTTGAACGAAATTTTTGAGCATTACAATGTTGAAGTGGTTGAATATATGGGACTATTTTATGATGATTTTAGAAGATAGGAGAAATATTATGGAATTAACAGATTTAGATATTCAAAATCTAAAAAATCAATTTATTGAGTTGCTAAGAAGTACTAAAAGAGAAGGAATAGAAGAGTTAATTAATTTTTTAGAAAAGTCAGACTTTTTACAGCACCTTCAAGTACAAGATTTCACGGAGCTTATAAAGGAGGACTTTTGGTTCATAGCCTAAATGTTTATAATGAATTTATTAAATTAAAAGAAAGTAGAGTTTTTCCTTTAGAGAATGTTAAAGACGAAACAAGTTATATTATATGTCCTTTGTTACACGATATTTGCAAAACTTATTTTTATGCTGAGGATACTAGAAATGTTAAAAACAAAGAGACAGGTCAATGGGAGCAAGTTCCTTATTACACGGTAGATGATAAAATACCTTATGGACATGGAGAAAAATCAGTTTTAATGATTTCTGAATATATTAAGCTTTATCCTTATGAAAGAATGGCGATTAGATGGCATATGGGTGCTTATAGTGGTCAACAAGATTGGAATACCTTAGGTTCGGCTTATGATAAATATCCATTTGCTATGATGTTGCATTTTGCTGATTTAATAGCGGTACATGTAGACGAGGTAGAAAAGTAATAATGGAAATTTGGAAAGACATAAAAGGATATGAAGGATTATATCAAATAAGTAATTTTGGTAATGTAATGAGTTTAAATTATAATAGAGAAAAGAGGTCTCAAGTATTAAAAACTTTAACAGATAGTGGAGGATATAAATATGTGTCATTATCAAAAAGAGCTACAAAAACTCCGAAACTCATTCATAGATTAGTTGCAGAAAATTTTATAGTAAATCCAGATAATAAGCCTGAAGTCAATCATATTGATGGAGATAAATCTAATAACAGAGTTGATAATTTGGAGTGGTGTACTCCTAGTGAAAATGTACAACATGCAGAAAAAATGGGGTTGAAAAATAATAGATACAAAGTAGCCATATATCAATATGACTTAAATGGTGAATTTATTAGAGAATGGAATAGTATATCAGAAGCCGCAAATTTTTATGGATTATATGGTCAATATAATATTAAAAAATGGGAGATTTCAAATGAATAGATTAGAAATATTTTCAAAAGAATTAAGTTTAATTAAAAACATAGAAATAAGAAAGTTTGTTGAAGTATGCTTAAATGAAACACCTGAATATTTTTTCACAGTAGCAGCAAGTTCAACAGGCAAATATCATCCTGGCTATGCTTTAGGAGAAGGTGGATTGGTAAGACATACCCAAGCAGCTACTAGAATAGCTTATGAATTATTTAGAACAGAAATGTATCCATATAACCAAGACCAACAAGATTTAATATTAGCTAGTTTAATTTTACATGATAGTAGAAAACACGGAAATAATGGCTCAAGATTTACAGTTGTAGAGCACCCTATTTTAGCAGCTGAAGCTATAAGAAAATCGCAAGGAGTTATTAATCCTGAATGGAGAGAAATTATAGCAAAAAATATAGAAACTCATATGGGAAGATGGACGACGGACTATAAAAGCAATAGAGAAGTATTACAAAAACCTTCTACTGGAATGCAAAAATTTGTTCATCAATGTGACTATTTAGCTTCAAGAAAATGTTTAGAGTTTAATTTTGATGTAGAATTGTCTCAATAATTTTATATTTTTTTAAAAAAACTATTGACATTTATAAGGATTTGTGATATAATATATATAATGAGAATTATCTCTTATAGACAGAAATTTTAATAAGGAGTGGAAAACATGCAAGTAAAGAAGAGAGATGGAAATATTGTTGACTTTGATATAAGTAAAATAATTGAAGCAATTTCTGGAGCCAATCAAGATGTAAAAGGCAGAGAAAAAGCTAGTATAGCAAATAAAAAAGAGATTGCAAAATTTGTTCAAGATATAGATAAAGATATTATATCTGTAGAAGAAATACAAGATATTGTAGAAAAAAAATTAATGGAGTTAGGAAAATTTGAATTAGCTAAACAATATATCATATATAGAGAAAAGAAAAATCTTGTTAGAGCTATCAATACTACAGATGATGAAATTAAAGAATTAATAGGTGGAAATAGCGATTATTGGAATAACGAGAACTCTAATAAAAATGCAAAAGTTGTTACCACTCAAAGAGATTATTTAGCTGGAATTACTAGCACAGACATTAGTAGAAGATTATTATTGCCTAAAGATGTTGTGAAAGCTCACGATGAAGGAATAATACATTTTCATGATATGGATTACTTTGGACAAAATGCATTGCATAATTGTGAATTAGTAAATTTAGAAGATATGCTTCAAAATGGTACTTTAATTAATGGAGTAATGATAGAAAAACCACATAAATTTTTAACAGCTGCTACAATAGCAACTCAAATTATATTGGCAGTTACAAGTTCTAGTTATGGTGGTTGCACTATTACGCTATCTCATTTAGCACCGTTTGTAAGAGATAGCTTTAAGAAATATTATCAAGAATATTTAGATAGAGGATTAAATAAAGAACAGGCTTGGAATTTTGCAAAAAAAGATACAAAAAAAGAAATAGAAGCTGGCGTTCAAACCTTTAATTACCAAGTCAACAGCATGACAAATACCAATGGTCAAGCACCATTCTTATCAGTTTGTATGTATTTAGGAGAAACTAAAGAATATAAAGAAGAATTGGCTATGATTATCGAAGAATTTTTGAAACAAAGAATGCTTGGATTTAAAAATGAAAAAGGTGTATATATTACACCAGCATTTCCAAAACTTCTTTATGTATTAGAAGAAGATAACATACACAAAGACAGTAAATATTGGTATTTGACAGAATTGGCAGCTAAATGTACAGCTAAAAGAATGGTTCCAGATTATATTTCAGAAAAAATAATGTTGCAATTAAAGAAAAACCAATGGGGAGAAGGAGAGTGCTATCCTTGTATGGGATGTCGTTCATTCTTAACACCTTGGAGAACTAAAGGAAATCCTTCAAAAGCATTAAATTATCAAGAAGGAAAAGGAAAATATTATGGCAGATTTAATCAAGGTGTCGTAACAATTAATTTACCAGATGTAGCTTTATCTTCTAATGGAGATGAAGAATTATTCTGGAAAATATTTGAAGAAAGACTAGAATTATGTCATAAGGCATTACAATGTAGACATGAAAGATTAAGCAAAGCAACTAGTGATGTTGCACCAATATTATGGCAACATGGTGCTTTGGCAAGATTAGAAAAAGGAGAAAGTCTTGAAAAATTATTACATGATGGATATTCAACAATATCATTAGGATATGCAGGATTATATGAATGTGTAAAATATATGACAGGACATAGTCATACTGATAACGGAAAAGGAAAAGAATTTGGATTAAAAGTAATGCAAAAACTAAATGATAAATGTAAAGAATGGAAAGAAGCAGAAAATATTGATTATAGTGTTTATGGTACTCCTATTGAAAGTACAACTTACAAATTTGCAAAATGTTTAAAAAATAGATTTGGAGAAATTGAAGGAATTACAGATAGAGATTATATTACAAATTCATATCATGTACCAGTATTTGAAGAAATAGATGCTTTTACTAAATTAAAGTTAGAAAGTGAATTTCAACAATTGAGCCCAGGTGGAGCAATAAGTTATATAGAAACACCTAATTTACAAAATAATATAGAAGCAGTATTACAAGTTATTCAATTCATATATGATAATATCATGTATGCAGAGCTTAATACTAAGTCTGACTATTGTCAAGTATGTGGATATGATGGAGAAATTCTTATAGACGATAATATGGAATGGTATTGTCCAAATTGTGGGAATAGAGACCACGACAAAATGAATGTAGCAAGAAGAACTTGTGGGTATATAGGAAGTAATTTTTGGAATAAAGGTAGAACTCAAGAAATAAAAGAGAGAGTGTTACATTTAGATAATAAAGATTATGAATAGGAGTTTTATAATAATGCGATATAATAAGATAAGAAAAATGGATATATCTAATGGAGAAGGAGTTAGAGTATCATTATTTACACAAGGTTGTCATTTTCATTGTAAAGATTGTTTTAATCCAGAAACATGGAATTTTGAGGGTGGTAAGGAGTTTACTCCTGAAACCCTTCAAAGACTAATTCAATTATGTGAAAATGACAATATCAAAGGTTTATCTATTTTAGGTGGAGAACCATTGTGCGATGAGAATTTCAAAGATGTGAAAGACATTGCTTGTGTATTTAAAATAAATGCTAAAACTAAAAATAAGGACATATGGCTTTGGACTGGTTATGAGTTTGAAGATATATTTAATGACCCAATAAAAAATAAAATATTATTATATATAGATTATATAGTATGTGGACAATTCAAAACAGAGCAAAAAAATCTAAAATTAAAATGGGCTGGTTCTTCAAATCAAAGATTGATAGATGTTAAGAAGTCTTTAGAAGAAAACAAAACTATAACAATTAATATGTAAAGGAGATATGACTTTGGAATTTGAACATATAAAAAATGAAGATAAAGAAATCTATGATATTCTAATGGCTGAAAAAGAAAGACAACAAAATTGTTTAGAGCTTATTGCTAGTGAAAATTTTACTAGCAAAGCAGTTATGGAAGCAGCAGGAAGCTATCATACTAATAAATATGCTGAAGGCTATCCAGGAGCAAGATATTATGCTGGTTGTATAAATGTAGACAAAAGTGAACAATTGGCAATAGATAGAGCAAAGAAATTATTTGGAGCAGAGCATATAAACGTTCAAAGCCATAGCGGTGCCCAAGCAAACGAAGCAGTATATATAGCCTGCTTAAAAAAGGGAGATAAAGTTTTAACAATGACTTTAAATTCAGGAGCTCATATTACACATATGTCTCCAGCAACTGCTCAATCAAGATTTTATGAACCAATATATTATGATGTAAACCAAGAAACATATCTAATAGATTATAATAAGGTTGAAGAACTTGCTTTGAAAAATTTACCAAGACTTGTTATTTGTGGTGCTTCAGCATATCCTAGAACAATAGATTTTAGTCGTTTTAGAGAGATTGTTAATAAAGTCAATGAGAAAAAGAGAAAATTAATAACTGAAGAAGAAGCAAATACAGAAAGTTATTGGGAAGACCATAAGTGTCTTCTTATGTGTGATATGGCACATATAGCTGGACTTGTTGCAACTGGATTACATCCTTCGCCTGTTCCATATTGTGATTTTGTAACATCTACAACTCATAAAACATTAAGAGGAACTAGAGGAGGAATAATTCTTTGCAAGCAAGAATGGGCTAAAAAGATTGATTTGGCTGTATTCCCAAGATTGCAAGGTGGAGGATTGCAACATATTATTGCAGCAAAAGCTATTACTTTTGGAGAAGCACTAAAACCAGAATTTAAAGAATATCAAGAACAAGTTGTAAAAAATGCTAAAGTATTGGCTGAAGAATTAATAAAATATGGCTTTAATGTATTAACAGGTGGAACTGATAACCATTTAATCTTATTAGATTTAAGGAATAAAGGAATTACAGGAAAAGAGCTAGAAGAAAGATTGGATAATGTTGGAATAACAGTCAACAAGAATGCAGTCCCATTCGACACTGAGAAGAAAACAATTACAAGTGGAATAAGACTAGGAACTCCAGCTTTAACAACCAGAGGATTTAAAGAAGAAGATATGAAAAAAGTTGCAGATTTAATTAGAATTATGGCATTGCCTTATTATAAAGAATATGAAGAATTTGTAAAAATTAAAGTTGGAGAGTTATGTAAGGCTCACCCATTATATGAATAGGAGTGATTATTTTGAAAATAATAAAACCATGGATTGAAATTGAAAAAATTGATGGGAAAAACATAATGCAAAATATAGAAAAAGCATGTAGAACCTGTTATCGCTCTGAAAATTTAATAACAGATGAAAGTTATAAGACATTATTGAAAAATTGTCTAAATAGAGGACATCAGAGCATATTAGAACATGAGAAAATAACAATTAGAATGTGTTGTGATATACGGACGGCTATAAAGATTTAACAAGACATAGACATGCAAGTTTCTCAATCGAAAGTACAAGATATTGTAATTATGGAAAAGATAAGTTCGATAATGAAATTAAATTTATAGACCCTTGTAATATGGATAAAAAAGAGTTATTTAATGAATGGTATAGTGCTTGTACTGAGATTGAACAAAGATATTTAAAAATGGTTGAATTAGGTGCCACACCAGACCAAATGAGAATGATATTACCTCATAGTACAGCAGCAGAAGTTGTTATGACAGCAAATATAAGAGAATGGAGACATATTTTATCATTAAGAGCTGCAAAAATGACACATCCAAGTGTCCAACAATTAATGATACCTTTACTTTTATATTTTAAAGAAAAAATGCCTGAATTATTTGATGATATAGAGTATAATACAGAATTTCCAAAAGAAAAATATGCAAAAATTATAGAAATTTAAAAAAAATACTTGACATTCAACCTTAAATGTGATATAATATATTTAAGGTTGAGATATGCTCTCATAGCCAAGTTGGTAAGGCAATGGACTGCAAATCCGTCATCGTTGGTTCAAGTCCAACTGAGAGCTCCAAAAAAAATAATATTTTTTAAAAACACTTGATATTTGAAAGGAAATGTGATATAATATATTTAAGTTAAGAAAACATATATTAATAAAAAAAAATAATAAAAAAATTAAAAAAACACTTGACATTCAGAGGGAAATATGATATAATATATGTATAATAAAAAAAGATAAGGACGCTAACAGCAAAACAGACAAAATGATGATTTATAAATGAAAATGAAAGGAATTTATTTCCAATAAAAAAATGTATTGTCCAAATGCGTCCTGTTTTTTCATTACTTTAACCTCCATTTTTATAAAGGACACTTACAGCAAATAATAAAGCAATAACCTGTTAAGTTATCTGGCTAGACCAGAGTGTCCTGTACATAACGAGGAGTAGCTCAACGGTAGAGCAAAGGTAAAAATTTTAGTGTCTTGTATTAGACACATACAGCAATAAAGTTTAAAAAACATTAGGGAACCTTGTGTTGTAGGTTCAACTCCTACCTCCTCGACCAAAAAAAAATATTATAGAAAGAAGGATTTATCATGGATTTAATAGAAGGAATATTAAAAAAGCAAACTGTATTAAATAGTAAAGGTGGAGAATATTATAATTCTACTTATAATGACAATTTAGATTTATTCAGTGGAGTTAATAGATACACTGATACTGACAAAATGATAAAAGTATTTAAGAATGCTTTTAATGAAGATAAAAATTTAGCCACAGCCAATTTGTTATATTTCTTAGATATTAGAAATGGCAAAGGAGAAAGAAAAGTATTTAAAACTTTATTTAAAGAACTTTGTTCATTAGATAAAGAATATGCTATTATTGTATTAAACAATATTTCTAAATTAGGAAGATATGATTATATATTAGAAGCATTAGAAACTCCTTTAAAAGAGAATGTGCTTAATTTAATACATGAACAATTAAAAGAAGATATGATTTCTGAAAATCCTTCTTTGTTAGCAAAATGGCTTCCAAGTATAAAAAGACACGGAAAAAGAGACATGAAAGCTGTTCAACTAGTAAAAGAATTAGAATTTAGAAGTGAAGCAAATTATAGAAAATTTTTAAGAATATTAAGAGATAAAATCAAAATTGTAGAACATAATTTATCAAACAAAGATTATGATATAGATTTTGAAAAAGTTCCAACTAAAGCAATGTTAAAATATAGAAAAGCTTTTAGCAATCATTGTAAAGATAAATACTCTGATTATCTACAAAAAGCAGATAAAGGAGAAGCTAAAGTAAATACAAAAGGATTATATTGTTATGATATTATAAATAAAATATACTGTCGTAGCCATTTTACAGAAGAAGAAAGACATTTATATAATGCAATGTGGGAACAACAAAAAGATATATTAGCTGGAAACAATTCTAATATTCTAGTTATGGCTGATACTTCTGGCAGTATGACATGGGAAAAGAATGCTATTGAAACTTCAATTGGATTAGCTATCTATATGGCAGAAAGAAATCACGGTATTTTTAAAGACTATTATATGACATTCTCAAGTAGACCATTATTACAAAAAGTAAAAGGTGTGGACATTGTTGATAAAGTTCAAAATGTAGAATGCATAGTAGATAATACTGATATAGACAAAGCATTTAAATTATTATTAGAAACTTGTGTTGAAAATGCTTTATCACAAGAAGATATACCAAGTCATATAATTATAATTTCAGATATGGAATTTGATAGAGGTGTATATTCAGAGCAGGGTACTAACTTTGAAGGTTGGAAAAAAGCATTTAAAGATGCTGGGTATAAACTACCACAGATAGTATTCTGGAATTTAGGAGTTAGGGGCTTTCCTGTTACAAAATTCGATGAAGATGTATGTATAATTAATGGATTTTCTACTTCAATATTTGAAAATCTATTAGATTTAGAACATTTTACTCCAGTGGGAGTTATGATGAGCACACTTAAAAAATATATTGAAATTATAGAAAAATCAAAGGAGAATTAATATGAACAGAGAAGAAAAGATAATGGCAAGACTACAAGAACATTATAATTATTTGATTGAAAAAGGACATGAAGTAGTTGCTCTTATGTTACAAGGTTCTCAAAATTATGATTTAGATATTTATACAGAAGAATATCAATCAGACATAGATAGCAAAGCCATTATTCTTCCTTCCTTTGAAGATTTCGTACAAAACAGGTCTCCTTTTAGTTATACTTATATACTCGATAATAATGAACATATTGATACTAAAGATATTAGAATTATGTGCGAAATGTTAAAAAAAGAAAATATAAGTTATATAGAACTATTATACACAAAATTTATGATTATAAATCCAGAATACGAGGATATTATTAAATTATTAATAGAAAATCGAGACCAAATCGTAAATATTAATAAAAATCAATTTCTAAGATGCATATCTGGAATGGCAATGGAAAAAAGAAAAGCTTTAACTCATCCTTATCCTACGATAATAGATAAAATAAACAAATACGGCTATGACCCAAAGCAACTTCATCATTTGGCAAGATTAGAAGAATTTATTACACGATATGTTAATGGTGTGAGTTTAGAAGATTGTTATAAATCAAAGAACAGAGAATATCTTTTAGCCTTGAAATTAGGGAAGTATGTTGAAAGCAATAAAATAATTCCCGTAGAAGAAGCCATAAAAATGGCAAATAGAATTGATAATAATATTAATTTTATCAAAAATCAATATTGTATTGAAGAAGATACAAAGATAGATGAATACGGAATATCTGTACTTAATAAAATAAAATACGAACTTTTAAAGAAAAAATTTAAAAAAGATTTAAAAAACACTTGACATTTGGAAGGATTTGTGGTATAATATAATTATAAAATAATTAATTACGGTTTCCTTGGAGAATATTTATTATTCATTCCAAAAAGAACTCTCGAGAATTCAATTCTCTGAGAAATAGAAGGTGTTCTCACGTAGGTGAAATTGTTCTCTCCTTTACTAATATAGCCGAAGGAACCTGAACAGCCAATAACCAGGTCGAGATATTATGTCTACCCTATAGGTCTCCCTTCTATATATGAGCCAGTAGTTCAGTTGGTAGAACACTTGACTTTTAATCAAGGGGTCGGAGGTTCAAATCCTCTCTGGCTCACCAATTCAGAATAGAATGTACTATTATTTTATTATTTTTTATTATTAGGAGTGATTTATATGTTAGATTTATTTGATAGTTTATTTGATTTTGATAGGAAATATTATACTTTTAGAAGAAGTGAAAAGGATATGGCACCATATTCAATTATAAAACAAAGAGAAAAAGGAAAAACAATATTAGTTCATAATATTTTGGGAATTAATAAAGATGATTTAAGTGTTACAGTAAAAACAGAAAATGGTCATAAGATATTATATATATCTGGAGAGACTAAAGATGAAGTTACTGAACAAAGTTATTCAGTTAATTCAAGATTTACATTAGGAAATGTAGATAATATAGATAAGATAACTTCTGAATGTAAAAATGGATTATTATATATAACAATTGCACATAAAACAGCTCTTCCAAAAATGGAAGAAAAAGAAGAAAAAATACCAATCAAATAGTTTGTTATACATTCTATTCTGATTAGAGATAAGGTTAAATCCTTATCCTACATATGGGGTCTTAGTTCAGCTGGTAGAACATTTGCCTTGCACGCAGAAGGTAGTGGGTTCAAGTCCCACAGGCTCCACCAAGTGCCATCGTATAATGGTTTATTATTTCAGATTGTCGCTCTGAAGATTGGGGTTCAATTCCCCATGGCACTGCCAATAAACTCAAAGGATAGAAAGTGGCAGCTATCACTCCTATATATGTAAAATGTTCCTCACTCGGCTATTTCTGTATCTTCTTTGAAGTATCAATATATTTGTTTTTTTCACACTTTTAGAAATAGTAACGCAAGAAGGTCATATCATAGGACTTACAAGAGATGGGGAGTACGCCGTTCCCCTTGAGTTTACACCACGCACTAAAGGCAAGTATAATGTCTGCGAAGTCCGTTAAGTTTAATTGGTTATTCTTAACACAAGACTGCAAAAAACCAATGTTTATACTAATTTGAGTTTGTCGGAAAAAGTTCTCAAATAAAATGTTAAAAATCTTTTTCTTGCATATGTTGTCGTGGGTGAGCTGGCTTAAACCACACCCCTGCTAAGGGTGCAAGTCGTAAGACTTCGTAGGTTCAAATCCTACCGACAACGCCAAATGGAGATATAGGAATGATAATAAACAAATTATACAAGTATGGAAGACCATTATATAATTTGTTCTACAAGGATTATATAATTATTTTATTGTAGAATTAACCTCCTTTCTCGAAGATAATCTTCGTATAATTGTTTATTTGAGAAGAGTTCAATTCTCTTCATCTCCACCAATTTAATTTTTAAGAATATTATAGAAAGGAAATGAAAATTATGAAAAGAGAAGTTTTTACTCATATAAATGAAGAAAAGAGAACAGTTGTTTCAGTTATTAAAGTAGATGATGAATATGGAGATTATAGAAAATTTACTGGAAAAGCAAAATGTGCTCCTGAAGACAATTTTGATTTAGAAACAGGTAAAAAATTATCTTTAGCTAGAGCATGGCTTAAATATGATGAAGCTGAATTAAAAGAAATTCTTGCAAATAGAGAAGCTTGTGTTGAATTACTTGAAATACTTGATAAAGAAGTAGAAAAACGACAAGCTATAAGACATAGAACTATTAGTAAAATAGAAAAACTTGAAGAAAGTTTAAAAGATTAAATAAAAGGAGTATATAACAATGGAAAGAAAAACAGGTTGCCTTTTATCTCCTAAGGATTTAAGAGATTATAGAATAGCTAAATCTAAGGGAGTAGAATTACCAGATTATTTTTATCTTAATCTATCAAAATCATTTAAAATTAAAGACCAAGGTAATGTTGGTAGCTGTGTAGCACATGCTTTATCTTCAATGTTAGAAAAATATAATAAAATATTTTCTACTGGTTGGATATATGGCTATAGACCAGAAGATTACTATCAAGGTATAGGAATGTATCCAAGAGAAGCATTAAAAACATTACAAAAGATTGGAGCTGTTGAGAATAAGGATTTTCCTTATAATGTTGAAATGAATAAAGCAAAAGAGTTGGTCGATAAAGATTTAAATATGCTAACTAAATATGCTCAAGAATATAAAATACAATCTTATGCTAGACTATATAATATTAAAGAGATAAAAGAATTTCTTTATATAAATCAAACAGCTGTGCCAGTCTCTATATTAGTAGATAATATGGAATTAGTAGAAGATGAAATACAGGTTCCTAATATTAAAAATTGTGAAGAAGGACATATGATGTTAATAGTTGGTTGGAATGAAGATGGTTTTATTGTACAAAATAGTTGGGGAGACAACTGGGGAAATCGTGGATTTGCAATTCTTCCTTATAAATACCCAATAGAAGAAGCTTGGGGAGTAGTATTAGGTAATAATGAAAATAAAGAGCCAGTTAAGAAACCAATGTTATATATAATAAGAAAAATAATTCAAACATTAATAAAAATTATTAAAGATATTATAAGAGAAAAGGAGTAATTATATGAAAATTCAAACAAGAAAAATAGTTGAAAAGAAAGAAAAAGCTTTTGACCCAATAACAAAGAAACCTTATGAATATACTATTCAATATGAAAATGGATTTGTTGAAGAAAAAGAAGTAGATTTATTTAATGAAGTTAATGCTTTTTCTTTAGATAAAGGGTTAAGGCTAATTGGAGTTAATAAAGATATGTACAAATTAACTTTAAAGTCTTGGAAAGCTATAAAAAAAGAATTAATTAAATCTGGATTAATGAGCAGATTTGATTTATCTAAATCAATTTAATTATAATGGCACACTCCGAAACACCAGTAGTGTTGAAATCGACTGATAATGGGCAGCAACTATCTTAGTTATAGTTGTAATAGAGATAACAGCCAGAACCATTAAATTTGTCAAAGTGGCAGAGTTGGTTTAATGTACCCGTCTTGAAAACGGGAGTAGGTTAATAGCCTACCGTAGGTTCAAATCCTACCTTTGACGCCATTCCTGGAACGGATATTCTAAGTAATATATATGCTAGCAATATATGAAAAGGAAATGAAACTAGAGACCCACTATTATGCATGTAGTGTCCGTTGAAATGGTCAACAGGGAAGCCCTGCCTCGATAGCTCAGTTGGTAGAGCGTAAGCCTGAAGAGCTTAGCGTCATTGGTTCAATTCCAATTCGAGGCACCATACATATTAAAAAAATAATATTTTTAAAAAAACACTTGACATTTACAAGGAAATATGGTATAATATATATAGTTTATAAAAGGACACATACAGCAAATATTTTTATCAAAACAATAATTTTGGGTATTATCAAGTTTTAATAAGGTGTCCTGTACATATGGGTCAGTAGTGTAATTGGTAGCACAACAGTCTCCAAAACTGTTTGTTATGGTTCAAGTCCATACTGACGCCGCCATTTAGTGGAGATAATAGTCTACACAATTTCTTTCCTAACTCATTAGAAATCCTTGTATGCTTTATCCCCAAATCCAAGTAAAGTAACTTCTTTACTTGTTCCACCTTATCTGTATTATCCTCATAAATATACTTTTTTAGGGTGGAAAATACATAATTAAATAATTATAAAAAAAAGAAAGGAAATATTATGTGGATTTTTTATAGAATTAAATATTTTGTTGAAAATTTTTTATATGGAATAAAAAGATTTATTCAAAGAGGGAATAGAGGATATTCAGATGATGATATTTTTGATATGTCTTGTTGGTTTATAGAAGTAATAGTACCAATGTTAAAACAATTAAAAGAAACCAAACATGGCTATCCATGTGATATGACAGAAGAAGAATGGGATAATCAATTAGACAAAATGATAAAATGCTTTATAGAAATGTCAGAAGATGGTTGCTCTATGAAAAATGAATATAGAGATGAACTATTCGGAAACATTAAATGGAATGAATTTGTAGAAAATATAAATAAAGATGAAACAGAAGAATATAAAGAACTAAGAGAGAAATGGCTAAATAGACAAGAAGAAATATGGAACTATAGAGAAAAAATGAAAAAAGAAGCTTTTGATTTATTTTCAAAACATTTTTGGAGTTTATGGGATTAAATAGTTGCTTCCCGCAGTATGCTCGCCATGGGAGCAGGGGCTGCAAAAAAGACGATTGCAAGTCAAATCCACCGAATTTGGGTTTATAGGTGGCTTACATAAAATTTTATTATAAAGGAGAAATTATATGAAAACAAATTTAGTTGACTTAATGTCAGAGGTATCAAGATTAGAAGAAAGGGCAAGTGAATTATATTCTTATTTAGTTAGAAATAATACAAATGAATATACTATAGAATTAGATGGAAGAAAACAAGAATTAAAAGTATATGAAGATTATGAAGCAAAATACAAAGATTATAAAAATACACTTGAAAATATTAATATAATGAAAAGAATAATAAGCGAAAAGAATAATGAATTAAGATTAAATAACGGAAGAACTATTCAATCAACTCTTATAGAAATATCTAATAAAAGGAAATTGTTAGGACTAATTCAATCATTATTAAGAAAAAACCCTTCAAAAGAAAGAATTACAGAAGTAAATAATTCTTATTTTCTTTCAAAAGAATTAGCTTTTGATAAAAACCAATTACAAGACGAGGAAAGAGATTTAATAGAAGAAATAAAAACATTAGAATTTGAAATTAGCGTATTAAATTCTCAAACATTTGAAATTTAGTTATTAATTTTTGTATTGATAAGATGTATTTTTACATCTTATTGATACGAATTTAGTAAGAGAATATTAGTTTTATAATTACAATAAATTATCTACAATTTTAAAAAAAGAAAGTATTTGTTTAGGTTCGCCAAATATAAAATCAAATGTTAGGTGTCAATTTACAAGTTAATATTAATGATTTATATTTCTATGTACAATTAAAAATTATAAATCAATGGGCAATATCAAATTTGCCTCCAACAAGCAGTATTTAAAAAATGAATTTTTATTTTAATTATGAATTTGTAATTGTAATCTATATTCTCTTACTTATATATTATTATAGAAAGGAAATTATAGAATGAGTAGAAAATTTGAATTTGTAAAAAGAATAAGTGGCGAAGACTGTGAAAATATTGACTTACCAGAAAACTTTGATTTACCAAAAAGAAGTACAAAGTTTAGTGCTGGATATGATTTCATAAATCCAGAAAAAATAGAATTAGAACCACATAAAATATACTATGTTAAAACAGGTATTAAAGCAGATATGGAAGAAAATGAATTTTTAATGCTTTGCAATAGAAGTTCTAATCCTAAAAAGAAAAATCTAGTTTTAATAAATGGAGTTGGAATAATAGATAAAGACTATTATAACAATCCAGACAATGAAGGAGAAATTGCTTTCGCTTTTATGAATATTTCAAATGAAACAATAATAATAGAAGCAGGAGAAAAATTAGGTCAAGGTATATTTATGAAATACGAAATAAAAGATAATGATAATGCTAAAGGTGATAGAAATGGAGGATTTGGGAGTACAGATAAGCAAAAAGAAAATCAAGCATTCGCACAAGGCTTAGCAGACCAATTGGCTGAGGCTATTTCTAACTCTATGAATACCCAATTGAATAACTCTATTATGGGAGGTTCTATAAATGGCTAGAAAATTAGTTAGTATTCAAAAAATCCTTAATATAGAACCAATAGAAGGAGCAGATAAAATAGAAAAGCTAACTGTATTAGGTTGGCATGTTGTAGCTAGTAAATCAGAAGGACACAAAATAGGAGATTTAGTAGTATATATAGAAATAGACACACAACTTCCAGAATTACCTATATTTGAATTTCTAAAAGATAGAAAATATAGAGTTAAAACAATTAAATTAAAAGGTCAAGTTTCTCAAGGTTTGGTTATTCCTTTAAAAGAAATAGAAAAGAATTTTAATGTTGATATTTCTAAACTCAAAGAAGGAGAAGATATTACTTCTATAATAGGAGCAACAAAATATGACCCAGAACTTGAAGCTGAAAATAAATTAGCAGAACAGCAAATGAATAATAATAAAAATCCAATTCATAAATTTTTTATGAAATATAAATGGTATAGAACCATATATAAAAAAATCATTCCAATTGAAACAAAAGGCTTTCCAAGTTGGATTAAGAAGACGGATGAAGAAAGAATACAAACACTTCCAGAACTATTTGAAGAAGCAAAAGCTAATAAATGGAGATTTTATACAACAGAAAAAGTAGATGGTCAAAGTGGCACATTCTTTTTAAAGAAAGATATGATATTAGGCATATTTCCTAAATATGATTTTGGAGTTTGTAGCAGAAATTTAAGACTTAACAATCCAAACAATTCTTCTTATTGGACTGTAGCAAAAAAATACGATATGGAAAATTTACTTAAATCTATAATGAAACAATTTAAAGCAGAAACAGTAGTTTTACAAGGAGAAGTATTAGGTACTGGAATACAACAAAATAAATATCATATAGATGGATATAAATTAATGGTGTTTAATTTAATAATTAATGGAAAACATTATAATACAGATGAAATTCAAGATATATTAACTAAAAATGATAGCACAAAATCATTAACTACTGTTCCTATATTAGAATATATGGTACCTTTAAAAGATAGTATTGATGAAATGGTAGAAGATGCTAAAGGTAAATCACAATTATATGATACATTAAGAGAAGGAAAAATTTGGAGAACAGACCCAAGTGTTAGAAGAATATCTTTTAAAGTTATAAATCCAGATTTTTTATTAAAAAATAAGGAATAATTTAAAAATTTGGCACCAGAGACTAAAATTTTGGTGCCATATTTAATATATGCCGCTCAGAGCTAACAGAATTGCCCAGATTTAATTTTATATATATAACGAGCAAGTTATATAGTGTAAATAATAAAATAGCTTAGAAACGATTTTAGAGCTTAAATTTTAGAGAAAGGAATAAAAAATCATGGAAAATGAAAAAAAATGTGTTCAATGTGGTTCAAAGGATAATTTGATTGAATTACAAAATGGAAAATATGGATGTATGGACTGTTTAAATGAATTAGGTAAAGAACAAAATCAAATTAAAGCAGATATTGTTAATTATTTAGAGACAGATTACAAAATAACAAATCCACTTCACCAAGCAAATTGTTTAACTGCTATTGCTACTACTCTTTTATATGAAAATAATTTATTAAGTGAAGATGTTATAAAATCCATAAATGAAACATATGAAAAAATGTTTGGAAAGGAATAAAAATGGGAGTTATTATAGCATTAGATGAAAGTACAGTTAGTACAGGATATGCAGTATTTAAAAACAACAATCTTATAGAATGTGGTGCGATAGTTCAAAAAAGCAAAAATGTATTAGAAAGAGTTGATAACATAATGAAAGAAATAAACAATCTCATAAGTAAATATCAACCAAATGATATGATAATAGAGAATATACAAATAACTATGTCAGCTCCTACAGCCAAAGCTTTAATGGGATTACAATTCATGATTGAAATGTTGTCTTATCAAAAAAATATAAAATGCACAAGTATAAGAACTACTCATTGGAGAAAAGTTCTAGGTTTATCAAATAGCTCAAAGGTAAAAAAAGAAGATAAAAAGAGAGAAGCTATGGAATATGTAAAAAACAAATATAATATTAATGAAGGAATAAACGATATTACAGATGCTATTTGCATAGGAGAATGTTTTATAAAGGAGAATGAAAATGAAAATAGAAACTAAATATAATTTAGGAGACCATATAATGGGAGTTTATACACAAAATGATGAAGTTTGTCTTTATGATGATTTTATAGGTTGGATTAGCTTAGAAGAAGATGGAATTACTTATGGACTAAAAGAAAGTTGCCAAGACTTCAAAGAAAAAGATTTATTTTTATATGAAGATAATGAAAACATAATGAACAAAATCAAAGAGGAACTAGAAAAAATGAGAAACAAACCAAGTTTTTAAGGAGGACAATATGAGAGACCCAAATAGAATAAAACCATTTTTAGAAACACTAGAAAAAGCATGGAAAAAAGTTCCAGACTGGCGATTTGGTCAATTAATGGTGAACTTTTTAGGTTCATTGGATAAAGACCCATTCTTCCCAGAAGATAATGAAATGCAACAAAAAATAATTGACTTTTTTAATTTAGATGAAGAAGATAAAAAAAAGAGAGAATAAATTAATATTCTCTCTAATTTTATATATATAATTTGTTATATTAAAAAAATAAAATGTCTTAAAATCAATTTAAATGCTTAATTTTTACTTGATTTTTTTCCTTTTTTATTATGATTTTTATTTGAAGTTATAGGTTTTACATTTTCTATTTTTTCTTCTATTTTTAATTCTTCAATAGGATTTTTTACTTCTTCTATTATAATATCTCCTTTAACTTCTTCTTTATCTTTTATTTCTATTACTTTAAACATTCTATCTTCTAAAGCAGTGTCAATTCCTCTTACTTTTAAATCTTCACATATCAATTTATACATAAAATTTCCTTGACCATTTTTTCCTTCACTCATAACTTCATATGAATGGTCTTTGAACCATACTGGTTTTCCATCAAATGAAATATTTGTTAGAAATTTTAACTGTTTCATATTATCACTCCTTTACTAAGTGCTCTCTTTCCATGCACCATTAGATTTAACATAAGGCATTCCTTCTGACCATGTTCCATTACTTTTAATATAGCAGTCTCCTTCAACCCAAGCACCATTTATTTTTATCCAAATTTGATTTGCTCTAATTGGTAAAGAAAGAGCATCATTAGCCGTACTCCAAACACCCCAACTGTTATAAGTCTGAACTCTAACTGTAATCCTATCTCCATTCTTAGCATTTGGAAATAAGGTAGCTAAAGACCCACTACAAGAAGCACTACTTCCAGTATATATAATCCCTACATTTGTCCATGCTCCAGTAGCTTTAGTATAATATAAAAATTGAGCTTGATATTTACTAATAGAACCAGAACCACCACTAGCTCCAGACCAACTAACAGAAAATCTATCTCCTTTTTTTACACTTGTAGAACCCCATGTAAAAGAAGATGGAGGAGAAGGAGCTACAAATCCAACTTGTAATTCACTAGAATTTAACCACACAGAGTTCGTATATGTTCCATCCCAAGAACGAACTCTATATTGATATTTTACTCCATAAAACACTGGCTGACCAGAAATATTCATACTATTAAGAACAGGATTAGTATAAGAGGTTCCAGAATTAGCAGAAAGTAAACTTACCCAATCTGTCCAAGCTCCACTTGGCTTTGTAGACCTAATTTGTAAATCATATTGTAACACTCCCATACTTCCAGCTTTAGCTCCACCCCAAGTAATTATTGGTTTTGAGTTTACATTACAAGGGTTTGGATTAATACTAATCCAAGTGGGTGCAGTTGGAGCAGAAAAAGAAGAAATAGAAATAGTCTTAGACCTAGAAGGCATAGTTCCTGCTGTATATCCTAGAGTACCTAATATTTCACATTTTACAGTAGCAGTATTACTCGTACTGGTAAAAGTTAAAGAACAATATTTTGTTCTTGAATGTTCCTTAGAATTTTCCCAAGAATTCTTGTCTTTTATAACCACACTATTTTTTTGACTACCAATAGTCATATAAAATGTTAGTGTCCAACCAGTTCCTAACCAACCATAACCATATTCATTAACAAATTTTTCTACTATTTTTGCTGTAACAGTTACTTTATCTTTATTTCTACTAGAAGAAAAATTTATATCTATTTTCATATCTGGGTCTGTAGTATTAGTATATGTTATATCTGCCATTTATATACACCCCTTTAACTTTCAATTTTAACATAAAGATTTCCATCTAATCCTAAGCTAGGACTAGGAGCTGAAACTCCAGAGTAAACCATTCCTACTTGTACCCAGCTTCCCCAAGTACCATTATAGAAGTTTCTTACCCATGTTTGAACTCCTGAACTTTGATAAGCCGTAAGTGTTTGCTTTACTCCAGAATGTCTTTCTACAAATAATGAGAAAGATAATTTTGTTGGAGTATTTGACATAGTTGCAACTTCTGCATTAGCAGGATTATAATACATACCAGCAGTTTGATAAGTATTTAAGTTAGAATTACTTGGTATATATTGTGGAATATTTAATTTATTGTTTAAAGCATTTTGCATAGCAACAGATATAGGTTTATTCAAATCTGAAGTGTTATCTACATTAGATAATCCAAGTTGGTCTTTACCTAATAATAAATAAAATTTATCATTTTGATATTTTAAATACACAAATGAATTAGCTGTTAATATACCACCTTCTAATTCTGTACCATCTGCATATACTACTGGCTTTGCAGTATCTCCATTTATAGACAAAGTAAGTCCACTTTCATTCTCAACTGTTGGTATAAAAGCTATAATACCCATATTATTACCTACTACATTTGTTAAAGGAACGGTAATACCAGTAATGCTTAAATTGTATTGTTGTGATGTACTAGTACCTAAAAATGTTGCATTTAAAATCATAGCAGGATTAAATGGATACATAGGTTCATATCCTGCTGAAGTTAAAACTTGCATAATAATATTTTTTGCCATTTATAATCCTTCCTTTCTATTTAGATAATATTTTATTTATAACTTTTTCAACAATTATATTATCTACATTTTCTTCAATTCTTTTATTCATAAAATCTTCAGCTATTTCACTAGCTTCTTTTTTGTTTATTTTTTCATAACCCTTTTTACCAGGTTTATGGTCTTGAAAATATACCAATGAATTGTCAATGTAAATTAAAAAAGCCCTGTCAATCTTATAAGTTCTGTTTTTAATTATTTCTTTTGGAGAAACTCCATTAATATATTTCTTTTTATCCCAAACTTCATATCTAAATCTTTTGGCTTGAATTTCTCTTATTGGTTCTCTATCTATTTGGGAAATTAAATTCTCTATCTCCAAAGTAGAACTAGTTCCACCTTGGTCTGTTATATATTGTAAAATAGAATTCACATCTATCATTATTATCTCTCCTTTTATAAAAAAGGGAATATATTTCAATTCCCTTTTATTTTATTTCCATCCACTTGGAATACTACTATAATTTGGTAATTTTGTACAATTTCTAAATGCAGCTTCGTGGTTAGTTAAGGAACTTATACTATTTAGTGAATTAATTACTGTTAAAACATTTGCTGTATCTGTATCTCCTTCTAACAAACTACAATTTGCGAAGAATGAATTACAAGTTTGTAAATTTGGAATAATAGTATTTAGCTTACTCCAATCCATAGTGGTAGGAACATAATCAACATTCATATCTGGTATTCTCATTGCAGATTTAAATCCACTGTACATTCCTTCTATATTTGTCAATGCTTTACTATTATAGATAAAACATGGAGAAGTATATTCATTATTATAAGAAGCTGTTGCGTTAGTAAATAAATATTTTGCATTTTGTATTTTAGTACATTTTCCAAATACTTGCCCTCCAGAAACTTCATCCGTACTATCTATTAAAGCACCGAAGCTTGAATTTGCAAATGCATAAGAAACATCCGTCAATTCTGTATTCTTAGCAAACAAATAATTATTTATTCCATTATACAAATGATTTAAAATATTTGTACAGCCATCAAACACATGTGATATAGTAGTAACTTTAGGACACCAATAGAAGAAACCTGTAGGTATTCCTATTGTTTGAGTACCAGCAACCGTAGTTATATTAACATTTCCAAGATTTTTACAATTTCTAAACATATAAGACATATCTGTAATATTTGGACAATTTCTAAATAATTGTTTGTCTAACAAGGCACTATCCAATTGAAGGTCATATCCTAATTCTGGGTCTTCGACATATTTAAATATAAAATGTTCTCCAACTTGTTTAAGAGCAGTACAACCATCAAATAAATATGATACATTTGTTAAATTGTTATTAGAACCAAATACAGTCTTTATATCGCTAGGCATATTTACTAAAGAAGTACAACCTTGAAAAGCATTGCTTACATTTTGAACTGTACTTGGGAAAAATCCACCTTTCAAACTTCCTAAATTTGTACAACCTGCAAAAATATAAGACATATTCGTTGCTTTAGGTAAACTAACACTAGTAGGAATACTATTAAACCCAGTGTACTGGAACATACCTGTAGCATTAGTACAGTTAGAAAATGTTAATGTTCCTACTCTATTTTCTCTCAAGTTTTCACAATGAGAGAACATATAAGAAGCATTTTGTATTTTTTCTACATTAGATATAGAAACAACCATTAAAGAAGTACAATCTGCAAACATTTTGCTTGCATTTGTTACGTTTGACATATCTATACTTCCGCCATCACTTAATGCTTCCATATTATTTTCAACAAACATTTCTTCCATAGTTGTTACTTTGCTGGTATCCGAAAATACAGGATAACTTTGACCGTACGCTCCCCCCATTGAAACACAACCATAAAACATTCTTCTCATATTTGTTATATTAGAAGTATTGATTGTATTAGAAGTTACACCTTTAAAACTTGATAATGCTAAACAACCTGTAAACATATTTTCAAATGTAGTAGCACTATCAGTATCTAATTTTACAGTAGTTAAAGCAGTACAACCAGCAAAAGCTTGGCTAAAAGAAGTTACATTTTTACTGTTTCTTATTGTCAATTCTTGTAATTTTGTCAAACCTTTAAATGTTTGGTCTAAGTTAATTAAATTTTCTGTATTATAAACATCCATTTTAAGAACATTATTATTTGCAATATAATTCTTTAATACTTGACCATTAGGGTCATTATCTGCTCCTTTTGATATATATACAGCAGCATCTGTTTGAGCATTATCTGTTATGATAGCTCTATATTCTTTTGTTGGTTCTTCTCCAACTTCATATACCAAACCAGTTGTTTTATCAACATAATATCTCATAATTACAGCTATTGTTTGACTATTTATTAAATCTACTTCAAAGTAAAGACCCGTTTCATACATAGATTGAGTATAAGTATATCCTTCTTCTCCATATATTTCTTGTACTATTTGTTCTGCTAAAGTTGAAGTTATAGTTGGTTTATTCCAACCTGGCAAAGTCCAATATTTATTAATTATAGCATACTTTTCTGCATCTGTTAAATAATTTAAACTATTAGAATTAAACTCTAAACTTTGTGTAGTTGAAGATGTTAATGTTATTAAACTATCTTTAATATTATGAACCGAAGTACTGTCTAAAGGACAATCAATAAACGAAATACTTTTTTTTAAAGCAGGTTCATTTGTTTCTTTATTAAAAAATCCACCAACAGTTTTTAACAAAGTACATCCAGTAAATATATTATCCAAAGCTGTAACATTAGAAAAATCTTGTTTTTCTATGGTAGATAATTTAGAAGCCCCTTCAAACATAGATGTGTAATCTGTTATATTATCACTGAATATAAAACTTCCAATATAATTTACTACACTATCTTTAAAATATTTTTGTGGAATATTTAAACCATTCATTCCATAATTTCCTATATTTTGTATTTGACTTAAAGGTAGGGTAAATGTTGCATTATTTCCATTAAAAGTATAATCAGGAATTATCTCAATTTGTGTATTAGCAAATACATTAGTATAGTCTGTCGCATTAACAGCATCTTGAAATAGTCCATCTGGAAGACTATCTAAAGAAGTACATTCAGCAAATAAACTGGTAAATTTTTTTGCTGCAATTGCATTTTTAAATATATCTCTAAATGTACCTTTAAGTTTAGAACAACTTTCAAATGTGTAAGAATAATTTTCACAATAAGAATTATTAACAAATAAATTATCAGGAATTGTTTCCAAATTTCTACAACCACTAAAACATCTACTAAAATCTGTAACCTTGATATTATAATCAAATAATTTTTCAGGAATAACAGTCAAATTTGAACAACCAGAAAAACATGCGACAAAACTTGTAACTAAATTATTTCTATTAAACAAACCATTAGGAATAGAAGTTATACCTGTATTACTAAAAGTAGAAGAAAAACTAGTAATATTAATATTTTGGTCAAATAATCCAGCTGGAATAATTTTTAAATTATTACATCCAGAAAAAACATTTATTGCACTTACAACAGTAGGAGAATTATCAAAAATTCCAGTTGGTATAGAAATTAAATTTGAACAATTCATAAACATACTGTCTATACTTGTAAAACTTAAAATGCATTTGTCTACAGATTTCAAGTTTTTGTTTCCTTTATTAATCTTAAATCCAGTAGTATTGCCTATAATTTTAACTATATATTCTCCTGTTTCAGTATAAGTATGATTAACTTCTATATTTGAAGTTGTTATTATATCACTTTCTGTAATATCTCCCCAATCAATATAAAAGTTATTTGTAGAGCTTGCATTTGTTTTAATTCCAAAATCTAATCCATCTTGTAAATCGACAGTCATTTCAAAACTAGAAGGAATATCTTTTATACCATATTCTTCATTGTATCCACCTACTGTAGAAGTTCCTATATCTATACCACCTATCGCATAAGCTTTATTTCCAGATACAGCCGTTGTTAAGCTACTTCTAGGATAGTTCATAGGCATATCAGCTTCCCATTGATTTTCTTCTATATTAAATTTTTCATTTATATCTAAGCTATACCAGTCGTTATTCAAGCCACCTACAGCATAAATTATTCCAGCCTTATGAAATGTTCCTAAATAACTTCTAGGAGTAATCATATTAGCTTTAGTAGAATAAGTTTTAGTTGTTATGTCATATACTTCTACATTTCCAACTGTTTCCTCTAAAGAATTTATTCCACCTATTGCATATATAAAACCATTTGCATAAACTAAAGAATGTCCCCTTGTAGCAGTTGGCTTATCACTAATAGCTGTCCATGTATCTTGAGTTGGATTATATATATAACTTGTAGGAACTATTTGCCCATTTTCATTTACTCCACCAAAAACATATCCATAAGTCTCATCACTAACAGCATCTATAATCATTTTTATTGGTAAACTTGCTTTTGTAGTCCATGTATTTGTTGTAGGGTTATAACTTTCAACTTTATCTGTTACAACTCCATTATCTGTTAATCCTCCTACAATATAACCATTATTTCCTATAGAGAAATAGCCAAATCTTGCTCTATCTGAGCTTAAACTTGCCTTTTCTGACCAAGTTCCTGTTAAAGTATCATACATTTCATTTTTATTACTTAAAGAAAAGTTAGGTAAAATTCCACCAACTACATATATATTATCTCCTACAGTAAAAGCACCACTAGAAAATCTAGGAGTTGCTTCACTTTGTCTAATACCCCATGTAGTAGTAATTACTTCTTCTCCTTCTGTAATTTGAAACCAAAAATCTCCAGTAGAATATCCACTTTGTGGCATGGCTTTTTGTATAGGAGTTCTATTTGGCATTTGTGGTAATGAAATTATTACCCAAGGATAATGATTTAAATTAGGGACAGTTCCAGCATTATCAGCTAAAGCATACCATAGTCTGTTCTTATATACTACAACATCTCCTACTTTATAATTTAAACTATTATCCCAATTATATCTTAAATTTAAATCTATACCACCATAACCTTGTAATCCTTTAATGTCATATTCTATCCAATATTGAATATCAGTTGGCAAAGTTCCTAAAGGTGGCTGAGCAAAGGCATAATAACCTTTTCCTTGATAATATACGAAATTATGAGGATAATATTGTAAAGAACTATCAAATTGTCCCATAATTTTTGTATTATTAATCATATCTTGAAATTGATTTAATAAATCTTGTAAATAATAATCTATATCTGTTATTGGTTCTAATTCTCTCTCATTTACACCTTCTATTAAACTATTAACATTTTGAGCAATTATCATTTGATTTTTAAGCTCTGGATTATCATTAAGAATAGTATTAGCATAAGAAATATTATTAGATTGCATTGCATAATAATAATCAGAGAATTTAGATTGACTACTTAAATGCATATCATCTAACAATTCAATAATACTTGCGTCTGCCATATATTATCCTCCTTTCTATATTACTTGATACCATTGGTCTCCAATTGTTTGGTCAGTTGGTTGTGTTGCCGTTACTGGTATCTGTATTGCAGGTAAAGCTGTTAAAATCTCTTGCCAATAAGCTGTTCCTGCTTGTGGCTGTTGCCCCCTATTAACTTGAGTAGCAGCCCACCATTTGTTTCCATATACAACTACATCATTTAAGTTATATTCAGTATTACTATCCCATACCCATGCAAAAGACAATCCTTCTCCTGATAATCCTCTTTCGCCTCTAAGAGTTAATACTCTCCAATAATTTGTATCAGTAGGTAGAACACCTGTTTCTGGTTGTTTAATACATAAATATAAAAAAGTTCCTTCAGCAGTCGTATAATTTACCATATTGTTTTGGTAATATTGGGTTGTTAAACTATAAACACCCTTAAAATTAAATCTATCTATATTTGCTTGCCATTCTGACTGTTTACTCGCAATATAAGTAGAAATATCATTTTTATAAAACCTTTCCAATGCTAAAATTGCATCTCTAATTTGGTCATAATCATTAGCATTAAAAATCTTTCCATTTAATTGTGGATTTACATTTAAAATAGCTGCCGCATTTGAAAAATCTCCTGCGAGAATAGCATTTTGTATTTGTCCAACTAATTGTGCATCTGTAGTATTTGTAATATTACTTTTTAAAGAAATATTATCTAAAGCATTAGGAAAGGTTGTAAAATCTAAATCTGGATATAAAACCGACATGTTGTTCTCCTTTCTTATTAACTTATTTTCATTAAAACTATTCTATATTGGAAATTAGAAGTTATTGGATAAACACTTACTGTAGCATCTCCATTAGTTCCAGTTACTATTATATTTCTTATTTGAAGATTTATGTTATCATTCCCAAGAGTAAGGCTATAAGGAAGTTCACCTAATACATAAGAAGAACTATTAAAAATAGAGCCCATACCCCATTTAGAACTATCAGACTTATAATGGAAAGAAACATTCAATATTGCAGTATTATCAGCATTAAATCCAGCTGGATAACTAATAGTTGTTGAATTATCTGCATTTAAAGTTCCTGTTAAAACCACAAAATCTCCTTTTAACTTACTGTTATTAACTTGAGTTGATAAAGTACCTACAGTATTACTTAAATCAGATACAGAACTATCTAAGCTACCAATCCCATCTTCTATATGGTTCATTCTGTCAGCTGTCACCAATGTACCAGCCTGAGTAATTTTACCAGGAGCTGGGCTTAATGTAATAGTCCCATCTGCATTTGTTGTAGAATTAAATGTTAATGGTTTTTCAACTTGTCTATCAGTCCATACTTGTTTAACATATGCCATATATTTTTCCTCCTTTATTCATATAAATATGGGAATTGAGCTTGAGTTGAAGAATACTGTAAACCAGTACAAGGATATTCACTTACCAAAGTAGTAGGAGCAGTTGGCTCTTCTGGATATACTTTTATAGCATTGATAGTCATATTATTACCTATTCCTAAAGGAATTTCTAATGTTTTAATTAAATATTCTCCTTCAATTCCTATTTTCTTATTTGTATAATTAATTTTTACATTTACATCATTCAACCAATAAGTTGGTACAATTTCTAGTACAATGGCATCATTCATTCTTGCATGTAAAAATAGTTCATATTTAGCTCTTTGTTGTGCTAAATCATCATTATATATTCTTTCGTCATCTACTATATAGTTAATTCTGCCTATTTTATTTACATTATATGGGCTATCTATCATTGTATCAGTAGCCGTTGCTGTAACCTGATAGCCATTGTCTAATAATCTTCCCCTTATAATTATGTTATTCTTAACATTTTCAAAATCTACATCTAAACTATCACTAATTATAATAGGCTGGCTTAGTTGGTCAAAATCTAATACAACAGCTTCATCTTCCCCACTAGGAATTTTTTGCCAATGAAATACTCCATTTGTATCAAAAAACATTTCCCAGTTAGAATATATATCTCTAAGCTCTACTAATAAATCATATACAGTAGAACCCACATCTTTCTTTATCTCATAAGGAACTATCAGCCCCTCATCTTCTATTACATAATTACTAAACCCACCTAACTGAGTTATTGCATATCTAACTACATTAGCTATCTTACTACCTACAGGCACTAAAGTTGGTATATCTGGTAATTGTCCATTTCTTCTCCCTGTAAGTTTTGCCATTAAATCTAGTCCTTCAAAAGATATTGTATTAGTAGTTGCATTATACACTCTATTAGGATTATTTATCATAAATATGCCTAAGTTCCACCATTCAGTTTTACCATTAGCTCTAGGATTGTCTGTTCCAACATATACTTTAATGTATTTATCTAACCAAAATTCTCCACCTTCAGAGATAGTTTGATATTTCTTATTAGGAACTAAAGAAACAGAGCATGTTCTTCTTATATCAGCAGTAGCATCTATGCTTATACTTCCTTCAATAACATTTCCTTCTATTAAATCTATAGTTTGAAAGTTAAAATTTAAAACTTCAACTTTTAATTTATTATTTCTTACTTTTAATTGAGACAACTCATAATCGGTCTGTGTAGGAATTACTGCCATTTAAACACCTCCATTTCTAATTAGCTGCATAAATTAAATTACTCTTATATAAATCTGTTCCATCTCCAGCATCTCCAATTTCACTCCAATTGAAGTCTACTCTTGCAAATCCCATTCCAACTTCAGAGTAATAAGTAAGTGGTAAATTATCACTTAATGTTACCAACCATATATTTCCATTGAAATCTTTTAATATTTTTGCAGATGGAGTTGTTAAAAATTCTTTTATTGCATTTAATCTATTAATAGTAGCCTCTCTGTCTAATTGTTCATCTGCTGTTAATACAATAATAGTTCCACCAACAGTTCCTTTATCATAACTTAGTTGACCATTAGAAATAACAATAGGATACTTACTTCCATATGGCTCATAAGTTGCAGTCAAGTGAACTCTTTCATTATTTGAATAAGTAGCATTTTCCTTAAATTTATAAGAAGAAGTTCCATCGGTAATAAATATTCCATAAAATTCAGATTTTATACTATTTATAGAATATTCACCATCAACATTTCCAATAACTGGAACTATAGCATATTCATATTCTACATTATTTTGTGCTAAATAATCATATCTTACAAAATCAACATCTTCAGCTTTTTCAATAGGAATATCAAATAATGTATACCAGTCAAAAGTTCCTTTTTTTCTTCTTTTTACTCTAATACTACTAATAGAACTTACAACATAATCTATATTACCAGCATTGATGCTTCCATTAAAATCAGCATCTAACTGAGTTTGTAAATCCCATGCTCCAGGAATATCAGTGATATATGGGAAATTTACATCTTTAGTAATATTAAAATGGTCATAAATTCCATTTTTAATAGTAATATCTTCTATATTTACTAAATTAGTTGGAACTGGTTGCCAACAATACTTGTCTTGTAAAAAATTATATCCTAAAAATATCATATATCACTATTCCCCTTTCGTTAAATTTTCTATTTTTAAATCAAATATATTTTTATTCCTTCTTACCCAAATAAATATATTATCTGTGCTTTCTGGAATAGCTATATAATTACTATGAATTACATAAGGCATTGTATTAGCATTCCAACACTTCAATAATACATAAGCCTTCACACTCTCTTGTGATTTATCTGTAGTCATCCATTTTAATTCAATTTTATTAGGATTTGCCTCCGTATTTATATCATTTGTTAATGTTATAATATTTTGATTTTCATTAAAATTTCTTCCCCATGCTCTCATTGTAAAATCATCTTTTATTCTAAATCCTGAATTCCACCTAACCCAACTATTAGGGTCAGTCAAATCTACTTCTTTATCATCTATATATATAGGTGGGTCTGGATTAGATATACCATCAATAGCTACTATATTACTAGATATTTGTATATATCCATCTTTGCAATCATTAACTAAATCACATATAGCAAATGAAGCTGGTTGAATATATCTTACTGTAAAATAAATCAATCCTGTACTTATAGCTGTGTTATTAACGGTATGCCCAGATAATTCTATATAATAAGCAGTATCATTAGACATACCTACAAAGGTATAAGCTAATGAACTATCTGTCTCATAATAGATTAAAGGTGTTTGACTTAACACTTCTTTATTACTATTATATAATGTAAATTGATAACTATTTAATAATTCTCCTTCTGCTTGAGCATAACTACCTTCAAATGTATAAGTTCCATTCTTGATAGTTTCACTACTAGGTATATTATTAATTGTTAATGTTGGTTGACTGTAACAATAAAATGGTACAGCCGTACTAGGAGAACTTAAATTATTAGCATTGTCCAATGTTTGAATAACAGCATTATAATAGCCACCATTAGTTAAAGTACTAGCAGGAATTATATGTTCTAATTTTAGTGTACTTTCAGTATCACTATATATTTCACTTCCTGTTTGGTTATCTTGAATAATTAGTTTGTTGGCTACTACTTGAGCTCCACCTATTACAACAAATGTAATTGTATGGTCTTGAGTTGCATCAAATGCAGCAATAGGGTTCAATATTGGTTGTGTTAATTGTTGTATCGCCATTTATCTTCTCCTTTCTATTTTTTATTCCTAACTATCTGTTACTACAAATGATAAAACTTTATTTTCATTCATATTCTTATTCTGTTACTTTTATTATATAATTCAAAACAATATAAGGCTGCATATTATTGTGTGCATTTCCACCACCAGTCTCTTGGTTAGTAGCAGTTGTTGCATTGTTTATAGCAGTCACACTAGCAGTATTTCCAGATGCAGCACCAGAAGTTAAAGCACTCGAATTCGCAGTATTTCCACTTGCTCCCCCAGTTGTTCCACTTACTGTATGATTATGTGATGCATCAATATCAAATCCAATTCCACCAAAATTTGAACCACTAGGAAAATTACTATTAGCATTTATATAGTTTCTTGAAACTATTCCAGTTCCAGTATGGGTTTTGTAACCTACACATGTCCAGCTTCCTTTTAACTCTTTAGTTGAAGTAGTAGCACTAAAACTATGAGTATGTGAATTAAGTCCATGACTATGTGCAGGTATGCTATGAGTATGACTATTTAATCCATGATTATGTGCAGATTGAGTATGATTGTGACTATTTTGGATATGCGTATGAGAAGGCATTTGTTCAATTGTTAAAGTTACTGTAGCTGTACCTCCTGTTTCTCCTAAAGCATAATCCGTTTTTGCACTGTTTCTTCCAACAGGTACTCTCTCTCTTAAATCTGGTAAATAAAACTCAGTTTCTGTTCCGCCAAAATAATTTCCTATTATCGCATAAAGCTCTGCATAATCTGTCTTTGACAATGCTTGACCTTCACAAAGCAAATAGCCTTGTGGTGCAGTAAACCCTGCATATTGCATAATTGTGCCAATAGGAATACCATTGCTAGACCCACCAATTGCATTTATAGTAACAGTTTTTCCTACTTTATTAAGTGTAATATTTTGACCTGCTACCAAATCTGAAGCTTCTAACTTTTCTTTATCTAATTGTTGATTATATGGTACCATATTTTACACCTTACCCTTCATTTAAAGTATAATTTCCACCACTAATAATAGTATCACTTCCAACTACTAAGTTCGTTCCACTTGGTGGATAAAAAGTTTTTCCATCTCCAGTATAAACATAATGGTTAGCACCATAAACATAAAAACCATCTACATTATAACTTGAGCTGGTATATTCATTAAAAGTCATTCCTTTTTCTGCTTGATATTGAGCAGTACCTACTTTAAAAGTTATATTAGGATTACCATATTCTCCTCTTACCACTATCGCCAAATAATAATCTGAGCTTGTGCCCCAATCATTTGTTAATTGTATCTCATTAGATATACTTCCAGTGGTTCCTACTTCTAAATAATGACCATTGCTTCCAGCTGCATCAGCACTTAATATCAATAATTCTCCATTAAAATAAATGTCCAATACTCCAGCTCCTACCTTGTAAGTACAAGGCAAGGTTATTTTTCCACCTGGCAATACTTCCTTCATAGGGCTACCTGATATTTTATATTTATGTGTCTTTTGCTCACCCTCAGAAGCATTTAAAGTTCCATCTGCTTCAATACTTAAATTATTTCCAACTTTAATTCCACCTAGCTGCGTACTACTTGCAATTGGTATTTCACTAATAAATGGATTTGTTCCATCAGAACCATCATTTGTTAGTTGACTAGTTTTAGTAGGAACATCACTTTTATTAGCTTTATCTGCTAAAAGATTATTGACTTCAGTTTGATTATAAGTCTCTGTTTTCTTGTAATAGTGTGTTAAACTAGTAGTAGTCAATATTTCATGCTCTTGTTCTCGTAATATTTCATCTATAGTACTTTGAGTATATGTCTCACTCTTTTTATAATAATTAGTCAAGTTATCAACCGTGTTAGTAATATATCCACTGTCATTAGTTAGTTGGCTAGTAGTTGTAGGTATATCCTCAACATCTGCTTTATCTACCAATAAATTATTAACTTCTGTTTTATTATAAGTCTCTGTTTTTTTATAATAATTTGTTAATTCATTAGTAGAATTAGTAATAAAACCAGTATCATTATCTAGTTCACTAACCTTTGTAGGTATTTGTGAAGTATCGGCTTTACTATTTAGTAAATTATTTACTTCTGTTTCTGTATAATAGTTTGTTAAATTATCTACTTCATTAGTAATATAACCACTGTCATTCGTTAATTGACTGGTTTTAGTGGGTATGTCTGAAGTATTCGCTTTATTCCCTAAAAGATTATCAATTTCAGTCTGATTATAAGTTTCTGCTTTTTTATAATAGTTAGTTAAATTATCTACAGTATTAGTAATATACCCACTATCGTTAGTTAGGTCGCTAGTTTTAGAAGGTATATTTGGTTTGTTTAATAAATCATTATAATTTCCAGTTTTTGACACTTTATGCAAAGATACAGTACCGCTAATTTCTTCTTGAGCATTTACTTCTAATGCTACAGAATTATCTGTATTTAAAGCTGGTTTGTTTGATAATGCATTATAATCACTTGTTCCAGTACTTCCTCCAATAGAGCTAAGAACTCCATCTTCTGTTATAACTAGGTTGTCTCCTACTTTAATTCCACCTAATTGTGTAGCACTTGCAACAGGAATTTCACTAATATATCCTTTATCATTTTCAAGCTCACTAACTTTTGTAGGTATTTCTGTTTTGTCAGCCTTATTATTTAATAAATTATTAACTTGAGTTTGATTATAGGTTTCATTTTTTTTGTAATAATTTTCTAAATCATTTACTGTATTATCTATATAACCACTATCGTTTGTCAACTGACTTGTTTTAGTAGGTATATCCGAAGTATTTGCTTTATTACCTAATAGACTATTAATTTCTGTCTCTGTATAATAATTATCTAAATTATCTACAGACTTAGTTATATATCCACTATCATTAGTTAGGTCGCTTGTTTTAGTTGGAATTGAACTTTTATCAGCTTTATTATCTAACAAATTATTTACTTGTTCTTGGGTATAATAATTAGCTAAAGAATTGTTTATTAACTGGGTAATTTGACTTTCTGTCAAGAAATTTGCAATTTGAGTATTTACCCAATCTTCTGTTGCATATCCTGTTAAATCTATTTGAGTTGAACCTATTAGTTCCCATGCATTATTTACCCATATATATTCATTATAAATATCATCTTTAGAACCTTCTTTTGGAACTAAATAAATAACATTACTTTCTCCAGTAGTAGGTAATGTATCTACAACCTGTATTGATATAGTTTTTATTTGTCCAATTAAATCATTTACTTCTGTTTTAGTATAAGTTTCACTTTTTAAGTAATAATTAGTTAAATTGTCTACAGCATTGGTAATAAATCCAGTGTAATTATTTAGTTGACTAAGTTTTGTTGGTACACTAGATTTATCTGCCTTATTATTTAATAACTCATTAATTTCCGTTTCTGTATAATAGTTTGCTAAATCATCTACATTTTTATCTATATAACCACTATCATTTGTTAATTGACTGGTTTTAGTAGGAATACTTATATCTACAATTTTATTCACAATTGGCTGTAAAACTCCATTGGTTTTAATTCCTGCAATTGCATTTACTTCAGCCCCACTCTCAATCCCATTCAATTTTGTTAATAAAGCATTGGTAAAATTATTGTCAGTATGGACATAGTCTTTATCTGTAACTGTATTATTATCATTCTCAAGTTCTGACAATTTAGTAGGAACTTCTATGTTTACATTTTTGTTTGTTATAGTTAAAGCCTCTCCATTTTTAGATATGCTCTCAATTTTATTAACTTGTGCTCCACTTTCAATCCCATTTAATTTGGTTAATAATGCATTTGTAAAGTTATTGTCTGTGTGAACATAATTAGGGTCTGTTACAATTCCACCTGGTAATTGAGAAGTTGGAAGTTTGCTATTCTCATCTAACGTAGCAACACCTCCAGCTACTCCTTTTTCTGAATTTGGAATAAAATCTAAATCAGGTGTTCCAATTAAGTCACTATATTTTCCTGTTTTAGAAATTTTGTGTAATCCAATAGTTCCTTTTATTATTTCACTACTATCAGGAGATAGAGAAGAAGTGTAGTTAGTATTTAATATATGTTTACTCGTTAAATCATTATAGTCTGTAGTAGTACTTCCACCACCAGAACCACCAATAGCTTCTATATATATGTCAGAAAAGTTGTTTAATGGAGATTTAACTTTTACTATATCTCCAACTTGTAAAGTTCCTGCATAAGGAAGTGTATAACTTCTTCCATTAACTTGAACTTCATACAAACCATTATCTATTATACTAGTTATTTTTCCTCTAAATGTCTTATCATATTTTAAACTAACTAGTTGTGGTGTAATCAAATTGTTAATAGCTTGTAAAATGCTATCTAAGCCTTCTTTATAATTTGACATATATTCTCTCTCCTTTCTATATTCTTAATGTTGATTGTGAACTTGCCATTCTTGGTAAATCTTTCAATGCAGCAATAAAATCATCAATATCCTTAACATTTGGTAATTCGATAGAATTTATATAAATAGAGCCTGTATTACTATTTTTATCCGTAGTTTCAGCTCTTATATTGCTTAAAGTTAATCCTGTATTACTATCTATTTTTGGCATGATACTAGATAATGCATTATTTATTTTATCTTGTGTTTGAGAACTATAAATTAATCCATCTGTAGCAGTCGTACTGCTAGATAATATGCTTCCTACTGTCTTGTTTAAATCTGACAAAGATTTATTATAGTTATTAAGCCAATCAGTTGCAGTTTTTAAATTCTCAGCATTATCTAATCCAAATTCAGCCATTTTCTTTTGTAATTCTTCAAATGTTTGTATTCCTTCTTTATTAGCTTTATCAATTAGATAATTTTGTTCATCTAAGAAGTTTTGTAATGCATCAATTCTACTTTGGTAGCTATTCTCTAATGCTTCTTTTTCTGCATTAAGTCTATCTATTTCATCTTGTTTAATTTTATCGTTTAAATCATCTTGAGCTTGTTGTAGCTCATCAGCAGCCTCTTTTATTGTATCAGGGTCTGCCTCATAAACAAATCCTTGACCTTCACGATACACCTGAAGCGTCTTTTGTCTTTGTGCATTTTGTAACTTGATTTTAGCTTCTTCTACAGCTAACAATTTTTCTTCAAGTTCTTTTTGACTATCTAATTCATCATTTTGTTTTTCTAATGCTGCAATTTGTTCTTCCAACATTTTAAGTCTTGGGTCATTTTCCATTTCATGTTGAATATCTTCTATTTCATTTTGAATTTGGTCTAACCTACTTTGTTGGAATTCTTCCATTAACTCATTAAACTTCTTTAACTTTTCTTCTGGTAATGCTTTTATTTGGTCATTAAAGTCTGAAATATCAGCATTTAAATCTCTTATAGAACCATCAAGACTTCTATTATCTTTATTTAAGTCTTGGATTTTCTTTATCATTTTCTCAATGTTTTTCGCAGTATCTCCAGTAAATCTACCAAGTCTTTCCATATTGTTAATATTTAATTGATTTGTTTTAGAATTATAACTTATTTGAAATCCTTGTTTCTTTAGTTGTTTTATATAATTATTTATTTGTCCTACTTGTGCATTTTTTAAATTATTTGTTGCTTTTATTTGGTCTTTTGTTGCTTTTATTAATTGATTTAAATATTTTTCTCTCTCATTAAAGTTGTCTGTATTTTTAAGAGCATCATTTAGTCTATCAACAGCATCTTTAGCATTGTCCAAAGCATTTTCATATTTGTAAAGTGCATCAATTTCTGGTTTATAAACTTCTTTTGAAGACTTTGATTTGGAACCAGAAGTTTTAGAACCACCAGTAAAATTACTACTAGACAAAGATATTCCAGAAGTTAAGTCTTTTATTTTACTCGTTACTGATGCCCATTTATTTGCCCAAGCATTGACATCAACATTATCTAATTTTACCATCCCAGCTTGAGCCATTGCTCCAGCTAATTCTACGAAACCTCCTGCTCCTTTACTAGCATAATCTCCAGCTGTTTTTGCATTCTCACCAGTTCTATAAATTTGTTCAGCTGCTGAAGAAGCAACATTGCCAGCTGCGTTAGTAGCTTGTGCTTGCAAATCTTGCATAGCGGCATTTTCTATTAATGCCAAAGTATCTTGTTGTATTTTTTTAGCATGTTCTTCTTGTGCTTTTTTATTTATCTGAAGCTTTCCATTTACCATTTCTAATGAATTTAAGTAATCTCCATCCAGTGCTAAAAGCGACTGCAAAGTATCCATAGTAATTCCACCAGAAGAATTATATTCATCTATAGCAGATGTTAAAGTTCCATATGCAGATTGCATATTGTCAATTTCATCATTTAAACTTTTTATATTTTCATTGGTATAAATTAAATTATCTTGCATTTCTTTTTGTTTGTCTGCAAGCTCCTGTGTAGCATTTGCATTTACATATTTACTATCAGCATTATCCTTATTAGCTTCTGTATTTTCTGCTAAGACATCTTTACCATTTTTTAATTGTTCTATTTGAACATCTGATAAGTTATAAAACTCTTTCAAATAGTTTATTTGTTCTTCTCCGATACCAATATCTATAGCATTTTTTCCAATTCCTTTAAGAGCCTTATAATATGCATCAGCTTTCTTTTTTCCAACTTCATAACTATCATTATTGTCCTTTATTTTTCTTCTAATTTGAGTTAATATATCATTGGTAGTAGAAGTATCTTGATTGTTTTTTTTTTGTTGTACTTGTAATTCTACATATTTTTTTTCTTGTTCTTTTAATACTCTATTGTAAGCCCCAGCATTTCCATTTACTTCTTTTAATTTCTCATTTATATCAGAAATAGCACTGTAATATTCATGAGACCAACCTAATCCTGCAAGTGCTTTAGTGTAACCTAATCCTCCTGCTCCTTCGCCACTTATACTATCAGCTTGAGAGACCGATTGTCTTTTTTCTGCTAATATTTCTTCATTTATTTTATCTATATTTTCTTGTCTTTTTGCTATCTCTTTATCCTTAGACTTAATAAAATCAGAATTATCACTGTTTTTATCTTTGGCATCTTTACTTTCTATATAGGCATCTTTCTCTTTATCAAGTGCATCTATTTGTTCTTCTAATTTTTTTACTTCGTCTTCTTTCGCTTGTATTATATCTTCACTTTTTTCTATGTTCTCAACCGAAGCATTAGTAGCTTCTTTCTGAGCTTGTTTAAGAGCATTAAAAAACATAACAGTTAAGGAAATAGCAGCAGTTACAGCACCTACAGCCAAACTAAGCATAGACATACTTGCAGCTAATCCAGTTGTTGCAACTTGAGCACTTTCCGCACTTCCCAAATAAATAACATTTGCATTTGTAGCTCCAAAAATTCTTTGTTTTAGAATTTTAAAACCATTTATTAGAGAAGTTATAGCATTGCTAAATTCACCAACTTTTTCCCCTATTTGTTGTGCTTTAAACATTAGAACCATTCCCAATAGAGAACTAACAATAGGAACCAATCCCCCTAAAGCATCTCCTATTTTTATAAGATTAGTTAAAAAATCCAAAGACCCTTTTATAAAATCACTATTTACAGTTGTTCTTGCTAATTGTTGCCAAGCAGATTGTAACTTTTTAGTCTTACCTTCAAGACTATCCATTCTTTTGTTGTTTTCTTCCATAGCACTACCTTCACTATTTAAAGCAGCTTCAGTAGCACCTACAGCAGTTTCAAAGTTTGTCATTATAGCAGTAAACAATGACCTTTGAGTTTTACCTGCTACAGTTTCTGTCAATTCTTGTTTTTCTACAGAAGTTAAATCTCCCCACGCTTTTGATAAATCTTGCAATATATCAAAGGTAGAACGTAATTCTCCTGTTTGCTCATCTATAACACCTTGACCTTTAGTTATAGATTTTATATATTCATCATTCTTTTTTGTCAAACGGGCAGTAATTGTCGAAAGTCCATTCGCAACCCTACCTGGTTGTCTTAATATCTCGGTCAATTATATTTTATTAATATCGTTACTTATTAATATTTAATTTATAAGAAATAATATTTTTATAGTTTCCATTTTGAATATCTATATAAGAAATTTTAAGAAGACCAATATCATTTTCTTTACAATAATTTTCCTTTATTTTATCTCTTTTTCTTTGAAAAATAAAATTTTCTATACTCTTTTTAAGTTTTATATTTCCAAATCCTACAGGTTTATAATGTTGTTCTCCTTGTACCTCTATACATACATTATACTTATTTAAATAAAAATCAAAAGGCATTTCTTTTTTATAAATACAATCTTTAAATTTATATTCTTTAATATAATCTATATTGTTATTTTTTAAAAACTTTTCGACTTCAAACTCATTTCCTGAAATTCTTCTAGTGCAAATAGGACATCGATATACTTTCCTTCTTACTAATTCTTCAAAAGTTCTTTTAAAAGAATTTCCACATTCACATTTCCATAATAATGATTTATTATATCCTTTATATTCCTGAGATAAAAGTTCTAAAGGTATATCATTATTTTCTAAATATTTTTTTATATTATAAATAGTATACTCATTTAAAGTAGAAAATATATTATAAGTTTTTCCCATACTAAGATTTTGTCTACTAAGTTTTCCTAAATATCCATCTTCATTTTTACATAACATTGGTATTCTATTATTAATATATTCATCTAGTAATATCAAACCTCTTGAAAAATATTCTTGCTTTACTATTTCTGATTTAGTAGTCCTCTCTTTTGCCTTATATTCTAAAGTACATTTAGGACATAAATAAAGAGAAGTAGGAGACATTAAAGTATGCCAACTTCTTTCAAATATATGAGAATTAATATCTTTAAATAGTAAATTTTCATGAGTTCCATAAAATTTATCTGAAACTAATTGTATAGGTAAATTATTGTTTTTAATATATTGTTTTATATTTCTAATAGAAAAAACATTTTCTTTACAAATATTTTTTAAAAAAATTTTATTATAAGTCTTTTTAAAATTATAATAATAATTATCTTTATCAATTGCATAAAGATATTCATTATCTTCTTTATATACCTCATATCCATTATTTTCTAATATTTCTTTATTCATATAATCCTTCCTTATAAATTAAACTCATACTTTCATATGAGATTAGACTATATCTTATACTTCAGCCTTGCCTGTTAAGTATGACCCCATTTCGATTTAAGGGATTTTCACCCACACACTTGTGCCCTACTCGTTTTGTTATATTATATCATATTTTTTAATATATGTCAAGTATTTTTTTTAAAAAAATATAATAAAAATATAACCTAGCGATAGTCGTTGAGCCTTCTCCTATTCGGAGCTTGGTTGCTGATTATCCAATCTATACATTTTCAAACCATCACACTTATGCATATTTCATCATTATGTTGTGGTTGTATAGCTCTAAGGAATTCCCAGCAATTAAAGGTCTTTTTATATTGTATATTTCTATACAAGCGAGCACGAAATTTACCCGCAGCAACAAGTCCAAATGTTTCTTCTAGCGAGTTATTACCAGCTGCCATCGATGCAGAAGCTTTTTTTATTCCAGTTGCTAAGTCAGAAACAGAAACAGCATATTTATTTGATACTTCGTTTAGAGCATCAACTATATGGCTACTATCACTAGCTTCCAAGTTAAAAGCTTTCATAGCCGCAATCAATGTTTCAGCACTTCCAGCCGCAGTAGCACCAGCTTCAGAAACATTTTGAAGCATAATAGCTTGTTCTCCTAAATCTAAAGCATCTTTTGCTTCATAACCAGCTTGTGCAAAAATTGTAGTTGCGTCAATTACATTTTTTCCTGTGGCACCAATTTTCTCTCCAACTTCAAAAGCATCATCTGCTAATCCTTGAAGTCCTTCTTTTGTTAAGTCTGTTACTTTATCTAATTCAGTTAAACTGGCATCTAATTCAAATACTTGTTCAACCATATCCTGTATTCCATTTTTTACTCCATGGATTACATCTCCAATTATTTGCCATCTACTAAATTTACTTGCAATATCGCTCAATCCCTGTGTATGCTCTTTAGCTCCTTTAGCAGCATTCTCGACCTCTTTCAATGAGTTTTTTAATTCATTAGTCGATTTAGTATTTACATTAATTGGAATATTTAAAGCTAAATTCTTTTCTAATGTTTTTATATCAGCCCTTATTTGTTCTGTTGAACTTGACTTGTCTAATCTAGCTTGTAATAATATTTCAAATTTACTCGCCATTTAACTTTCCACCTTCCTTTCCATATAAGATTAAGGAAGTCTATAATTACATTCCTGCTTTATAAATTTTTAATGCAGGTATATTAATTCCTCTATTGTTAAATTCTGTATATAGCCAGCCTCCGATTTTTTCTCCAAATTCTTTTTCAAAATTATCCCAAAATGGTTCTCTCTTTTTATGTGTTATAAAATCAGCATCGCCAGCCACACCACTAACATTCAATATAGAAGCCAAACTATCAGTTCTGTCTATATCTTTATTATAATTACCATGCAAATATGGAAAAGTTTGAGAAGGATGACTTAAATTATCACCATTGTAAAATATGCTAGAAATTGCTGTGTCTACCATATGTTTAACTTGTTTAATATCCCAAGCTAAATCTCTAAATTCATAACTAGGAGTACCTGTTCCATCTAAATAATAATCATTTATACTAGGTTTTCCCATATTATTTTTACCAATTCCATAGGTATCAGCATTAATATGTTGTTGTAATAATTTTTTAGCTCTTTCCATAATAGCTTCTACAACTTCTTCCATAATAGGAACAAATACAGTAAGTAAATCCTCATCTGTTTTAATAGCCATATTCTATTCCTCTACTATAGTATTTTCTATTTTAACATGTTGAGCAGGAGCCACTAATCCACCAACGGCTGGTGCATTGTTCCATACTATACTTTTTCCTATTAATTCTAATTTATCTTGTGGTAATTCTTCTACCATTTTAGTTATATGTTCTACACTTTTTTCCATATCTGCTGCACTTGGCATTTTATTTGCCAATATTCCAAAACAATTTTCTATAACATATCTGTCATATTCTTTTAATATGTTATCTGATACAGTCCAAAAATTGTCAATATTTTCCATTAAGAAATCTCTTAATTCACCTGAAAATAAATCTTCGCTATCAAGACTTTCTACATCAACATTGCTGCAAAGTTCTAATGTATCTCTTATTAGTCTTAAATCAAGTACATGAACTTTATCAGTTATTTCTGTATTATAAAATACATTTGCTTTTATGTCATTTAATATAGTCTCATAATTCTCAATAGAAATAAGTGTATCTACTTTTATTTTTATACCATTTAATTCAGCTTCTTTTTTTTTACTTTTGTTTAATTTAATTTTAACTTTTTCTTCCATAATTCTACCACCTTTATTTATATTTTGGTAAAAAATAAGAAAGAATAGCTAGAAGCTACTCTTTCTCACTTATAACAAATTTCTTTGTCGTTTATAACTTCTATAAATTATTCTGATACTGGAATATCAAATCCTTCATCAAATACCTTTCCTTTAGTATCAGTTGCTTCAACATATAACATATATGTTTTAGCTTCAGTTAAAGCATTAGCCCCAACTTTTATATTATCTCCATCAATAACAAATTTATCATTATCAGCACCTACAGTAGGATTTGTTTTAAATGCATATGTTACAGGTGCAGTTCCACCTTCAACACTTAGAGTTGCTATAACAGCTCCACTAGCTACATTCTCTTCTCCTATTTTTAAATTTGGCGTTAAATTAGCATTTATTTTTGTTATATCTGGGTCTCCTGGATTACTTTTCACATTTTGGTGTTTTACTCTCACAACTAATGTTCTAGCAAATTCCATTCCAGATTGTCCACCTAATCTAAAATATTTAACAGCTTCGATAACAAAATATACTCTACTTGAAACATTAGCAAAGCTATTAGACCAAGTTAATCTGCCTTCATTATTTATATAAAGCCAAGTATCTTTTAAGTTTGTATCATCTATATCTTTCATATCTAATTGATTACTCAACGTATCTGTTCCTAGCTCTAATTTAACATTTTTATCTAATCTAACAGAATTTATTACTTCGCCTTCATTGTAAACATATTGTGTATAATCAGGCTGACCATCTGGTCTTCTTCCGTCTAATAATGTTTCAAAGCTATCATTTAAAGCTATAACTGGTAAATCATTCTTGTCAGTAACATATTCAGCTACATATACAGTTGTATTTCCAGATATTGTAGTATCTAATGTCTCAGCTTTATATACTTCTCCAGCTGCCATACTATCTCCTTCTGGAACCTTTATCAATGCAAACATATATCCTGGCAATTCTGTTACAGTTCTACATATATAGTGTTCCATATCTCACCTCTTTATTAATATTCATAAATTAATTTACAATAGTCTAAGCATACCCAACCACTAGGTGTTCTTCCCCAACTACCTTTTATCTCATAAGTATCAAATACAGTTCCATTTTTATAAACTTTCTTAATACGAGATTTTGTATTTGGTTTTTCTCTTACATTTAGACCTTCTGGAGTATTTACTTTATATCTTCCAAGTACATATTTAGAAGTTTTAGGTTTTTCGTTTACTAAATAAGTCAAGCTAACCCATTTGTTAGTTCCTATTCTTCCAAATCCATTTTCTTTTTCATATACAGTAACTTTCTCTCCAGTATATAGTTTACCTACTACTTTATAATTAGTACCAGCCCCATTTCTAACATTTAGATAAGGGTCAGCATAAACATATTTAACTTCTATTTCTACTGGTTTTGGTTCTGGTTTTGGTTCACTGCCACCATTTATAATTTCTGGATAATTTTTATAAGATATATTCATATCTACTCTTCCTGAAATTCCACTTACAGAACCACTTGAAGTATATTGCCAAATTCCATACTTATTAGTATCAAATTTAGCTCCATCATACCACCAAGCCATCCACTTATCATATCTATCTAATTTACTAGATTTTAATTTGCTGTCAAACCAAGATTTACTTGCATAAATCATAGCATAATATCCAGCTGCTTCAAACATTTCACATTCTTTAGCACAAATATCTACAAGTGTTGATTTTGAAGGCATTCCATTTCTTTTTTTATATTTATCTGCATCTTCCATATCAATAATAACTGGATAAGATAGTTTATATCCTTTAATAGTATTTAATAAATAATTTGCTTCATTTATAGCCCCTTGGACAGACAAAGCATAAGAATAAACATATACTCCAAATGGGATACCTAATCTAGTACATTCATCTGCATTTCTCTTAAATTTACTATCTGTACCACCAACACCATATGTTGCTCTTAATATAGCAAATTGAATACCATCATTTTTTACTTTTTCCCAATTAATATTTCCTTGAAATTCAGAAACATCTATTCCTTTAAAGCTCATTTATATCACCCTTTTTATTCAAAATCTTTTTGGCTTCTTTGTGCTTCGCCATTTCCTAATACAAATTCATTTAAATCTTTATTCTCTTCCATACTCTATTCCTCTTCTTTTATATCTTTTTCTATTTCTTCAGATACTTCTTCAGTTTTTTCTTCTACTTCTGGAAGTTTAGGTTGTGCATCTAATGCTGATTTTATACTGTCAAATACAGCTTGCACAAACATTTTTACCGTGGTTTCATTAATAAATACAGTTGCAACTGGTGGTAAACAACTTATTATACCTTGAACTACCATTTGAAACTTTTCATTATTCATGCCTTTATCAAAGGCTTCCTCAGCATAAACTATTAAGTCTATAGCTGTTTGTCTTAATCCTTTTAGTTTTATTGAACTATATAATTTTAATCCTAAAACAGCTAAAATTATTAATCCAACTACTACTATTACTGCAATACTAATAGTTTCCATACTATCACTCCTTATTTTTTATAATTTATTTAATATCCTGTAGTCCAACCCGCATCTAAGAACTCTTGATAATTAGACAGAGTTTTACAAATATTTGCTTGTTGAGATGTTATTCCAATACCTTTTAAAGTTCTAGTTGATGAATTTACCGCATTAGCACATATCTTTAATATATTATTCAAACTATCATTTGACAACTTAGAACATTTATCAAAAATATAACTCATAGTCTTTACATTTCCAAAATTTAGAACTGGGATAGTTACTATATTAGAAGAACTAAACATATTACCTACATTAACAACATTACTAGTATCTAATTCTGGAACTTCTATAATTCCACTGCTTTTAAACATTTCACCCATATTAGTTACATTTTTAGTATCTAATAAAGGAATGTTTTTTAAACTATAGCAATATGAAAACATAGAATACATGTTTGTAACATGTCCTGTATCCATTAATGGAATTTCTGTAAGTTTTGTACAATTTTGAAACATTTCACTCATATTAGTAAGATTACTAGTATTTAATTCAGGAATTTTTGTTATATAAGTTCTAATATCTCCCATATTACTTTCTAAATTATAATAATTTAATACATTATTTTTATCGTCTATTTTATCTACAATAACTTTAGATAATCCATTATATCCAGCATCTGGCTCAACACTTTGAACCTCTGCACTTGGAATAATAGTCTTCTCTTGTAAATTTAAAGGTGGAACAATTTCTCCTTCAGAAGTAATTAAAGATTGTTTTACATTAAAATTAGCACTATAAGTTTGCCATGTAAAGTTATCTCCTACGGCTTCGATAGAAATTTTTAATATTCCATTTACAGCAGTCTCATTACTTCCTATGTTCCATTTAATTTTTATATAATTATCTAATATTTCCACATCATTTTTATCAACAACAGTTTTCCATTGTTGTTTGTTTGAATTTTCAGCCAATATACTAAAAGTTTTATCTTTTAAATCAATTCCTGTTTCCGTAGTATCTGGAAGTATAAATGTTCTAGTTGTAGAATTATTATCTCCTTGCACTCCTATATTTTCTTGTCCATAAGGTATAATTATTTGTCTACAAACAATATTTATATCTTTAGGAGAGCAACCATTATTACAATTAATATTATTTGAACTACTTTCTACTAAAGGTACAGTATTATTATTGCAACTCATAATTAACACCTCCATTTAAATCTATTAAAGTTTCTAATTTTATTTTATTTGATTTTATAACTTCTTTTACTATATCTTCTTTGAAATCATATTTATCTAAGTACTCCACACATATAAAACCAATTATATTTCCCCTAGTATCTTTCAATGCCATTCCATAACTCGCTTCTATGTTTCTTGTAGTTAAATATTCATACATAGTAGCATCTTCATCTATTAAATCTCTAGTATCAGCAATCACACATTCTTCATTAATATCTATCTCATGGCACCAATATGCTAATAATGAGCGAAAATGATTTTGAAAATCTGGCATAAGTGGAGTAACTCCTATCTTTACAGCCTCATTTGTCATACTCATTTTTAAAAATGATGTCCCCGTCATGTCTTTCATTCCATTGTGGTATTTAACTATACCAACCCTAGAAGCATTAGTATCTTTTAACATGATTTTAACAGTATCATTTATTTGCTTTTCTACCTGTGCAATACTCTTACCTTCTTCGGGTGTCAAATAATGTGCATTTATTCCGTTTATAATATCCATTACCATATTATTATAATTTTCAGAGATAGTTTTATATTCTTCTTCTCTGTTTTTTTTCATTGTTTCATAGTCATTTTGTAAGATTTCTCTTTCCTGTTTATATTCTTTATCTCTCTTTTTCTTATCCATTATATATAAAAGTGTAATTATTACAGCAAAAAGACCATCTCCTACAAGTTTAACCAAACCCGTTATCACTGCCACATCCATGTGTTTACACTCTCCTTCTTAATGTAAAAAAAATAGCAAAGACTAGTAAGAACCAATCTTTGCTATTCACTATTTCTTTTTTGCTGCACAGTTTTCATAAGCACTTGTGTGGATAACCTTTAGAAGCATAGAGCAATATCGTGAATATGCACAAAGTTCATTACTTTTACTGCATTTTAATACAACTAATTTATTAGGTTGTTTTTCGTAATATGCATACTTGCATAAAGGATATTCCGTACACATAACTATGCACCAACTGTTACATTAATTGTATCTTGTAATCCTTCATAAGATACAGTTACAGCTACTGGATTTCCTGCTGTTTCAGCTAATCCTTTAATTACACCATCTGGAGTTACACTTACTTTTCCTTCTTCAGCAGATTGGAATGTAACTTTTGTATTATCCAATGTTACATTTGAATAAGGTAAGCTTCTTACACCTATGATATTAGCTGTAGCTTCTTTAACACCTGCTAAAGAGAATGTTAAAACATTTGGAGATGCAACTATAGCTTCTACTGGAGTAACTCCTTCATCAGCTTTTGCTATATATTTAACATCTGCATAATAACTTTCTCCACAATCTGTAGCTATTTCTTGTGCTGTTCCACCTAATCCGAAAGTTGAAACTGTGTCAGAAGTTAAGTTTAAAGTAATACTTCCGTTGAATTTTAATCTTGGTATTGTTATCTCAATATATCCTTCAACACCATCTTGTGTTAATACATGTACTCTCATTACAGCTTTAACTGTTAATGGTTGTGTTTTTGTATCAATTGTGATTTGGTCAACTTTATCTTCATTGTATCTGTATACAACTTGTAAAGAACCTGAGAATGTATTTAATCCAATATCAATATTTTTTCCTGTTGGAGCAATTGTTTTAACTATTCCATCTGGCATACGAACATATACATTTCCTAGTGGAGTTTCTTTTGTACTACCTACACCATTTGTAAATGATACACATTCATCAAATTTATAAACTCCTGCTAATCCAGTAACAATTGGAGTACCTGTTTGGAAAGCTAAATATTCCATTTTAAAAGTAGCACTCTCTAACTCAACAGTTACATTTTTGCTATGTTTAATATCGAATAGTAATGCATTTAAATATCCACCTCTTTGCTCAATGCTTTGAACTTCTTGAGTAATAGTAGAATTTGTTAATGCAAGACCTTCACCCATATATTTATCTGTAACTGGGTCAAAGAATAATACATCTGCTACTGAAACTAATGCTAATCCTTTATTAATTATTCCCATATCTTTTTCTCCTTTTCTTTAAATTTTTCCATCACCAAGTGATGTTAATAAATTTCCCCCATCGACTAAAACATCATCAAATTTACCTTTTGGTTCATAATGTTTTATCCAATGTGGTATTTCAGACTTCATTTTTATAGCACCACTTAATTCTAATGACTTATACATATAGTAATCATCCTTAGAAAGTGCTATATCTAAATATCTATTAAATCTCCTTATAGTTAAGTTTTCCATTTCTTCATTTGATATATGCATACTATAAGAGACTATTGTAATTAAATCTTCCATTGTAGTATAAGAATTATCTTTTCTTGTACTTTTTAATTTTATTTTCATTTCATATAATAATTTTTCAGTTTCAGCATTAAAATGTTGAGGTTTTATATCATTTTGTAACATTATCAGCTGTCTCATTTCATCAAATTCTTCCGAGCTAATTGTTATTATATTAAACATTTTGTCTTTAATTTCTTCCATTTTTGTTGCATATTCTTTAATATCATCTATTTTTTTACTCTCAGAATACTCCTCAATAATTTTATCTTGTAATGCTTTATATTGTTTATTCAATAATTCATAATCTTTTGACCTTTGATAAACCTTCAAATATAACCTACCATTTTCTCTGATTATGTCAAAGGATTGTTCTTGTAAAACTATACTTAATATACATATCAACATATTCCATCTGTTTTTAAAATCTTCATTTATCAAAGATTTTTCATACATATATTCCAAATAAGGCAATCTCATAAGCCTTAAATCTCTTTCATCCAATCGTGATACATCTAAACATTCATCGGCAGACGAAAAGATAGAATAATAAAATAGCTTTGCAGGATATAAGGAAAGAGTTTTATACTCTAAAGGCTTGTCAAAAGCCAAATTCATCGTGTTTTCATAACTTATATTCATTAAATCCAAACACCCATAGTTAATTGAAATCCAGAATATTCAGAATTATAACTTACTTGTTTAGCTCCTGAAAACCTATCTACTTCAAAATTAATAAACATTTGAGACATTGTCTTTTCTAATTTAACTCCATTCAAAGTCTCTACTATAGTTTGCATAATAGCAACATCTCTTTTATCTATTGAAGAATATGGAGTATCTGGCAATATCATTTCATGATTATTAACAATAATTTGAAATATAACCCTAGCCAAAGCATTAGTTCTTCCATAAGAAGTTATATCATCTACATATATTCTTACTTGAGATTTTGCTTCTAATAAAGCATCAGGTGTATATTTTTGGAATAATATGTTATATTTTTCTGTATTAAAAGAAGATTTACAAATCATATCCTTCTTTTCTTTATCTGTTAATTCATTTTGTTCAAATGGGTTTTGTGAATATTTTAATAGTTTCCAAAATTCTGGGGAATTATCAAATAAATAATCTACAATAAGCTTAGGCAAATCTCTTGCCAATAAATAATTATTATAAGCAGTTTTGTTAAATGATTGCTCATCATTAGGTGAAATCATATTACCAATTACCCCCTAACCAAATTATTGTATTTATTTTATTCCCTGTTTTATTATCAATACATTCCAAATTCAAAGGATTTGTTTTATATTGTTTTAAATTTTTTATACTAAAATTATTCCCATCAATTATATTAAGTTCATAATATGATTTAGGAACATTTGACACATTTATTGTAAATGTATCAGTTTGTTGTATTTTATTTATATAATTATAAACAGTAAAATTCTCAGTTTCTCCCACTGTTATTCTTTTTACATTTGGTAATAATACGATACCATTATTTTCTGTAGTATCAGAAGGATTTTCATTTATAGCAACATTATCTTTATAATTATCATCTTGTAATTCAGGTGCTTTCATCATATAAAGCTCTACATAATTTGGATTTAATTCATCAAATAATTGTTTTACTCTAAATGCAACTTCATTAAATAAAAATCTATCATTAACATTTATTTTTGAAGTATTTTCATTTCTTTGTACTAATACTACAATATCTCCACCTGATTGAACTACACCTTTGTTTCCCCACTTAAAATTAGTATATGTCATTGCATCTTTTATTACACATGGATAACAATGTCTTTCTCCATTTTCATCTTCCCATCTTAATGAATTATTACATTGTAACATTCTTCCTTTAACATTATATAAATATTGTGTATCTAAGGAAGTTAGTAACCAAGTAGATAATTCTTTATGGTTAAAATTCCAATGAATATAATCTCCAATCTTAAATTTAACCTCATCATAAGGATAAGATTGAAAATATTTATAACCAACAATTTTATCTTCATCATTTCCTTCATAAATCCAACTATCATAAGGAGTATTATAATCAAAATTTTTATATACAACTCTATAATCAGTATTTTCAAAAAAAGTATCTTTTGTTAGCTCAGACATAGCCTCTGAATTGTTTATACTAGCACTTCCATGTAGTAAATCATTTATGGCTCTGATACATGGTTGTTTCTCTGTGACACTAGTTGGTGATAGCATGATGTTCTCGCCCCCAATCCATAAAGTAGATGTGGTGCTGTTTTAAAAGTATATCTATTAATATCACCTTCTACTTCTCTTTTTGCTGTCCTATAAGCCTCAAGTACAACTTTTTCTTGCTCTGCTTGTGAATGCATTTTTACGCTTCCACCATAAGTAGCAAAGTTTAATACTTTTGTATTAGTCATATACTCTTCATAATAGAAAATATTCATAGCTTCAGCTAATATTCTCTTCTCATCATAATCTAAGTCTTGATTAAATTGTCCTACTTCATAAGTATTAATCTTAATTATAGAACCTATCTCTGGAGTTATGTCTATCAATGTAATTGTTGAGTTTATTTCATCCCATATAAAGTTTTTTATTTGAACTTCTGGTGAATTACAATCTATTTGTTTAGATATATAAAAATCTATAGTATCTATATCTTTTGGAGTTGGGTCTAATTTAAAAATATTGTTTACTCCATCTCCAGTAAAAGAATATTCTGTAAGAGAAAATGGAACATTATCATACAAATTCTTTCTGCAGTCATATTGAAATAAAGATATTGCCATTTGCAAATATTTCCAATTCAAAGAATAAATTGCATATAAAGGTTTGTTGTATAATCTTTGGTCATTTTTTATTACTGCATTTAAACAGTAAATTTCTTCAAAACTTGTTGCCATTTTTCCACCTCCCTTACATTATGCTTTTATTGTCTTAAAGCATCTAATGAATTTAACACAGAAATTCCTCTGTCAAATTCTGTTCCAAAATAGCTTTCTATACCTTTTCTAATATAATAATCCCAGTCTTTTAATTGACCTTTTCTTATCATATTACAAATTCTGTAGATAACACAATTTAGAACATTACTATTTCTTTTATTTTCTGTAAGAATATCTAATTCTCTAATAATGTCATTTACATTATTTAATGTTAATAAAGAAATCAAACTTTCATCAGATAAATCTTTGTGGTTTCTGATATTAAATGCTTGATAATTAGTTTCATCTTCAAAATAGCAAACTCCATCTTCAAATAATTTTTTGATATGAGCTCTTCTAAATAATTTTTTAACTTCACTGATAGTTAAGCTTTGAGTATCATTAAATGATATATCAACACTTACAGTTCCATCTTCTGAATTTAAACCAATTCCTTGTAACATTCTACATCCAACTTCAACTTCATCTTCTGCTTCTTTTAATACAACACTTTGAGAAGGTGCACTAGCTTTACTCACCATTTCTGCCATAGCTTTTTTCATTTCTTCTAATTGTGCTCTTAACATTTCTACCTCAGATGGAGTTTCTTCTGTTTGTACAATATTTTCATTTATATCTTCATTTACCTTTTCAACTTTTTCTGTTTTAATTTCTTTTTTTGTTTGTTTAGCCATTTTAATAGCTCCTTTCAATAATAATCTATAATAAAATAGCATGATACCGACACAAATGTCGGCACCATACTTATTAAATAAGCAACTTATTTAATTATTGATTAACTGCTTGAATACCATAGTTAGCTTGTGTAATTATAGCTGCATCAAAGCTCATGAAATATTCATAGTTATATCTGTATTGTGAACCATCTGTTGGTTCTTTTACTTTAACATGAACAAAGTTCTCTCTTACTAATTTAACTGGTTTATCACCAACACTAGATAGTAATAGAACTCTATCATTAGGAATAGCTCTTAATGAAGCAGCACTTGTATTTGTGAATGGTTGACTTAAATCTGTAAATTGGTCTATTACAACATTGTCTACACCATATGCTCTTCCTAAGAAACCTTCTCTAATCATTTCATCTTGGCTTTGGAAACCATAGTTAGTTGTAGCTAATACTCCCATTTTATTAAATGCTGGTAATGTACCATAAGCTGTTACATCAGAACCACCATTTAACATTTTAATGTCTTCTATCATTTGGACATATTTAGATGCATCCCAGTTAGCTTGATAGAATGGTGTTCCTGTTATTGGAGTTACAGAATAAATTTCATCAACAATTAGTCTTAATTGAGCATATAATAAAGCAAAAGCAACTCTTGCTAATTCTCTACCCATATCATAATTGTTAGCTAAAATTCTAATATAATCCATAGTTGTTCCAATGCTATATGGCTTTGGAGTAACAGTTAATGACATTCTTGAATGGCTATCTAAGAATGTTACGTTTGTTGTGTAAGAAGTTCTTTGAGCAATTGGTAATCCTTTTGTCTCAATTTCATATGTTTGGCTATCACCAACATCTACTTCATCAACATTTGCAAGTCTCCAGATTTGTTCTGGTTTGCTTCTTAATATAATACTTTGTAATACATCAACTATAATTGAGTTGAATACTGTTCTAAAGTTTACATTTTCAAATGCATTGATAACATCTGCTTTAGTTTCTAAAGTATTTATTCCTGCTTTATCAGCACAGAAAGCTAATAATGCAAGTTTTGCTTCTTGGTTCTCTTTGTCATAATTTTCAACATTTATTGTTGAAAATGTTTTATCAGCCATTTTTCCATATTTGCTATCATTATACATAGCAAATTTTGCAACTTTAACTAGGCTATTTTTGATTAATTCAGCTTTTTCATCTATAGCTGAAAAGTTTTTTATTACATTAACTTCTTCGTTCATTATCTTTCTCACCTTCCTTTATCCTAATTATGCTGTAGCATCAGTAGTTTTTGCTCTAACAACTAATGTTTGTGCAAATTGACTTCCTGAAGCTCCACCTAATCTAAAGAATTTTAATGCTTCAATTGTTAAGTAGTTTTTAGCTGTAACAGCTGTAGCTTTTGCTGAATATGTTAATTCATATTGTCCAGCTTTTGGTATTAAGTTGTCTCCTACAACTAATGTTCCAGCAGTAAGAGCTGCTCCTACTGTGCTATCACAAGCATCTACAGAGATTTCAAATCTTGGGTTTGGTGTATTTAATCTGAAAGCAGTAACTACTTCACCTTCTCCAAATGTGTATTGTGTGTAGTCTGGTTGACCATCTGGTCTTCTTCCATCTGCTAATGTTTCAAATCCTCCATCTAATATTAATGCAACATCTTCTTTAGCTGCATTTGCAACTTTAGTTGGTGCATATACACTATAATTTCCATTTCCTAATGCAGCATCTAATGTTTCAGCAACAACTACTTGACCTGCATGTAGTGTATCATTAGCTGGAACTCTAATTTGAGCTTGCATGTATCCTGGATTTTCTGTAACTGTTCTTGATACATAATGTTTTGCCATAATTTTTTTCACTCCTTTTTATTATTTTTTGCCATTTATTTTTACATGGCTATTTTCTATAATATCAGCTAAACTTTTTGCTTCTGTTGAAGAAAATTTAACTGTATCCATAGCTGAAAATATTGGGTTAATAGAATATTTAACCTCTTTTTTCTCTTCTTCTGCTTTTTTCATTTTTAATGCAAAATCAGCAACTTTATTATTGATTTTTTCTTTCATTTCATCCATTGACATTTCTTTTATAGAATTTTTTAATTCAGTGGCTTCGTCTTCTGACATACAATGAGCAAATTTATCAATTTCTGCTGCCATTTTTCTTTCTTCTTCTGCTCTTCTAAAAGAATTTAATTCTTCTTTCATTTTAGCATTTTCTATTTCTAATGCATTTGCTTTTTTCTTCCAGTAATCTTTATCTGCATCAACATCATCTTGAAGTCCTTCTTCACCTTTGTCGTCTTTCTCTATTTTGTTTTTAACTTCTTTCTCTTCTTCCTCTTTTTCTTCTTCATCGTCTTCTTCTTTCTCTTCTTCGCTATCAGAGAAACCAATGTCTTCGCATACATGTGAAGAATTTTTCTTTTCTTCTTTTACATCATCTTCTTGAGCTTCTGCATCATCTTTTATTTTTTCAATGTCTTTGTTGTCTTTGTCTAATTTGTTTTTGATTTCTTCTTCATTATCTTTTGCCATTTCTTTTTCACCACCTTCATTATCATTATCTATGTCAAGTTTTTTATATAAACTTTTCACCTTATTAATAACAGAGGTTTCGCCCTCTTTTTGAGCATATGCTAATGCACTTGCTAAACCATATCTATTGTATACAGCCTTACCATCTTTTATTTCCATAATTGGATATTTAAGTTTTGAACTAGGAGCATCCTCCCAACCTTCTTCAACTAAAGCATAAACTTCTTTAACCAAAGTTTTATAATTTTTAGCATCTAAAACTTTCTTTCTTAATTCTGTTTTATTTACAGAACCCCAGCTACTTTCAGACATAGCTTCTTTAGATTTGTCAACAGTAATACTTTCTCCTGTTCCATAATCTTTCTTTGCAAATACTATAGCACTAAATTCTTCTTTGTGTTCTGCTGTCTCTTCATAAGTTCTATGAACTTCTTTTTTGTCTTCTATTTTTACTGAAACTTTACCATCTTTAACTTCATAAGGAACTTTATAGCTTGTAGCAGTTTCGTTGTCTCTAATTATAGCAATTTTTTCATCACTATAAATTTCTTCAACATAGTATTTTCTACCTTCCCATTCTCCATCGTGATATTTATATTTGCTTAATTCACTCCAGATTTGTTCTTGTAGCTCGTTATTGCTTAGACTATTCACTAGAATACCACCTATCCTTTCTTCTTTAATATCATTTAACCAATTCTCCATAATAGAGCCACCAATTAAATCATATCCTAAAGATTTTTTCTTATTCTTTACTTGTTGAATATATTGGTCAAGTTTATTAACTTGTATTTTGTTTATACTAGTATCTTCATATAGTTGCTTAGCCATTGCTAATTCTTGATTTGTACAACCTTTGCCTATAGTTTTATATGAATTTAATCCTTCATTAATTGAATTCTTAACTTCTTCAGGTATCTCATATATAGTATTTTTTGAAGAAAAGGTAATATAATGTTCATTAGCCTTCTTAATTTCATCTTCATTATATGAAAATCTAAGAATATCTAAATGACTACCTTCTATTCCTTCCATAATATTTTCTCCAAGTAAAACACAACTTAATAAACGGAATTTTTCAATATTTAGTATTCCAGTAATTTTATCTTGTTCTCCTTCAATAACTGCTAATTCAATACTAACTTTAACATTTCCGTTCCTTTTTTTTAAAATATTCATAATAACTGGAAAATAATTTTTCCAAATTACTACCTTTGCATTTAAATATATTCTTCCATTATCTCTTTCTACAAATGAAAAAGTTGAACTTTCAGGAATTGTTCCAAATGCTATAAACTTTTTCTTTTCTTCTTCATTATAAGCATGTTTTTTAAAGTCAGTAGATAATGAAGGGATAATTGAATTATCCAATATACATAATAATGGTTTATTATAAAAAGATTGTAAAGATTTTTCAACACATTCTTTTGTAATATTACATTTATTTCTGTTTACACCTACATGTAAAAAATCAATTTCTGCAATACTACAATAGCCATCATTTTCTAATAATTTAAAATTATCAGGTTCAAGGCTAAATTGTAAATTAACTGTTTCTTCCATTCGCTTTACACTCCTTTCCCTTAATCATTATCGTTATCTTCGCTTACCCCATTTAATAAATTATATTCATCTTGCAATATATAAAATTGCTCACAAAATCCATCGAACATTGCCTTATTATCTTCTCCATAAACTTGAGCTTTATCTCTTAATAAGATAGCTTGGCTCATAAATTTATTCCAAATTCTTAACATTCTTTTTAAATCACTTTCAACATTTAAGTCTCCATTAAGAGTAGCTACATTGATAGCAGACTTAATTAATTCATATGTTTCTATATGTTCATTAAGATTTGTATTAAAGAAGTCTAACATTGTAGTATATGTTCTTACATCTTTTTTTGTTTCATAATATTTAGGAGCAATATTGTATCTTAAAAGTATATCAGAAAACTCATCTGCTAATAATGGCATTAAATGAGCATATCCTTTATGAAAAACCTTGTTAAAATTAACAAAGCTCCATTCAGCATCTGCATACCCTAAGAACCTATCTAAAGTTCTATTGTGATTAAACATAGCTTGAATTAATAGATTTATTTTCTCTATTGTTTCTTCAGATATTAACATTTGCCTTCCTCCTATTTGATTTTATTTTTTGGTTTATTATTTGTCCATTGTGTTAATAATTTAGATAAATCTTCTGTCATTAAAAACACCCACATAGTACGGTTATTTCTTTCTTTACCTAATTGATAAGAGTAAATAGGTTGTATTCCATTTTGCTCTATAAATTTGCAAAGATTTGGTGAACCACATATATATTTTTGAACATTTTCTAATTCATTAATATTATCTATAAACATTTTTAATTTTCACCTACCCTATTCTCTTTGTATTCTCTGCTTTTTTCTCCACTCTCCTGCATATCTCCAACATCTTTTAAAGGTCTTCCACCTTCATTTAAACTTCCAGGTTTATTAGACATTGTATTCATAGATTGAAGTGGTCTCATTTTAGATTTAATATCTAATTTATCTGCTAAATTAATAAATCCTTCTACTTCAAATGGTTCAAAACCAATATTTGCCATTAAATATTCTACTGGCATATTAGTAGTAGTAGTTAATTTTATAGCATTGTCTATTTCTTTATCTTTGTCTAATTTATTTCCAAAGAATGATACTTTCCATTTATAAGTTCTTGTTTTTTGAGCTAATATCCAATTTACCAAATTAGCAAATTGAGTATACATATGTGTAGCACCATAATCAAATGATATTTGAGTAGATATTTTTAATTGTCCTGCATTTTTATTATCTTTTCCAAACATAGCAGAACCCATACCTAAAGCACTAAATACATTGTTATCTCCTAAGTCAACTAATTTATCCATTGTATTAACTTGATTTGCAGCAACTTCTTGAGCATCAAATGGTGTTGCAAATGCAACTATATTTTCTGGCATTTGTTGTTTCATCATAGCAATCAATTCAGCTGCAACATTATAATCTATTTGCATTTTATTTGTGTTTTTATCAATTGGAATTTTCATTGCAATTAATTTCCACAAATCTAATACAGATTTTTTCTTTAATAAATCTCTATAGCTTAATACATCCAAAGAAGCTCCCATTGCACCTGTAAGTGGTGGAATTTTATCAGCTCTATTTGGATTAAACGTTAGACAGAAAGATTTTTCTGGTGGCATATTAAAATATTGGAAAGGTGCCAATTCTTTTCCTGTAAATCCTTCTTCTCTTTTTTTTAAGAATAATCTATATGCATCTGTTAATTCAGGTAACACATCTGGTAATCCTAACATTCTATCAAAAAATGTTAAATCTATTGCAAACAACCAACCATATGTCCATGGTGCCGTTATATAACAGTAATCTGTTGGCAATTGTAAGAATGTTATTGTATCATCTGTTTCTTGAATTAGATAAAATCCTACTCCATCTTCCATTACTTGTAAATCCATTTTTTGGAATTGATATTTAATATTCATTTTCCTTAATGTATTTAAACAAGTATTATAACTATTAATATATTCCTTTGTGTTAATTATATCTTTAATATTAGTATCAGCTGGTTTCAACAAATAATTAAAAGATTTTTCAGTATTTAAAAACCATATGGCTCTTCCATATTGTCCTACAGCATTTTCAAGATATTGACTTAAATGTCTAATGCTCATATCATATTCTTGGGGAGACATTAACCATTTTGCAATTTCATTTGAACTTGCTTTACTTGGATTAAAATTAATATTGTTTATATATTGTTCAGATAATATAGGATTGTACATTCCTTTATTACTTGATATTTGAGTAATTAAATCCAATTGTCTTAATTGCTTGCTTAAATCAGCAGAATATATCTTTACAAAATCATCAATAGTTTGTAATTGCTCTGGGGTAGCCATTTTTGGTTTACTACTATTTTTCTTTTTTGAACTCACCTATTATACCCCCTTATTATTGAAATATACTTGATAATGTTCCCATATTGCCAGAAGCTATTCTATTCATATTAGCAATAGTCATTACCAAATCCTTATTATCTACTTCTAATGTATTATCATAAGTCATAGCCCACCATATAGCATAAGCTAGACTAGAATACCTATCTTTATCTATTTTATTTAAAACTCTTTCTACAGTAACTTCTCCATTAGTCAAATGTTTTATTTTTAAATTAGCAATTTCTTCAACTAATGCATTAGTCTGTTCATAAGGAGCAAATTTCATATATTCATTTATATCAGTTACATCAAATTCATTATCTTTTCTTTCTTCTAACAATCTCAACTTTAAACCTTCAACGCAACCAATAAAATTTACTATAACACTATTATTTATCCTTCCACCTGTTTTACTATCTCTCTCTTGAGAATTTAATGCAAATACTAATTCTTCAGCTTCTCTATACTCTGATTTAATATCTCCATTGACAGTATCCCAAGCTGGATATGTTTCTCCTGTTTGGACATCTACATTTGGTTTTAATAATTCATCTAATAAACCTTTTCCTAAACCATTAGTATCAACTACTACACATTTAGCTTTATATTGAGCTTGAACTTGTTTTACAAAACAAGCTTGTGCAGTGAAGTTTAATTGATTTGTTACTAAAAACATATTTCCAAGGTCTAATTGCTTAATTAAACCATTATTTGCATGGTGAATTTCCAATACACTAATAATAGTTTTGTTATTATTTTGATTTGCAGACCTTGCAACATCGACACCCAATACTATTTCTCTTTTGCCATCTGGATTGTTTAAAATAGGTTCTGTTAAATTTCTAGTTTTTAGCAAACTCTTTATGTCTACTAATTGATTGTCCACAGCTCCTACCCATTTTTCTTCATAGTTTCTTGCAAAAGATACAGAACTCATCTGTTTTTTCTTTTTTATTATCTGGTCTTTACGTGAACCTCTACCCATCCAACAAGCAAGCATCCATCCTGAACCAAGGACTATTTCTCCTTTACAGTCCAACATATCTCTATACATTTGCACGCTTCTTTGCCACTCATCGCTACCTCTAAATCCGCTCGTAGTAAAGAAGTTTATTTGTTGATTTAATTCTAATGGGTCAATAATTCCTAACTTACCTTTTGTGGTTCTTCCAATTTCAACAATTGGTTTTAATGCATCATCAAATGTTTCAGCATCTACTAAAGCACTTTCTTCTATTTGTATTCTATTTCTTCTTTGTCCTTTACTTGTCTGTGCATTTGCTAATACATCTATCCTAGAACCATTAACAAAATTCAATTCAAAATCATCTTTTGCTACCCTAGGTTTATACATTTCATTCTTTAGTAATGGAAATTGTCTCGTTATTTCATCATATTTATCTTTCAATAATTCTGCAGCATTGGCTTTTGTTTGTGCAGTCAAAGACATAGTAATTCCTGGATATAAAATAGCAATTATAAACATAGAAATTACTTCACCCCAAGTATTATGACTTATAAAACCATTAGATACAAAAGAATGAGTATCTGGTACACTAATATCATAAACATGAGATTTGCCATTTTCTATATTTACTATGTTATCTAAAAAATAATTTTCTTTATATTTATTTGAATTGACTAATCTCAAACCACCACATATCTTATTTAAAATTTCCTGTTTTCTGTTGCAACTAAATCCTACTTCTTGATTAAACTTGTCTATATTTTGACCATAAATTCTCAAAACATAAAAAGTATGATTATATTTTTTATCTACGATGCTCTTTACACTACTTATAATTCCAAAGTTTAATAGCAACAAATGTATTTGTTCAATTAAATCTTTAGACTTACTTGTTATTCCTATTTTATTTCCCCCTGTTTCTACATAACCATCAGTATCAAAAATTCCTTGTAGTGTCTTTCTTACAATGTTTTTAGGAGCTCTCATTATACAATCAGGTATCTTTTTCTTGTCAGATTTAATATAATCAAACCCTAATTGATAAAATAAATCTCTTATTCCTAATCCATAGCAAACATAATCACACTTATTTTCTTTCTTTAAAACTAAACCCAATTTATTAATATATTTAGAATAATTTTCTAATATATCTTTATCTATGTTAGAAAAAATTAATTTATCTTTACGAGAAACACAGCCATCACCTATTATATAACCTATAATTAAAGCCAATTCCTCAGTTAATTCTGTAGGCAAGTTTATTTCCTTTTTTCCTCTTATTTTACTTTTATCTATATTTAAGTTTGTTTTATTTCCCCAAATATTATTTTTGGTAGAAATTAAAACATTATCTCCTATTTTTAAATCACTGGCTAAAATATAATCTATTTCACCTGTAGATTTTTCAACTAAAATAGGGTGATTATTACTACATTCTAATTCAAATCCATAATTAGTTTTTATTTTTTTAGTATCTTTATAACCATTATATACACCACGGTCTACTTCTTCATGAATATTATTTTTATTAACTATTCTTAAATCTAATTTTGAAGTGTAATCTTCTATCCCATTTTCTTCACAATTAAAAAAATCCTTTATTTTAACCATTCCATTATTTGTAAATAGATAGGTGTCTCCACTCACACATTTTCCCCAACCTCTAGGGAATACTCCATATATACTATAAAATCTACATATACACCTTAAAAACACTCTTTGGTCAAAATGTAAATTTATTCCACCTGTCTCTGGTTTAAGTAAGTCTAAAAACAAATCCGGGAACCATCTCATCCATGCTATCAAATCAGAATATTGTTTTATATGCTCATGAAAAAAATCATTTTGATTTTTACTTGAAGGTTTTACAGTTGGATTATCCCAAGGGTCATAATTTGAAGTTGGCACTTGAGACATTCTCTGGTGTTTTGTTTCTGGCTTTTCAAAATTCTTAATATATGCCATTATTCTTGACCCTCCTCATTATATTCTTCAGGAAGTTCAATGAATTTTTCTATTTTTGGTCTGTTCTCTTCAGTTGGGTCATCTTTAAATATTCCATAACTATCACCAGTTTCAGCCATATAACTTTCTTTCATTTTATCATAAAATTTATAAACATCACTGTATTCTACAGTTGGTTTCCCTTCAAGTTCTCTTGCATAATTTATATAGTTCCAAATACAGAAATCTACCGCATCATTTGGTCTAAATCTGAATTTTGGTAATATCTTTATTATATCTTGTTCTTGTTCAACAGCTTGAGCAATTTCTCCTATTGTACTAAGACCACCTTGTAAATCTGCTTTGCTAAATTGGTTGGGATTTATTTTAGCCCTTTCAGCTTGTTTCATAGCTAACTCTCCCCATGTCTTAGCATCAGTAGACCTATCATTAGCAACAGCCATTTCTTCTTTAACCTTATATCTAACATAAGTTATCAAGGCTTCTGTATGCATACTTGTCTGTTCAGGATAATATGCTTTTAAGAAATTATATTTATTCCACATATGAAAATATTCTTCATCTGTAAATCCATTTCCAAATAATCTTATAATTTCATCATTAACTTTAAAATCCTTGAATTTTTCTATTTCTGTCTTTATTGGTTCTACTTTATTTAAATCTGTTAAAGTAGGTTTAATATCTAATGGTCTTTCTAAAACATCTAAATCTCCATCTTTCCATTTAAGACATCTATATTGTTGTAAATTGATTAACCTTAAATAATTTCCTATTTTATTTTTACTTTCTCTGTTAATTGCTTTAATCCATAATTCTTCAATATAAGGTCTATCTATAGTTCTTAACATTTGTAAAGTTTTAGGTCTGCTAATTTCTCCATTTGCATCCGTACACATACTTCTTATACAAGTTTTACAATATGGCAAAACTCCATTAGCAGCATGCATTTCATTATAACTTATAAAAAACTCTGTCTTGGCTTTAAATTTTCCACAAGCACTACATTGAACAATATCAGTATTTTTCTTATTTTTTCTTTTTCTTTTTCTACTTCCAGTAGTTGTTGCCATTATTTCTCATCTCCCTTTTCATTTTGTCTAAATCCAATTGGTCTCTTAACATTCAATTCTTCATCTTGTTCATTTAATGAATTTATTTGATAAACAATTCTATTTCTTTTTTCTTCAATCCATAATGTGACCAATTCAGTTAAACTATCTATAAGAGGAAAAACAAATTTTTCTGCAACAATACCTATAATAATTCCATATAATATATTCATATAATCACCTTTCAATAATGAAAATAGAGCCATGCTCAAAGAACATAGCTCCGCAAACCATATGGTTTTCCTAGAGTAAATGACCTTCAGGAACACTTACTCTCCTAAAAAATTAATTAAAATATATATCCATAAGGATTTACAGTTTTACCATTTTTTATTACTTCAAAATGTAAATGATTACCAGTAGAATTTCCAGTTGAACCCATAAGTCCAATCTTTTGTCCACCTTCTACATAATCTCCTTTTTTAACTAAAATAGAACTCATATGTCCATATCTAGTTCTCATTCCATCTTCATGTTCTATTAAAATCATATTTCCATAACTTCCAGCATATTTAGCTTCAATAACCTTTCCACTTTTATATGCATATATTGGGTCTTTATAACTTCCAGCCAAATCTATTCCTAAGTGCCAACCCATAGACCTATTTCCATAATATGAACTTATATATCTACTTTTAGTAGGATAAAAAGTTACTATTTTTTTATATTTTTTTATTAAATTACTTTTTATTTCTTTTACTTCATCTTCAGTGGAAATATTAGAATTATTATACTGAGTTTCTGTTTTAATATAAATATCTAACTTTTCAGTTTTTTCTAAAACTTGATTTTTAAATTTCTCAGCTTTTTCTTCATTATTAAAAATTAAAACTTCATTCTCATTAGCTATAACTTTATATACGACATATCTAGCTGAATATCTATTATAATTTCCTCTTGTACTTACTTTTATATTTTCTCTTGTACTTAATTCCTTACTGGGTATATCCTCGCTTTCTTCACTTTGACATACACTTATAGTAAAACTATTGTTATCACTTTTTTTAGTATTATTTGTAAAAATTAGAATGTTAAATCCTAATAATACAGTACACATAGATATTGCTAAAATTTTTCTAGCTCTATCTATTATTTTGTTGTTCACAAAAATCACTCCTTAAATTCTTACAACTTAATTAAATATTGACATTCTATTCCATCTTTTCTATTTAATATAAATAAATTTTGTGATGGATTGCTTGTTTTTCTTAGGTTGTTAGCATAAGTATCAGTTCCTGAAAAAGTACCATTCATATATACATATGTCCCTTGTATTTCATTTGCTTCAAAATGATGTGAATGTGCTATGAAAATAGCATCATAAAATCTTTTAGTCATTAAGCTTAAATTTTGAACTACATCACTTATCTTGTCTCTATGTCCATGTGTAAATCCATAGTTTCTACCATAAATTTGAATAGTTCCAATTTCTTCATTTATTTCGTTTTCCATTATATGAATATTCTCACTATTCTCAAATCTAGCTTTTAAAAACCATTTAATAAATATTGAAAAATTTTCACCATTTAAACTTATGTCTTTATTTTCAAAAACTCTTCCATGATTATCACTTACATCATAATAATATATTTCACAAATTTCTGACAATGTATTCATAAAACTAGCTAATGTCTCAGACACATTCATAACTTGTTCTACTATATTTTCTCTATTCTCTATCCTAATTGTAGTGTGGATAATACCACTTAAATAATCTCCTAGCCCTAATATATATATCTTATCTACATTGTTTAATTTTATATAATCATATACTTTATCATATAAGTACATTATTCTATCTAAAAATATTGTTGGATTATATTCATTATTAAATTCTTCTATATTTAATCCATAATGAAAATCACTTAGTGTTAAAATAGCAGTTTTTGTATCTCCAATAGCATATTTTGATTTATCAAAATGCTTTAAAGGATGTTCTAATGCAATTTGAGAAGCACATTTGGTAGCTAATTCAAAAATGTCCTCTTCTCTAGCCTGTTCTCTTAGTCTTCTGTTTAAAGAAGCTCTCTCATCTGCAACCTTTATTCTTTCTTTTTTTAATTCTTGTAATTGAATTTGAATTTCTTTTTGATAATCTACAGGTTCTTTTTCAATTAGTCTGTTTTTCATTTTCTTGTAAACAGCTATTCCACCAAATTCAGTATCTTGAGACTTTCTTAAACTATCCCTATTCAAATCCAATCCTAATAAATCACATATATCAGACCATTCTAAATCATCTGGTCTTTCTTCTTTCTTTATATCTATTAGTCTCATTGCATAATCTAAATCATCTTCATTTTCTTTTCTTAAATATTTATTATTCATATAAATTTCCTTTCTATAATCATATGGAGCTCCCTGTTTGATTTGAACAAACGATTACTGATTACAAGTCAGTTGTTTTACCATCTGAACTAAGGGAGCAAATGCACCAGAGCTTCTAAAGTTTTCTGGCGACCAATTTAAAAGGGGTCTTCATCCTCAAAGTTTCCAAAGAAAAACTTTCCTTTATCTTGGTCTGAATAGCTAGACTTGAACTAACTCTTCACCCTCCCAAAGGGCGTGTGCTACCATTAAACACCATATTCAGTTTTGGTAGCGTAGGAGTGGATTTGAACCACTGTTCTATTGGTTATGAGCCAATCGAGATAACCACTTCTCTACCCCGCTATATATTCTATCCATAGAAGGTGATTGAGTGGTATTTCGTATAGCCTTAGTGTCCTAAGGCTTACACGATTTTTCTAATGAATTACGATTTTATTTTTATTACTTTCTATCTAACTCTCCATTTTTGATTTTATCCAAACATTCTGGACAATATTTTGTTCTATTACTTTTTCTTTTTGTTAGTAACCCACAACAAGCACATTTTGTGAAATAACCACCTAAATATTGTTCAAAATAATAAACCATATCTCTATCAGGAACAAATGTTAATACAACTTCTCCAGTTTCATCTACATAATTTACCACAGAACTCATACTTAAAGTAGGTGTTATATATCCTTTTTTTGTTAAATAATGCATAAAATCTAATTTGTCTTGTTTTTTTACATACATATCACATAATTTAAATATATCATTATCTTTGCACCCTACATAATATTTATCTGCTTTATTTATACTCATATAATATTTTGCCAATACTAGATATACAAACATAAGTTTTTGACATTTTAGATTTTCTTCTGTTAGTATAGTATCTAACTCATTTTGAGTTATATTTATAGCAATAGGTTTTTTTAATTTATATTTATTACTTTTTCTTACCTTTTCATCTATTATTTTATAAAATTTAACTCTATTATAATTTAACACATACTTTTTGCAAAATAAATGTAAATTTTCAGCTATTTCACTATCAGACTGCCCCATCTCTCTAAAATATGTTGCTATAAGTTGCAATTCAAACTTATTATTTTTTTTAGTTTCAAGACCTTTGTTTAGAATTTTTTCCACATGTTTATATTCATCAAATATTATTGCCATTCTATATCAACCCTTTCATTATTATATTTTTTACCCATATATTCTATTTTTCCATTTTCGTTCAACATAGGAATAGAAAATCCCTTATTTGAATTATCATATATATTTAATAGAATACCTTCTCCAAATAAATCCCAACAAAAATTTTTAGGAGACTTTGGATATAATACATAATTAATATAGATAGCTATATTAGCCAATCTTTGTATGTCATCACTAATATAATCAAAATCAAGAGCATAAATTTCTTCTTTACTATAATTCTTGTTTTCTTCCTCTCCATACATATCTATATTAGACTGAGTTGACTTACTAGCTTTATATTTCTTATATACCTTTAGCATTTCTTTCATCTGTTCTTCTGTAAAATCTATCTTTGGATTGTATAATATATTGAAAATATAATCGGGACTAGCCTTCTTCACATTTATCTTAATTTCTTTTATTGCTTTTTCCATATATCTACAAATATTATTCATAACACAATCAGTTTCTAATAAAGGATTAAATTTATTATAATTATTAGCTAATTGTTTTTGCTCCTCTGTCTTGTTTTCTATATTTAATAATTCTTCAATGTGAATACCAAATGTTCTATAACATAGATACTCATATTTATTATAATGCTCACTAAACTTCATTTTATAAGTAGGATATAAATATTTCATAAAATATGGTCTTTTTTCTATTATTAATTTATTATTAAATTCTATTTCTTCTTTTGTAAAAGTTTCATTTGGTTTGTCTGGATTTATCCAGTTAGTCCAATGATGTGGAAAATTTTTAACAATCAAACCTTTTGCTTTCAAATATACCCCCAGTTACCTGGTACTTTAACACTATTTTATAGTGGGTTTAGACTATCTCTTCAACCTTATAGGTTGTCAGGCACTTCGCAATAAGGACTTTCACCTTAATGCTACAGGGCTACACTCATCACCCTTAGTCGTTACACCTTCCTTGTTTAAACAAGGCTTGGCACGATATTATCTTTATTTATATTTCCATATATAACCATAAGTTTGGGTTCTTAATCCTTTGCAACATCTACATATCAAAGAAGCTCTTATTCCTAACTCTCTCCAAACATCTGCCATACTATTCCATTCTTTTATAAATTTACCATCCAAATCATATTGAATTACTTTTTTAGAATAATTTTCTTTTGCATACTTAGCAACAGCATTTTTTTGTTTTTGAGAAGGTTTAGCCAAACCATTTTTATATGCATGGTTTTCATTTTCACTTCTAGTATTCCACTCTAAGTTAGTTGCATGATTATTATGCTTATTTCCATCTTTATGATTAACTTCTGGTTTATTTTCTGGATTTTGCACAAAAGCTTTGGCTACTAATATATGAATTCTAAAAGTTTTTTGTTTATTATTTTTAGATAATGTAACTTTTAAGTATCCTTTGCTATCATTAGGTATTAATATTTTTTCATTATAAAATTGCATTTTATTATTCTTGTTTTTTACATATCTTTCTAAACTTTTTACATTTCCATAATTACTTACTTGATATAATCCTTCATAATCTTTTATATCTTTCCAAATTTCTTTCATAAAAATCCTTTCTTAGACTTTCATCGTTAGCCAGATTTCTCTGACACCCTAGATTTCTAGGTTCACCTGATTTTCACTAATATATTACTATACTAGGCGACTAGCAATTAATCGATTTCATTTCCTTGTGCAACTCTACACTCTTTTAATCTATGCATTATAGTATTATATTCTTTACTTCCTTCTTCAAACAAAGGGAGCATACTGTAAAGTGTAGTGCTACAATTTGTTATATAACCAATCTTACTATCAAAAGATAATAAATCAGCTTTATATAAATCTTTTGTGTCTATATATTTCTTTTCAGTTGGTTTCTTTTGGTATGTTATAGGATTTCCACCAAAAGTATTGTCAATCATAATTTTATTATCCGAAGTAAACACTATGTCGCCGGTCAAAATCACTATCTGCATGCAACATACAATCTTTTCCAAAAACATTATATATAATTCCACTGTATAAGTATCTATACCATTCATGTGTTTTTTCATTATCTTGTAAATGTAATATATTTACTTCACTTCTCCATGTTAATGGAGCTCTCATAGCTACCACAGTATTTATATTTCTTTTATTCCAATACTGACTATAATGTTCTCCTTCTTTTAATAATCCCTTAACTTCCATTCCGTATATATGTTCGCAAAGTCCATAAGGGTCACTTAACATGGTTTGAAAATTTCCATTGACTAATAGTTTGCCAATATAACTCTCATTAATTTTAGCATTTAAATAACGAGCCACCTTTGTCTTAATATAAGTATCATTTATCAAATCTCTATTTAATATTAAAGCTCTTACAATAGGGTCTAAAGAATTAAACAAATCCAAAAGGTCTTCTTTACTTAATAATGTTAAATCCCTGTCACATACACTTCCCATAAGATAAAGCAATGTATAATCTGCATTTTGACTTGTTATATTATCTAACCATTTGACAGTTGGTTTACATAATTCTTCAATTTTTTCTGGAGTATCTAAATTCAATACTTGCAAAAATTGATAATTAGTAAATACAGCTGTCTTATCTTCTTTAGGAGTAAATTTAGTAACTCCCCACCTTCCATCATTCTCTTTGCAACAATCCAAATAATGTTGCCAACTGTCATAACCTTTCCATAATTTAAATTGACTTTCAGTAATAATCATATCTATATTATCAGTATCTACTTCATTGCCATATAAATCTATTATGATATGCTTTCCAGCCACTTCTCTTGAAAACTTATGAAAATCAAATACACAAACCATACCTTTAACAAAATAATTTCTTATACAAAATGAACAAGGAATATAATCTAAATCTAAATCTTCAGACCATTTTTTAGCAAGTTCTGGAGAACATATTCCCATTCCATCCCATAAATTAAATGTAAGCTCTTTATCAAGCTCTTCAATAGTATCATCTGGTTCTTGTTCTGTAACCCAATCTACCTTTTTAGTCATTTTGATTTCTAAATCAGGGACAACACATACTCTTGGTTCACTAACACTATAAGTAGCACTGTTAGACAAGGCATAATAAGCATTATATTTACTTTCTGTTATTTTTAAATCCTTATGTCCATTTCTCAATATTTTATCTAGTTCTTCATAAATATCTTCTTGAACAAAAAACACTGTGTTTCTACGAGCATTACCAGCCCCACAAAGAAGTCTTACATAATTTTTACCATTTATTACCAATTTATGTTTTATTATATGTTTGTAATGACTATGCTTTTCTATAACAACAGACACATATTCAGGAATAAATAAGAGATTATCTATATCTTTATCAATTTGTAAAATCTTATTTTTGTTTTCAATACAATTTCTTCTTCTAGTAAGTCTTCTTCTTTCTTTGAAGAGTTCATTTATAAAATCAAAATCTATATTTTTGCCTTTTATCTTTCTAATAGCTCTTAAAACTTGATTATCACCTAATGCTATTAGTTCATCATTCTTTCTTGCACTTTTCATATTGATATTAATATTATAATTATCTTTTTTTAATCTACCAGAATTAAACTTTAATACATAAAATTGCTGTAATTTTTGCATTAGTTAATCACCTTTCCCAATCTTCAATATCTTCTTCAATTAGTCTTTGAGTTTGTCTCTTTACTTGTGCTCTATTAAATTTAGGTCTTTTAAATTCTTTTTCTTCAAGAACAGAGTTGTCATAAACTGGTATTTCAATTGTATCACTCATATCAACATCTACATTTATCTTATCAAACTCTAATCCATCATCTCCTACAGCCATTCTTACCATATCAATTTTAAATTTAAATTGTTGTAATTGATTATTAATTTTAGCTTGAACTTCTGGTGGTTGAGTATTAAACCATTGGTGATTATAAGCAGCTAAATTAGCTCCATTTTCAATAGACACTTTCCCACCATTTCTTTTTTCTCTTATATGGTGATAAGTTATTGTTCTATCTAGTTTCTTAAATCCACGAATAGTTCTTTTATATTCAGCTTCTTGTTCTGGAGTTATTTCTCTAATTCCAGCCCTTTCCATAAAACAACCTTTTCCATATCTCTTCTCAAGTAATTTTTTACCAGTTTTATTTTTCATTAACTAACCCCCTATTCTCGGTTATTGTCATTTTTTACTAACTTCTCATAAACTTCCATTTTATCTATAAGTTTAGGCAAACTAACTGTAGGTGTCCACCTTGCAATATCAATAAGCTCTTCCTTTATGTCATACCATATATCTTTATATGTTTTATCCATTTTTATTATCCTCCATATATTTGATTGGTATATTTAATTTAGTAGCCATATCAATTTCCACTTGCATACCTTTAGAAATCCCCTTTTGATTAAATACCCATATTTCATCACATTCAGCAAGCCATCTTAATCCCATATCCATTCCTAATTGCCTTTCTACTTCATTATTCTCTTCAAGAAAGTTAGTATAATAAACATGTGGTGCTAATGGCATATATCCTTGAAGCAACACTTCTCTACAATATTTCTGTGCATTTTTTATATTATTTTCATAGTCCCCTGCTAAAGGAGAAGAAAAAAATATTTTTTTCATATTACATCTTCTCCATTTCTTTAAAAATTCCTCGTGCGGCATTTTGTAGGTCTGTTACATATTTGTTGTAAACATGATAATTAAAAATCCAATCATCTAATTCAGTCTCACTAGGATGTTGTTTTTGTTCTTCACTTAATCCATTATCATATTCTGTATCATCTTTATTCATTCTCTCAATTCTGACTGTAATACTATCAAAATCTGTTTGCCACCATTTTCTTATTTCATTAGGAAATCTAGCATCTGGTATTAATACATATTCATAATTACTTTGAAGTCCTTTAATTATTTCAATTACACAATTTACCCATATATCAGGATTGTTTTCTCTACATAGATTTGTTCCTATTTGTTGTAGTAGGGTTCTTCCTTTTTCATCTTTTATACCATCCCAATCAAAATATTCTTTGCATATAAATTTTAAAATATCTCCATATTTTATAGTAAGTACTCTTTTACCATGTAGTTTAGCTTCTGCACTAAAATACATTGCAAATGTATCCTTACCACTTCTGGCTTTCCCAGATATTAAAATAATTTTTGGCATTCAATCATCTCCTTATTCTAATTTAATCCCATCCTTTACATCCACAATAATATTCATCTGTTTTTTTATCTTTACGATACTCAAAAAATGGTAAATCATAACTTGATTTTTCTTCATGTCCACAATAAGAACATGTTGCCATTCTTCCTTCCAATGAAGGTAATTCTTCGGCTACTTCTTTACAATCACAAATTATACAATAAGGATTGCCTTTAATATCATGTGCCATAGCTACATGCCCACATTTCATAAGTGTTTCCATTAATTATCTCCTTTCTTATCATTTTTTAATAGTCCAAATAGCCAACCAATTCCATATAATATCATTCCTGTCACACAACCTTGCCAATATGTCCAGGTAGCAGATAATCCAAATAAATATATAATTCCATTACCAACTCCCCATGCTATTAATCCACTAAATCCCATAGCAAATGCAATAACAAATAAAACTCCACATAATAATCCAAATAAACCTATAATCTTATTCATACTCTCTCCTAACTACAAGCAATATCAGCTTGATTTAATAAAACTAAAGCATTATACTTTTCTTTCCCTATCAACTTAATTAATTTTTCTTTTGGTTGATAGTTTCCTAATTCCATTTCTTTCACTATGTTGAACATTCTCATATGCAAACCAATTAAATCAGCCACATATAAAGTTATTTCTTGTTCTTCTCTTAATTCTTTACTAGAACAATATAGCAAATACAAATAGGCAGATACATTTTCATGTCCATAATAATGAGCTATGTCTGTATCATTACCTTGACTATCTTTGAATACTTTAGTAAATGGTTTTCCTATATCATGAAAGAAAGCTGCTTCAAACAGAATTCTTAACATATAAGTATTTATTTTAAGTGCATAATTTTTCTTTACATATTCAGTACATGCACACATATGGTCTCCAATAGATAATAAATGGTGTGGGTTGTCATGTGGTATTTTCCTTAACTTATCCATATTCTTTAGATAATCCCTTTGTCTGTCAAATTGCCTTTTTATTACAATATTATCCCAGCCTTCTCTATACTGTGGTATTTCAAATCTAAGATACATATTTCTAATTACTTCTTCAGGAATTTTTCTTTCTCTATTTTTATTGTTCTTAAAACATTTCTCAATACTAGTTAAAACAAATATGCAAGTTTTATTTAAATCATTAAATTTTTTAAGTTCATTTAGAAATGCCATTCTTCTTTTTGAAGAAATATTTGTTGCATCATATATACAGTCAACACCATTTTCTAAACAGAATTTTATCCTATTGTGCAATTCTTTAAATAATACAGAATTATTTCCTTGTGTATTTTCATTTCCCCATAATTCTTTTCTTAATTCATCAGAAGAAAAAATCTGTATCTTAGGATTTTCTTCTTTCATTTTTTTAGCTATGTTGGATTTTCCAGAACCTGGTAATCCTACTAACATATAAAAATTAGTCATATAACTCTATCCTTTCTATAATCTTTTTGTTTGTTAGCTTTTCTATATATTCTCCTGAATTATTCACTATTCCATTATATAATTGAAAAGCAAATGTTTTATCATAAGAGAAAATATCTTGTATAATTAAAGCAAATTCTTTTCTATCTAACTTATTTTTAACTTCATTTACAAAACATTCTATTAACTTTAAATATTCTTTCCAAATTTTAAGTTCTTTTTCAACTTTATTAAAAACTTCTTTATATTCTGGGAAATAAGATAAAAATTCTCCTTGTTCATTTGCTCTTATTAAATCTAACACTTTTTCCTTGTTTATAACATGATTATTTACTAATCTATGTGCATTTACATATGAAGGAGATTTAATTTTTACTCTATTCCAATATTTATCTACTACTACATAGCCTTCTTCATTATAAGGCAATTTCTCAGCTGCTTCCTTAACTTCTTGCTCTGTTTTTAAATCATACTGTTTTGGTTTTTCAATTCCTATATCTATCTCTAATTCTTCAAATGTTCTATTATCTCTCGTTCCTATATGATATATCTTTGGCTCAGGATAATCAATAACTATTTTATTATATGGTGATACTAATTCAAACATATAAGTATAATCATGATTTCCAGAGAAAAATATTTCTCTATCAGGGAGAGCTGCAAAAAACAATTCTCCAAAGTTTTTATAAATTAAATTATTAGGTAATTCACAATCAAATGCATTTATACAACCATTAGTGGATACATTCCAACAACCATTATCCCACCATATTTTAATTAAAGACCCATCAATTTTTTCTTGAACTCTAGCACTCTCCCAATCAATTTGAGAAGCATTTGGTTCCTGTACATTAAAGAATTTCATAAATGGAAAACATACTACTCTATATGTTTTGTCTTCTAAAATAATTCCCCTAGCTTCCTTAACTATTGAATTTGAGAAGTCAGACATAATTTGATTGTAATTAAATATTATATAATTATTGTCTCTTTTAATTTTTAAACAATATGGTTCTTGCTGTAAAAGTTCTTCCCAGTTGTTATGGTCTTTTATAAACTCTATTAATTTTAATTGTTTCATTTTCAATCTCCATTTCTATAACTTCCCTATTATTATCTATATAAGTATCTTCCATTAGACAAAACTCTTCATTATATAGATAAGGACAATTCTTACAACCCTTATTAATTCCAACTTCACACATTCTTTTCACCCCGTTACTTGTCTTTTTTATCTTTGTCTTCAAATATACATACTATTGAACCTATAATAAATAAACCCAATGGAATATACATAATCCAACCACCATTGAAAAGTAAAGGTAATAAAAGAACACCACCAATAAGTAATACTATAACTATGAAGCTAATTATACTTCCAAACATTGACATAAAGAAATTAAATATATTATCCATTTTCTTCTCCTTTAGAGAATTCTACTCCCCTTACATTGTCTAACTCTACTCCAAAGTCATTGAATATTTTAATTAGCTCCCTTACACTTTCTACTGAATTTTCCATTAAAAGTTTCCTAATGGAAAAACCAAGTTCACTATCAATGTTCTTATTTACTACTTCTCCACTTTCACATAATATTTTAATATTTTCTTTCATTTTATTTTTTCTACCTCCTTTTTCTTTCTATACTTACATTATATCACAAATCTTCTCAAATGTCAATACTTTTTTTTAAATTAATTCAATTTTATTATCAATTCCTTCATTTATCATATCAATAATTCCAGGTATAATATCATCCATTAAATCCTCTACACTAATAACTTCAATATTTCCATACTCTCTAGTATTTACACTCATTTCATATCCCCATAATAAATCTTCAATTCTACCACTATCTAATTCCATTATTTTCTTTTCCCCCATTCTCATTAATAGAAATATTACAATCTTTATTTTTATTAATGTTGTATTTTGTATTTTTCTCCTTTACTCTTTTATCAAATATAGACATTGGCATAAGAACTCCACATGTTGGACATTTAACACAATCATGTATCTCATACCCATCTATTGTTCCATATTCTCTATCTTTTATACAGTCATATATAAATTCACATTGACATATATGACATTTTTTATATCTTTCTTTTATCTTTATCTTTCCTTCTTTAATTATGTTCATTTGCTATTCTCCTTTTTATCTTATAATATATATATCTAATGCACCTTATAAAGCTATAAGGAACATATGCTATTCCAGTACATATACAAAAGCAGCATATTAGCATATCTAAAATATCTAATATTCCAAATAATAACACCATTCAATCACCTACTATCTTTTCAAATTCTATAATTTCTAATGGATAAATATCTATAAACCCAATCTTGTTCACTTTGATACAATAATGGACTTCATTATCTTTTTTAACCACCTTCTTCACTTGTTGCCAACCATGTTCTTTTGTTCTAATATAGTCACCTTCTTCAATAAATAAAGGTTTTCCTATATAATCACATTTATACATATCTCCTTTTATCTTTTCTGTCTTTAAAAGGTCTTTAATCTCAACTAAATCCATTCTACCACCTTATTGTTAATATTTTTAAGAACTATTCTATCAATATCAAATATTTTACTAAGCTCACTAATATCTATTTCTACAACTTTTTCTTTTCTTTCATACTCATTAATAAAAAAACTTTCAATTTTCTTTCCATTTTTATCATAATATTCAGTATCTTGAGAAAAAGCTTTTAAAACTTTATTATCTTCCATTAGCTTATTGTAAGTTTCTAAAGATAAATGTACATATTCTTCCATTATTTACCAATCCTTTCTAATATCTCCATTTTTTTGTCTTCAACACTCATATAAGCACTATTGCATTTTATCCCAATTAAGTCCTTTATTAATCCTACTCTATCTTTTAATATCTTTGTTGCTAGATATAGTACAAATGCTTTTCTTATAACTTCACTTTTCAATGCTTGACTACTTACTTCTGAAAATTCATATTCTTTCATTAGCTTTAAATCTGAATAAATTTCTATATCTGTATTATTAACTGCTAAATAAAAGTCATGATAAGTTGTTCCTTCTTCATTTTTAGTTTCATAAAATATAGAAGCTCTATCAAGGTTAGAATTTATATCTGATAACTCTTTTCTAGCTAACTCTTCAAATATTACTTTCATATCTGACAAACATACACTATTCAATTTAAGCAAATCAACTTTGCTCTCTAAGTCTATAATTCTTTCTTCAAGTTTTTTGTCTCTTGTTATACTAGCTTCACGGTGAAGCCACAAACTATCCCTAATTTCTCCTATTTCATTTTTAATTTTTCTAAAAAACATGTTAATCTTCTCTCCCTTCACATATCCATTTTACTATATCCTTTTTCCTTTCATTAAATTGTTCCTCACTAACATATGTCATTTGATAATATTCGTTAAATAAAAATTCAGCCATTTTATCTACCCATTCTTTTAATATTTTGTTCTCTTTCATATTTTCAAACTCTGCTATGTTAATCCTGTTAATATCTTTTAATAATTCTTTTTTAAGTTTATCTACTTCTTTAATCTTATCTTCATAACTTTCAATTAGATAATCAAGATAAGTAGATTTGTTTGTATCTCCTAAAATTCTCATATAACATTCTCCTTTATATATTTTATTAGTTCCTTAAATTTGATTTCTTTATCTTTTAATTCATTATATTCCGATAATGGTATAATCATATATTTTTCTTTGTCATTGTAAATTTCTTCATTGTAATTTTCCCATTCTTCTATCTTATTAAACAATTTTTCCATTCTAAACCTTCCTTCCACACATTGGACAATAATTAATCTCTATATATTGACAACCTTTATAATCACTCATTGATAATACAACTCTATTGTCTTCTTTTCTATATAACATACATTTTAATTTTTCATATTCTTTTCCTGAAAAATCAGATATTTTCACTGGTAGCTCTCTACCCATAAACACCAGCTTCTCTTTTTCTTTGTCTAATATGTCATATCCTTCTCTACAATAATAACACATTTTAATCTCCTATTCTTGTTACTACAAATTGTTTTGCTCCAAAGTTGTCTGAATTATATCTTGGACTTCTTTCATATTCTAATAAACCAAGCTCAACTAATTTATCTAACATATTCTTAATCTTATTGTTTTCTTTCTTATCATTATTCTCATATGGAAGCCCTATCCTTTTTAATAATAATCTATATGAAAAATCTTCATTTTGATTTCCTTTATATCTGTCATGATAAGTACTTAAAACAATAAATAATTTTATAATGTTCTCCATTCCAGAATTATATAATCCTTCAGCTATGTCTCTATATATATATCTTTTATATTGAAGCTCTTTTCTAGGTATTACATAACAGTTTTCTCTTTCTTCAATATACCCATTTTCAATAAGAATTTGTAGTCTTTTCTTGAATGTTCTTCTGTCTATTCCCAAATCTCTTGCTCCACTGTTATAATTCTTATCTATATATATACCACTTTCATTATATGAACCATTTAACAAACACCATGCATATGTTCTATCTGATATTTTCTTGTTCTCTATGAATTCTTTACTACTTGGGAACATTACCATTTTTCTGTCCCTGCTCACACTTCAATCACCTACTTCTTTTATTCATTATATTAAGTATAACATATTTCCTTTCCAATGTCAATACTTTTTTTAAAATTTCTTAAAAAAGTGTACAAAAAAGCCTATGGTTTTCAAACTTTTTTGTCAGATTTTTTTAAAAAGTGTACAAAAAAGCCTATAGTGGGTGTACAAAAAAGCCTATAGTGGGTGTACAAAAAAGCCTACAGTCGATGTACAAAAAAGCCTATAGTGTCAAAAAGACAACACTGGTATCCATTGGGAGAGTATGTCTCCCAGTCTCGAATTTTTCCTATATATAAATATATAAATAATATATAAATAATATATAAAGAGAAAAAAAATTTGAATTTTATTCTTAACCTTTTTTTATCTAACTTTTTTCTCCAATGATTGTTTTTTATTATTTTCTTATATGGGGGTAGGCGTTACACCCTTCCCCCATTTTTATCCTACTCTCAGTTTTTTACCTACTCCCCCCTTCCCGTACCTTTTCAAGAAGAATTAGTTGGCATTGGTTGTACTTCTTATTTTACCTTTACTGGAAATAATTCTTCTCCCTTTTTTTTTAATTAGCCCACCCTTTATCAATTTTATCCTTCTTGGAAATATTTACATATTTTTACGAATATCTGCGAATTTCGCAGCTATTTTATCAAATTTTGCCTATATTTCAAGAAATTCTCAGATTTTTTATTTACTATTTTTATTGACTTTGTTTTCCTATTTCCAACTAATTAATATGTCGTACAATCCTTGAAGTGGTTGATAATACTGGGTTAGAGTTAATTTAATGTTTTATTTTAACGAATTGGTAAAAATTGTTATTTTTGTTGTTGGAAAGCTATGAGAGAGTAGAGTTATTCGAGTTTTTGTTTTTTTATCGTGGGAGTGGATGAGCTAAGGGGTGTTTTTTAAAATAATTTACATAAAAAGTTGATAAATAACGCCCCTTTAGTTTACATAATTTTATTTCATAACGCAATTGATTTACAT